TCAACCTTTTTGTTTCTTATTGAATTCCATTGGTCTTCAGTAAAGTTAAACTTAATTGGGTTAATAACCTTATCACCAAAAAATGTTGATTTACCTGTAGCTGCTGCCACGTTACATGCCTTAGTGTAAGCATTCTCTACTGCAATTTTACTAAATTGCTTACCAAGAGCTAAACGTTGTGCTGCTTTGCACTCAGACAGCTTTGTTCCTTTTGGGGGAATCACAGTTTGTCTTAAACGTTTACGTGGTGTACCAGCATGCTCAAGGAATGTTCCTTTAACTAAATTTGCACGTTCCTCAACAACTCTTTCATAATAAACAAGTACATGACAAAGAGTGTTGTATCTATGACCTGTTTCCAAGTGCTGTACTTCATAATTACTCTGTGTAATTTCAATGTATCTTTGCTTCTTCTTATGGAATGTTGCACCAGCATACTCTCTCCTGTCTAAAATAGTTTCAGACAGTATTTTCCTCTTTGTCATAGTACTTCCTTTCGTTATTGCTTTTTGAATTTTTCCATTTCATTCCATAAGTCTTCTATGGAATTAATATTAACATAAATGTCTACGTTTTCTTCATCACTCGATAAAATTACTGTAAGGTTTCCACCTTTAATTAACCACGTATTAAGTAATCTGCTGATTGCATCTTCTTCATAATGTGTTTCCAGTAACCTCAATATTAGTGCGTTATGCTTTGAAAAGACATTATAGTCTATTATTCCGTCAAGTTTAACAAGTTGTGCGTGGCATTCTTGTAACAACTTAACTATTTCTTTGAAATCAGTGAGTAACATAGGTATTGCTCCAATCAGCTAAATATGCCCTTTTATTTAATTTTGGCAATTTACTATTAGTACAATACTTAATATAACCAATAGACTTCAAATTATCCCGAAATTCCTTGTCTACAGGGATTCCGAGTACTGGTTTAAGTAAGTTAAGAACTGCATCAAACTTTTTAGGTCCACTACAGCAATAACTACTTATTGTCTGCAAATGATAGTTCACATTGTTCATTACAAGTGTGAATGTTCTCAATGCAGTTTCAGAGAAGTTATTTGGAGTACTTTGTACAAGTTTTTCAAACTGCGGAGTAATTTTATATACACCACATCCTAAATTAGCTCTCTGATGTCTTCCTAATGTCAAGTTTGGGTCATATGAGACAACATTTTTTGATACAAGGCTGTTCATTATCCAAACAATATTTGTAGGTGTTAGTCCTGTGAACTCTGCAAGCTCAAACTTAGTTATTCCGTCATAAAGTACAGTCAAGCATAGTAGTATTGTACAAATACCTTCATTATCTTTATTAAGTAATCCTGTACTAGACTGAAGATAGTTGTATACTTTAAAAGCTCTTACTGAATTAATCTTCCTCAACGATATTGGATTTGATATGTGCATCTTTCCACTTCACTAACTTTTCATGGGTAACCCATGGTTCCTCGTTCCATTGCTCATCAGGCTTAATATCAAGGATTGCAAGAAGCTGTGTAAATCTGAGGTCAGGAATAATTCCTGCAATTTCCCTGAGGTCATCAAGACACAGCTTAATGTTCCTTAATCTCTTTTCTGCATACCCTGGAGTATCCCACATTACACGGTCCCCAGTAAATATGCTCTTTTGTTTAGCTTAAACTTGTTGTTACGTTCGCCTTTTTTAACTGTAACAGCTGGTTTAAGTAGTCCCATTTCAACAAGACTATTTCTTACTTGTCTTTTGTTGAAATCCTTGCCAGGTACACTTATCATTTCACTTATAGAGTAACTAAATACTGGTGATGAAATAAGTAAGTGGCTTGGTAATTCTAAGATTGAAGCAAGTGCATTCCATGATTGAATGTTGTACTTTTGAATGTACACGTCAAGATTGTATAAAGCATTTGTAAAAATGAATAATGCTTGTTCTGACGGAAGTTTATTATTCAACTTCGCTGCTTCCTGCTCAACCACTTCTGTAATAGTGTATTGTTTGTTTTTAGCCGTATCATCGACAACTTCAATTATACAGCAGTCTGTTAATGTTCTAATAACATCGTCAACTTGCTTCCCTGGAAGTGCCTTCTTTAAGAAGTCTTTTGTAGTTGCACCATTGTATGCAATTAACGTTGCACAAATAATGGATTTGTTCTTTAGATTTGGAATAGACTTTGATTGCTCAATCAGTGTATTAAACACAGAGTAAGCCTTTTTAGCCTGTTCGATTTTAAATACTGTTTTCATTGTTCTTCCTTTATTTAAAATATTTCATTCGTCTATTAACACCATACTTGTATAAGTATGCAGTTCTTAGTTCGTTGTATATACCAAGATTGCGAAATATATGTGAATATTTATCTCCAGTTGTCCAAATAGCACCAAAGTCATTATAAAAATGGCTACCATTACGAGGGGTGCCGAGTACTACTAAAGCCCACGCACGCACTTCCCTCGCAGGAGTGTCAAACATCTGTTGCTGTTGAGGTGTATAGGACAAGTTGAATATCATAGCCACATACTCCCAAATGATTGATACTCATTACTTACTGTTTCTGTAGTAGCTACGTTTGCTTGTTTAGCTTGTGCTTCTGCCCTAATGAGCTTTGATTCTTTTACTTTTTCTTGCACTTTAAGCATCATTTCACGTAGTCTATCATCTATTGCAGAAGTAGGAGTATCTGCATAAGGGTTGAACTTCACGTCAGAGTCTAGTGGTAACTCACAGAACCCTTCCATTAGTTCTTTTAGAGGAGTTCTAGCCTTGCATTTGTTAGCTATATAATCCTCCAGTTCAACCAGTGTGGTGAATTCATCACCAAACACATGGCTGATAAGGTCATCTGCATATTTATAGCTTGGTAAACCTGAAAGTCTGTCAACCTTACCTGCAAATTGCACATCAATTTCTCTTAAAAACGCAGAGATAATATCAATCTTTCTTTTAAAGTCTGCTTCATTTGGACATGTGAAACCATATGTTCCAACAAAAGCATCTACTTCTACTGCATTAATATATTTCAGCGAAGCAAGAGCCATGATTTTATCGTGCAATTCAGGGTAGTCCGCCAAGTCTTTATAAATTACATTTGGAGTAGACCCCTCAACTAAATTTGACATTACGTTGTTCTCAGAAGGTTCAATTACTAAACATATCTTTAGAAAATTCTCACCTGCAAAGTATGGGGAATATGACCAAAAGTAACTAAATGAGTGTTCTTCATTTGTATATTTGTTTTTGTATTTCTTCATTCAGGTCCTTATCTTATAACTGCTAAAGGTGATTTGTTGTAGCTATTAATCATATCATTGTATGAAGGTCCTACATGAGGTAGTTCAACTGAGTTTCCTTTAATGTTATTGTCATCATTTAAGTTCAATGTTTCAAACTCACTAAACACTGTACCACCTTGTTCTATTTTAGGTTCTTCAACCTTAGCACGTTTAGTATATTTACGTTTTGGCTTAGGTTGCGATTCAGCTTCAACATCAAATGTAACGTCATTTTCTTCAATAAGTTTAGCCTTATCTGCTTCACTGTAGTCTTTTTCTGATTTAGCACGTTCCAGTTCATCATCTTCGTCCGTGACAAAATCAACATCTTCCCAATTAATGTCATCTTCATTAGACAATGTTACTGTTTCAGTAGCTACAGTATTTGTACTATTAAGAGTTGTTGCAGTAAGACGGCTAACATCATCCATTAATGTACTAATTGATTCCATTAATGTTTTTGTACCTCTTACAAGTTCTGTTTGAGACTCTACTAACACTTTAAGTGTTTCATAAATGTCTGAGTTTTGAGTAGAACTTAATTCTACATTTTCACGCATTGCTACACCTCTAGCAATAGCATACGTGTCATGCTCAATTAAAGTTCTTCTGAAATCCAAGCACTGCTTTTCAATATTTAAGAACAGCTGTGCATACATAAGTTTTTCTTCGTCTGTCATTGTAGTTCCTTTCGATTTGTATACTTTTAATATATCACAAAGTTTCTTAATTGTCAACCCTTTATCTGCATAAACAGTAAATGTATAAAAGGTATGAGTGTTTGAGAAATCCAAAACAAGCTATCTAATCTACATCTAGCCATTTCAACCTCAAGGTAGCTCATTCTTATGATACTTGGTTTTGATGACCCTTCCATAATATTATCAATAAGCTCACTATTTGAATACTCTGCTGCATATTTCTCTTTACCTCTTACAGCTTTATTAACATTTTTCTGTTCTTTTAGTATTGCTATGTAAAATTGTGCATTAAGCACAACAAAGAACAGTAATATTATGCTAAAAAATGCTGATGAGTGTAATGTTGGTTGGTGAAAGAACTTCAGAGCACATCTAATTATAACATACTCTGACACTAACACTGATAAATGTGCAAGTGTAAGCATTAATGAATGTTGCACCATTGCATGAAAAGCACTTGCAGCTTGAAACGTGTTATCACGAGTTAAAAAATATTGTTGTATAAAGTCATCTTTAAGTGTCATAACAAGATGATACTATGTTTTCTATAATTTGTCAACCTACAAGGTCGCTATCATCGCCTTATCACACACAGCACAATCATCTGAATCAACGTAACATTGATATACTTGTGAATGACCACAGTTTAATGCTTCAATCTCTTTAAGATTCTTGTCACAATCTAATGATTCAACAAAATCTTTATTTCTATGAAACACAACATTTCTAAGTTCGGACTCATTAAAGTTCTTGTGCAATTCTTCTGCTTTTAATTCATTGCTAAATAACTTATTAAATGCTGTGTCACCTTCACGTTCTTTATACTTAAATAAGAAGTTAATAAAGTCCTTTTTCTTAGGGAAGAACTCATACCCAAACAGTTTATTAAGTTCAACCCTAGACATTTCACACTTATCGTCTGGCTTTACTGGTGTTTTCAAAAATACTTCTGTATGATTTGAAAGTGAAAATTTAGTAAGGTCTATTGTTCCGTTAAGATACAGCTTTATGAAATCACCTGTTATGATTGAAGTTGTGTTTCTTCTGATTTCAGGGTACTCCTTGTACAACTTATCCATATGATGATACCAGTTATCAATCATGTTGAGGTGGTGGAACCTTCCTAAGCTATCAAAAGATGTTAATATCCACACCTTATCTTTTCTGTCAATCCTGTTTAATGTGTTATATAAATCTCTTTGGTCTCCAATAGTAAGTGTTGCATTCAACCAAAGCTCATTTATAATACCATCATTTAAAAGTTGATTTGAGAGGTCTATAAGGTCGAAGAAGGCTTGTTTAACCTCTGGGTTATATAACTGACCCTGGAAGAATTCACCGCCGATAAAACCGAGTGTAGACACCTCTCCTTTAACAAGTTGTCTAAGCTCAGATATAGCAGTGTTTATAGACTCCAGTTTCATGTAGTCTGGAGTCTTAACCGCATTATTTCCAAGAGTGCAATATGTGCATCTGTTATTACACTCTTGCCATAGTTCATATTGAAGTATTTTACTCATTATTTCCCTGTTCTAACATATCTATTTTCATGTACTTTGTACCATCAGCTTCTATAACAACTACCACGTTACGTGGGTCATTATCAACCAATGACTCAATACGCATTGTATCATCTTCAAAAATTATAGGTCTTTCTCTTGGTATACGTGTTATACTTGCATCACGTTCAGGTGCTTGAATGTAACAAACAGCACAAGCTATAGCTGTACCTCTACCTATTGTTCTTTCAACATCACCTGCATAGTACCCAGTAATTTCAATATTAGTATCTGGCATGTTCTTAGAGTATCTTTCGGAAATAACATACATCTGCATGTCATCATCTAAAAAGTCTATAACAGCACATTCATCTGACTCATCTGTACAAATAACTTGTACTTGTGTGTCAATAGTAAATGTTGATTTTGGCTGTAAGTGCAGGTTTTTATTAAGTTTAATAACTTGACATCTTTGGTCTTCATTATACTTAAGTGTTACAACCTTACCTGTGTTTTTTAATTCAATCATAATTATCCTCGTTTAAAGTACTTTTAAGTATTGCAATCCTGTCAAGGAGAGAGTTAACCATATGTACAGCATCTGGAAGCAATCCAGGAAATGTAATATACTGTGCTCCCCTCATTCTGATATAGAATATGTTGTCTGTGTCATAATTTTTAGTCTCTATTCGTACTTCGTGGTCTGCCATATCTTGCCACATTTCCTTGGTATAAGCTAACCTAGCAGGACATTCAACTCTTATAGAGAAAATATGAGGTACACTATCTGAAATATACTGTAGATACGGGCATCCAGCAAGCTGCTTTGAGAACTCCTCTTTCATTACATATGAAAACTGTGTCAACTTATCCTGCTTATCAAGAACTATATCTAAACATCTTAGATAGCAAGCAACCCAGTTGACATACTTTTTACCAAAGTTTTCATTTGTTTTACTCCACAATATACCCATATCCCAACGTCTCACAATAGCATGAGATGTTGATATAACATAATCAAATATTGTATAGTCTCTTGGTATAAGATACATTCCGTGTACATCATCAATAGTCAAGATTACTTCAATCCCTTTACTTTCAAGGTACTCACGTATTTTAACATAAAACTCCTGTGGAGTTACTTCTCCAGTAGTTATTTGAGTACCTATAACATATACAAAAGCTCTCTTATAATGCTTTTTCATAATAGCTTCTTTAACTTGTTGAAGGTTAAGGTCTTTAATTCCATTAACATAATGAAGTTTTACGTGGTCTTTTTCAACCCTATCGTGTTTAATAACATTATTTTCCACTGCTTCGTGTTCAACAACCGAAGTTATTAACAATGTATCATCATCCATATATTTATCAAACAAAGAATCAATTAACTTTGTGGCAGATGTTTCTATGTATAGCTGATGATTAGTAAGGGTTTCTCCAAATGGAATTCTCGAACGTACTTGTTGTTCATAATATTCCCACTCGTCTGGTTCAACTATTCCAAGCTCAGGGCATGTCATATTCACCATTCTATAATCATGGTTATCTAGTTCTTTATAATCCAACCACCATTTTGTTAATTTATTCATCTGACAACATCTCCTTGTCGCATAGCACACAGCCATCACAGTCACTGTAGGCATGGTACGCATATAAATGTCCGCAAGGTGCTACTGCGGTTTCAATGCTCTCATATTCAAGCTCTATCTCAGCTCCTCTATGGTCTTTATGACGAATATTCTTAATCATTTGGTGGTCAAGGTCATTACCATTTCTATATAATACATCAGCTCTGTACTGGATGTTACATATCTTATCCCACATAAATGGAGCTTCTTGGTTCCTGAACTTACGTAAGAACTCTAAAAACAGCTTTCTTGTAGGTACAAAGTCTGTTTTAAATACATCATTGTATTCTCTTGGACCCACTTCGTCACAGCCAACCTGCTTAAAGAAGAAAGCTGTATGATATTCTTCCATCATTTTACTAAATGATACTTCATCAGCTAAATACTTCTTAATACAGTCAGATGACAATATCGTTGTTGTATTGAATTTAATGTCAGGGTACAGTTCGTGTATATGTTTCATATGATACTTCCAGTTCTCCTCCATTTTAGGGTGATGAAACCTTCCGATTGTGTCATACGAAGTTAATAACCATAGTTTGTCTGTTACACCTTCAAAGAATTTTAATGAGTCATATAAGTCTTTCTGGTCTCCAATAGTAAGAGTCATGTACATCCACACTTCTTTAATGTAGCCATCTTTAAGTAACTGAGCTGTTTTGCTCATTAATTCCATAAATGTATCGTGTATTTCAGGTGTATTTAACTGACCTTGAAAGAACTCCCCACCTAAGTAAGAAATTGTATCAAACTCAGGGTAGTTATTAAGGTCTGATATAGTTTTTATAGCATTGTGTAATGAATTTAATTTAACTTCATCAGGTGTATACTTATTGTTATTACCGAGATAACAGAATGTACAATGATTATTGCACTCCTGCCATAGCTCAAACTGCATCTGTTTACCTCTATCCATAAAATACCCCCTCATCAAAAGCAAATAAATCACAAAGCATGCACTTGTCACTGTCTGCATAGCATCTATACAGAACAGAATGACCACAATCTGTAATTTCTTCTTTTCCGTCTGTTAGTTGTGGCTGCTCTATAATGCTATCAGAAGTAATGTCTTTTAATCCAGTCCACTTATAAGTTGCTGAGTTCTTAGTGGAGTGCATGAATGCCATGTATTCAAAATAATAATTCTCACGTAACCAAATTAAGAACTCAAACAAGTCAGACCTATTAAAGAAGAAATCATCTAATTTCTTACCAGTAAAAATAGGGTGTGGATACAGTAGACATAATTGATTGCCAGGCATTAGGTCATATACATACTGTACAACGTCTAATCCTTCTTTCCACTTGTTAATTAAGTGCTGTGTAAGTATCATTTGAATTCCAATAGTGTAGTTGTAACGGTCATGAACCAAATTAACATTATCTATAACTCTCTGCATATCTGCATCGCTGTGATAGCGATACTTTAAGTCAAAAGAAAAGTTAAGGTCAATAACCTTTATGCCTACTTCTGCAACAATTTTATCCAGTACTTGTAGCAAAAATGTTGGGTCGTACAGTCCGTTTGTTACAGTTGAGTACTTAACGTTTGGATTTGGAGAAACTTTTAGCACCTTTTCAATGATTAGGTCAATCAGCTCAAGAAATGACTCCTGTAGCTCTTTATCTTGAATATAGTATAATTCTCCACCAAGTAATGAGATACCATCTGAGAACTTCCCAGTCCAATCAATGTAATCTAAGTTACCTTTGATTCTATTTAATCTATGAAGTTGTTTCTCTTTGGAATATGGTATTCTTTCCCTACGTAGGCAGAAGTCACACTGGTTACAGCAGTTACTCCAAACTGAAAATTGTAATACATTACTCATAGCTCTATTATATCCTTAAATACTAATTGTGTCAAGGTAGCACGCAAGCTCCTCAGCCAGTTTATATGCAAGTTTACCCTTATGTTGACACTCAAGTTTTAATATAATTGTGTTTTCTTGAGGAGTCAACATCCAATCAGTTCTTATCATCCAGTCTTGTGAAGCAATACCACCCTGCTCAAAAAGTTTAATAAATCTTTGTAGAGCTCTAAAATCAGTACAATTAAAATCAACCCAAAGGTAATCAACATCATGACCTGAGCAACTTCCATTAGTTTCAATGTATTGTAGTTGATTTAATGCTGCTACAAGATGTTTTACTTCTTCATCAAGCTCATTAATATCATTTTCTTCATATACGTATTCATCTTGATTAGTAGGACAGTCTCTCCATTTAACAACCTTTTCTGGAAGTCTTATGTATGTTTCATTATCAGGACTCGTAAAGATAAAAGTAACATAAGGGTGGCTCAAATTAAAGAAGTACTTATTATCAATAGATACCAAGTACATCTCGTGTGCACCATCATTTTGTTTAGTCCGAATTATTTTACCCCTGCACACTAGTACATTCTTGTAAAAGACATCTATGTATAAACCGTTCATTATAAGTCCTCCCTTATTAAGTTCACAACATCTCGCATTGACACATCTGAATCAATAAATCCAATATCATACTTCTTAGATTTATCTTTCAGTTCACACCTTCCGTCTCCAGCTCTCCTATTTAATGCAGCCCTACGTTCTCCGTTTTCCAAGAAGTATAACTCATCTGACCTTAATTCCATAGAAAGAAAAGTATCAAGATTTAAGAAGTCCTTATTCTGTAAGACAAACTTAACAAATGAGGCTTTTGTAGGGAAGAACCCAGGTATGTCTTTTTGACATTCATACTTATCAGTGTAGTATAATCCTGATGATGGTTCAATAAAGTCTATGCTGCATCTAAATACTCTTTTAAACACCTCTAAATTAAGACCTTTATCATTTATAAGGTCTATTAAGTGCTGTGTTAATATCATTTCAACATGTAACTCTAGCTCCTTAAACCTGTTAGGAAGCCAAAGCATGTTCTTATTCCAAGTCATACGTTGCTCTTGTGTATGAAATCTATACTCCGCATCCCATGAAGTACACAACACAATTTTATCAATCGCTTTTAGTTCTGATTCAACCCACTTTAAAAATGGGATTAAATACTTCCCAATGTTGAATATGAGAGATGTTGTGATAAATAGTTTTTTAGGACTTAACTCAATAGATTTCTTAACTATCTGATAAAACAATTCTTTATGGTCTTTGTATTCACCATTAAAGAATTCTCCGCCAATAAGTCCTATGTAGTCATATTCACCAGCTTCAAGTGTGTTGAGCTTTTCAAGTATGTACTTACAAGATTCTGATTTATCCACAGGTAACTGACCTTTGTTACAACAAAACTTACAACCCTGTTTACAGTCCTTCCACAGTTCAAATTGAATAAATTTACTCATCATAGAATTCCTCTGGAAGCATATCGCAAATTGCTGTACAAATTGACTCCATACTTTCATCTGAATCAATCATACCTACATCACATTTATAAGATGTGTCAAGGCTTTCAACTTTAAAAGCTGGGTCACGTCTGTCATAGTAGCATACAAACTTACCTTGGTCCTTATGATACACACGACTTGCCCTTATTTGATAAGATATAAGACAACGTATATCTACAGTTTTCTTGCTCACACATTCACTTTTAATAAACTTCATAAATTGCTCTTTTGTAGGGAAGAAATTAGGGCATACTTTTTGTAAAGCATGCTTATCTTTATAACTAAGACCTGATGTAGGCTCAATAAAGTCTATTCTTGAGTTATACTGAGTGCTCAACTCTGTAATGTTTATAGCCCCTGACAATACAGAGTCTATAAAATGACCTGTTAGAATGACCTCTATATGAGTTTTAAAGTCTGAATAGTATCGCCTCAATAAACCCATGTTCACTTTCCATTGAACATACTTATCAAAAGTACTAAATCTCAAAAATGAGTCCCATGAAGTGCAAATAAGCACCTTATCAGCTACTCCCCATTCTCGTAATTTATCTAAGAATGGTGCAAAGTATATGCTCATGTCGTAAATCAATGAAGTTGCTATATAAATCTTCTTAAAGTGCATTGTGCACATTTTATAGCACATCTCATAAAATTTTTCTTGAACTTCAGCATCTTCGAGCTGGTCATCAAAAAATTCACCACCAATAATACCAACCTCATCAAACTCGAGCATTTCTTCACTGTTAAGTTTATTTAGTACAAACTTAATATCATCAAGTTTGTTTGAAGGATATTGTTTTTCACTACAGAATCTACAACCGTTCTTACAATCCTGCCATACTTGAAACTGTATGAATTTTAAAGGTGCTACATATCTATCCATTAGGCATACTCACTAAATACACATTCTAGGTCACAGCAAAAGCATGTACCCTCTTTACAGTATTTCTTAAAATTAACTGAATGACCACATTCAGGAGACAACTCACAGCTACAAAACTGGAACTTATTATCTTTGTACATGTATAACCACTTCTCTTGTTTAATAGCCATATTTGGCACATATTTCTCAAGGTAACCAGGGCATTGGTTATCAACACATCTCAATGTTTCAAAAATCAGTTTCCTGTCAGCAGTTAAAGTATCATCAAGGACTATGTAAGGCAATAAGTTTACCCAGCAGTTATTATGCTTCATAAACTCTTTAATATTAAAACTGCCACTTAAGATAGCTTCACAAGTTGGTTTAGTTAGAATTGTGTTCACAACTGTGTGTATATTGGGGTATCTTGTTGTAAAGTTTTCTAAGTTTGTAAGCATTATAGACCTGTCTTTAGCAGATTTAAACCTACCTTGTATGTCATAGGATGTTGTAAATCTAAGTCTATCAAGCAAGTTTACATCATCAAGTAAACTTAATAAATTGCTTATTCCGTCTGTATTTTGATATATCAGGTTAGTGTTAATATATAAGAGTTCAATTACATCAGTCTTCATGTACCTGATGATATTTATAAAGAATTCTTGAAGAACTGCAAAATCTGCTAGTTTATCAAAGATTTCACCACCACAAACCAGTATATGACTGCCTTTTTCAAATTTATCAGAGTTGATAAAATCTAGTACGTCAAACAATATATTTGTTCTCTGCTTATGGTTATATAAGCGAGGTTGTTCTCTTTGCCAACAGAATTGACAGTTGTTGTTGCAGTTGTCCCACAACAAGAATTCGTATATCTTTTTCACTATATTTCCTTTTTGAGTTGATTAATACCACGAGTAGTTATACTTAATAGGGTGTACCCTCATATTTTGCTTCCATTGATTCAAGCATTTATTCATAAGTGTTTGAATATCCGAAGAAGTATAAATAAGCTCTCCAGTATTGTTAATATTAAAACTTCTGTAATCATTTGAGTCTGGAGCACCTAAACTTATATAAACCATTACAGGTCCACCTGTTGCTCCTGTACCACCACCTGTACCAAGTCCAGCACCTTGAGCATTGCTCATCATGTAGGCTACAGATTTAACAAACCAAATGCCTATGTTATTTAAAAAAGCCACCATAGCTTCACCATTTGTAGGTGTATCATAGCTACTTTCAGGTAAATTCATTTTGTTAGTTGTAAAAGTTACAATGTCTTGATAAACCTGAGCTGCTGTAACTTTTGACACAGGATTTGCTACAGTTGCTTTTACACCTTCGCTAAAATTAGTTGTAGTGTAATGATAGATAGTATAAGTATACCCACTCTTGTATATTCCACTCAAGCTGTCATATCTTGAGTCAATATTATTACAGTGTGTTCTTATGTAGTCATATATCTTTGTAATTATTTGCCTGTAAGTTACAGATTCTATCATAGTTTGTTAAATATCCATGTAAACAATAAATGATGAACTTGAAGAACTGCAAGAGCTTGAGCTGCTTGAAGAACTTGAAGAACTTGAACTGCTTGATGAGCAAGATGAACAATAGAATGATAAGTTTACTAATGCTTGGTGAGCACTAGAAATGTTAGCTGTAGTAGCTAAGAAATTATCAATAGAAGTAAGCATCTCACTTGCTGATAGATTGTCTGCATCAAGAGCTCTTGGTTTTACCTCTTTTACAGTTTGTTCTGCATATTGAGGATTATTAATATCAAATGGTTCTACAGGCTTAAAGTACTTTAAGTTTTCTACTTCTGATAAGTATTCAACACTTGTTGGTGCAATCCCTACGGTAGGATAAGTTACATTTCCAGGTCTATAGAACACAATATTTCTGTTACCTTCATGAGGGCTGTAGATATGCCATAGCTTAACTGAGCAAAATGCAGATAAGTTATTAAAGAAATTAAGAATATTCTTAAATGACATTACAGTATCTGTACGTGTGTTTAGCCCCCTTGATGTGAAGAAGCTATTTAATTCATTAGCTACTGTTGCAGAAGAAACAACTACAAGGTTACCATCATTTGCTACAGCATCTAATCTTGCAGTATGTGCAGTTCTTAATGGATAGTTCTGAGCATTTATAACACCATAGCCATGATTAGTCCTTGTTATACCAACACCATTCTTATATAAGCTAGGAACATCTGCTGCAAAAGCATCAATGTTCTTACAGACAGACTTAATCTTAGTTAGTGCGTAGTCTACAAGGTCTTTATATGTTATAACTTTATTAGTTCCAACTGCCATTATTGCTGTTCCTCACTGTTAGCTGCAACAAAGTCACACATCATGTCCATACAACCGATTCCCTTCATAATCAAGGAGTTCATGTACAAGTAAGCATTGTTAATGTACATTAGGTCATCTGTTGAAATACCTGTTGCTTTAGAGAATATACCTGACAAAGTTAAAAAGTCAGTTGACATGATTACGATTTCATACAACTTAGGCAAATCTTTGTGTTCGTCTGCTGGTGTAAATGTCAGCTTATTGTAAGACTTGATAATTGATAAGAAGTAAATACTTAATTTTCTTGAAAATTCTTTTAAGTCGTCTCTTAGAGCAAGTTTAATGTCTAAAAGTTCTTCAACAGTATTTACATAAATATCAGGTAACTTGAAGAATTCGTCATCAAGTGTGTTATACACTTTGATGAGATTTAAAATATTTAAAATCATCAATGGGTCTGACAAATTATCAAGTGTTAAAGCATATTTAATAGCTTCAATTTTAAGTTCTGTAGGGCATGACTTCAAGTCAACCATTACATTACCCTTTTCAAAGAATTCTTTTACACCTTCAATATCTGTAGGTATTATTCTTTCAAGTGTCTCCACGTTAACTCTCCTTTATATATGTAGTTTCACTACGCACTCTACTAACTTTTCACCCTCATCTAGGTTTTCTTCAAGTGCTCTACCAATAGGAGTATAGCATAAATTGTCAACTTTGGCAACCCCTTTTACATCTGAAAGACAAATTAAGTCAAACTTATGTACAGGTCCTAGTACTTTTACTGGAATACGTCCTGTTAAAGCAAGCAATGTTGGATGTTCCATGTCTTTTCCACCATTCAAGATGTACGCTGGGTCAGATGAAACAACACCATTGACACGCTCGTCAGCTTTAGTGATTTCGTTTACACCTCCAAATTGAACAAGTGTTCCAGGTTCTAAGTCCTCGTCAGCAGAGTAATACTCAGCAACGTCAGCAGATAGTGCTCTATATGCTGTACCCATAATTACCTTACTGAAAGTAGTTATATCACTGAATGTTACTGTACCTTGGAAATCAACTGCATCTTCAAAGGTATTTTCACCAGAAAATGTATTATCACCAGAAGAAATAATACGACCTAAGAAACGAGCATCATCTTGATAAACGCCACCGCCACCAGAGCCTCCTCCGCTAAACAATACTTCTTTGTAAGTTTCAAATTGCATGTTGTTATCATTATAGTCTGCTCTGTACACAATAGAGCTATTTTCAATAGCTGAATCTCTGTAAGGAAGATTTTGCAGTGTAATAATTTTATCAGTAATATTTTCTGTTAAAGGTACTTCCTCTGTAACATGCTCATATTGTGGAGGTAATGGTTCGCCGAAGTCTTCTTCTTCTTCTTCTGGCACCCATAACCCATGATTTTCATATTCATCTAAAGTAAGAGCAATTACGTTATCAGTAAAACTAATTTGTGAAAGTGTGTCATCTGACATAAATTCACATTTATAGTACAAATCATCTTGAATTGTTATTCTTGCAGGTCTTCTTCCAAACATTTGAATATAGTACTCACCAAATCCAGGGATTGCATAAGTACATTGAGTTTGGTCTGCTGAAAGTAATGTTAATCTGGCTTTATCACTTTCTCGGAAGATTAATATATCACTGACATTATATGTTAAGTCAGTCACATTAATTGCAACTTGCAAGTTAGTCCCATCTGAGCCAATCATGCTCAAATCTAAGGACTGCTGTATAGTCCAGTCAAAACTATGTGGGTCTTGTATTATAATGTTATTTGGCATTTAATTGTTTCTCCTAAGGGATAATTTATGCTGGTCTACCATCAAATGAACCTATTTTAGTTATCTTAACTCTACTTGGACCTTCAAATTTAATGGTTTTTATCTTAATACCCATTTTAAACTTAGCCATGGTATCATTAAATTTGTCCCAATTAGCTGTAGTTGTTGAACTTGTCTCAGTTGACATGTTTGGTAAATATTCCAATGAAGTAAATGTACCATCATCCACAGCAGAAGTAGTATTTCTTGAAATAGCTAATGGTCCACCTTCATATGTAATATATACCTGTAAGTACTGACCAGATGGGTCTGGCACATCTGGTGCACAAGTTTCAAAAGTATATGTCGTGCATACTGTACTATCCTCTGAAGTAACAGAATTAACTATTGCTTTAAATGTATTAGTACCTGTTCCAATCGGAATTAACTCAACATCACCAGGGGTTTCTTGCACTTCATTAAACCTAACAACTTGGGGACCTTGATTTTCTCTTGATACAGTAAATGTATATGGAGTTACAAGGCTAACTGGCTCAAACTTAGTACTAATGTCAGGTTCAACTGTAGGGTCAAACATACGATAACTACTGTATGTTTCTAGTGTAATACCTGCCATCATTTCAGGTGAACCCCATCCACTTATATTGAGTGTTGTAGTTGTATCTTCTTCTAGCTTAAATAGCTCAAGTCTCCAAGCTGCCCCTTCTGAAGCCTGTGTTAAAGTAAACTTAAGAGGTCTGTGATATTCCATTTGCAAATAGTATGTACCACCATATAATAGTTCGTACTCAATATATGATGACTCGCTGTCAGTACCAGCTGTACCAGAAATAACTTCATCTTTTGTATGATTGTACAACATATACATCTTATTGTTGTTAATACATTGATTTAATATACCTAAATCAATACTATCAACTTCACCATCACCATTTAAGTCATATTTCTTTATAGACTCTGCGTTATCAGTGCCTAAAGAATCTCCTAACTCAGACATAAGTGGAAGCAATAGTCTAAGTCTAGCTAAACGAGAACCCTCATTAACACCAGCATTACTCAAGCCTAGAGCCTGTGCCAGCACCCATGAATCAATTTCCCAAGGTGGCGTTCCATCTTGTGTACTTATTTGTTCTGTTCTGTTCCACATACCAAAAAATTGATACCCTTTCATAGGTACAGCTTCAAGTGTAGCACTGTCTCCTGCCTCATAAACTCCCATACCATCAACAGTATTCAATGAACCTTCTGGCAGAACTTCTGGGTGAATTAAGTATTTAACAGGGGCTTCTGTCACATCTGTTACAGTTTCACCACATCTTTGACATACACCATCTACAACATCATGACCGAGTGCTGGTAAAGTACTTTGTTCATAAAAAACTTCATTACACTTAGAGCAGTATATCTTAGGTTGAGAACCTTCAGTTGTACATGTTGGTGCTACATAAGTTCCTTCAACAACTAACTCATGAGCTTCACACAACCACTGTGCGTAAAGTGTTATTGATTCAGTAATAGCTAATGGGAATGTAACTAGTTCATCACCATGTTGCGTTAATGACCAGCCTACAAATTGTAAATCAGACATAGTAACAGTTGGTAAAGCACTTTCTTCTAAGTTATTTCTACCATTAATAACTAAAGTTGTTGCATCCTCAGCTATTTCTCCACCATTAGGATTAAATGTAATTGTATAAGGTTCTAAAGCTCCGCAACGTGAACAAACCCCATCAACATAGTCATGACCTAATGCAGGGACTACGCCAGCCTCTTGTTGTATTTCTCCACATTTAGAACAGTAAATCTTTGGTTTAGCCCCATCCTCAGTGCAGGTTGGAGCAACTGTTTCACCTTCAGTTATCCAATTATGAACACAATGCCATTGAGCGTAGATAGTTAATGTATGGTCTGGAGACATTGCATCTGTAATAGTTAATGGGAATTCAATTAATTCTTCGCTATCTTCAGCTAGAGTCCAGCCTTTTACATCTAAATATGAATTTGTTGGAATAACTATATCAGATTCGTTTAGTGTATTACCATGAACAGTTATAGTAGTTGTTTCACTGGTAGATGGTGTAGTGTCTTCTAGTGTTGTTTCTGAGCCTGTAACATCAGTTGAACCACCTGTACTAAACGTTCCACCATGAGCATTCAATGTGATAGTATAGTCTGCAAGCTCATTACACCTTGTACAAACACCTTCAACAAAATTGTGTCCTAAAGCATCAAGTGGTACAGAAGTTTCAAGAACTTCACCACACTTTGAACAAATCATTTGAGCTGTATAGCCTGCTTCAGTACAAGTAGGTTCCTGACCACGAAACTCATAAATTGGGTCGTGTACATGAACCATATTCATATACTTGTCTTCAGAAGACCATAGTCTTATTGTTGTAGGGTTAATCATCTCTACAGCATATAAATCTTCGTTATTAACAACATATGGGTTTGTAAACTCCCCTGTAACACTCATTACTTCTTCATTTGTAGAAGTCTTAACAATGTTTAACCCTGTATAAGTGTACTTTGTTGAGTCTTCATCATAGTCATATGTTGCTGTAATAGTCCAGTCTAAGTTACTTAAATTAGCTGTTGTTGTTCCTTCAGCGGTTGTAACATCATAAGCTCTTTGCATGTAGCTATTGTCAAAATCAACTTTAGCTTTATCTGTAAGCTCATCAAATTTAAAATCTGCTGTTTTCCAAACAACCTTAATAGTAGTATTATTAGGCTTTGCAAATCTTAATTTTTTAAAAATATCATTTGAAATAGTAGCTGTTTCACCTGTGCGTAATGGCTCACATAACTTCTTATCTTCTTCATCAAAGAATTTTATAGTCATAGTTTGAGCAACAGGAACAACACACTTGACATGAATATCTTTAGTTTCACCATCAACAGTATGTGTTGGCGTATTATCACCAAAGACATTATCGAGTACCATCTTCTCTTTTACAAGAATATCATACTCAACTCTACCTTTCCAAGTTTCACATTCTCCATCAATAACAACTTTGTATGGTTGTCTTCTAATGTCATAATCAAGAACACACTTTTGTTTCCATTCTTCTGCATCACCATCATAGTACTGCTTAAATAGTACTTTACAACCTGGTTCAAGAGCCTTTGCAATAGGGGTATACCCACTAAAGCCAATGTTGTTTATTGTTTCCTGTAAATCTTCTTCTGAGTCTTCTTTAATGTGAGTCCATTCTAGTTCCCATTCTTTGTTACTTGGAAGAACAAATGGGAATACAACCATGTTGTTATGAACGAAGTTAAAATATTGTTCCTTGTCTGTATTGTAGTTAGTACTACCAATGATGTACCCACCTTCAAGATAAGTATGACCGTCAAATACTACAATAGGTATTTTCTTGATATATTCATCATACTCTCTAAGAGTTGCATCAACAGGAACTCTTACGCCTTTTTGTTCAATAGCATCTTTAATTTCAGCTTTACTAGCTATTGCATATCTTAGTTTAGCAGGGACATCTTTAACCATTACTAAATAATCTCTCCGTTTAATTGGTCTGCCAATCTAGCAACTAAGTCATCATATTCATCTAAGTCATCTACATAGTCTAACGCACCATGTAGATAGTTAAATAATGACTGCATTTGAGCATCAATTTCGTCTCTGTCATATACATCATCTTTTTGGCAATATCCTGTAAGGTCGATGTATGTTTTTGTAGAGCAAATTAACTGATATTCTTTAACGCCATATTCGTTTTCAACAATAATATATGTGTCATATTCAGGCGTTGAAAATGTGTTATCCTCAACTACATACAAACAGTTTTTATCTGCTACAGAGCTTGCATCAATTCTCGGTAATGTTGCACTTCTTATAACTCTTGCATAAGTTTGAGCTGCATCAGAAGATGTAACAAGGTTTGACATTGTAAATGTTGTAGAGCCTATGAAAGTTAAGCCTGGAGAATTGTCAAACTTCATATACATACTATATGAGTTACCATCTTCATCTTTCATGAAATATGTTTTGTTCTTTTCGTAAGGTATTTCTTTGTTACGATAAACATTGTCATCACCTTCATTCAAAAGGATTGTGTAATGTTCTACATATTCTGCTGGAGCTATAAGTACTGGTTCTTCTGGAACTGGAAGATTCTCAGGGTCATATACTTCATACCCTTCTTGAGCAGGAAGTGTTATAGTAATTGTTTGTTGACCTGTAGAAGTTGTGTCATCTATGAACTGTAAACTAGTATCAAAACATTTAAAATTACCAAGCCATCTAGCTGAGCCGTCTTCGTCTTCTATTGTATCAACCATAGAAACTGCTACGGGAGCATGACCTGCTACTTGAATACAGTTATTTACACCAGTAGGCTCAAATACAAATGCTTCTGAGCCGTCGTCAAGTTGTTCTAATTGTTTACGCTGAAGTACACCATAAGCATCTGTTACTAGGCACTCTGTGTTTTCGTTTTCAGCAGGGTAGTTAGTTAATAAAACTTTTAGTATTGGACGTTGTCCTTTAAAAGTTTTAGCTAAGAATTGGTTAGCGTAATCCCAGTCAAGCTCTGAAGGGTTAGGTGGAGGTGTAACTGGCTCTGGAGTTGTGTACTCAGCTTCTTTAACGCACTCAGCTACGATGTCATAATCGCCATTATAAATTGCGACTTTAAATGATGTTACGTCTGAAGTAACTTCCTCACTTACACGATTTACAGTGTATTCAATTTTAACAGGAGTTCTTCCTGTAGCAACAATGTAGATTGTATGACTTTGGTCAAAATCTACAACTGTCTGAGTTCCAAAAGTCCAGTTATTATCTGCATCTCTTAAAGCAAGTACTGAATTTAATTCACCATTAGTCTCATCTACTTTATACAATAGCTGTGTAGGAAGACCTGTAGTAGGTTGCTCTGGAGCTGTTTCATTACCACCCTTTGTATATATTTCAGTAAGTGAAATAGGAAGACCACCTAAATCAGGTAAAATGTGGTTTGCTGGGTCGTATTCTTTTTCATATGTTTTATTCCACTCACACACATCTTCAATAGTTGCTATTTCAGCAGGGTATGTTGAATAAGGTTCAGGAACTGTATAGTATTCCTTTGTAGGGTCAGCATCATTAGGAAGTAATACTGCTTCATATGAAAAATTATTCATATAAGCTAACAAGAGTTGAACAATACTTTGAACTCTTGTTGACGTTGTATTCATTGTGTTTATTCTCTTGTTAAGTGATTCTGACATCTTTGTTTTATTCCCTCTGTAATAAAAATTAACTATTGTTTAACTTGGGCTGAATGGTGCAAGAGTCCTATAAACTACCACCAGACTCTCCACCTGACCCACCTGAAGGTCCATCTACAACTGGTTTTGAACCATTTGCATAAATAAACCTGAAAGCATACAAAGTACCATCAGTATTATAAAATACATACGTTTTTTGACCCTTTGACATAGGCATCATGATAGTGCATATGTCAGCTGGAAAAGACGAACTTGCTTGAACCAGCATGTTTGTTCTTGGCACAAGCTCTGTTGAGATACTATTAAACTGACTGTATAATCCACCTACTGAAGCAGCTTGTGCAAGAAGTAAATAACCATCAGCTGGAGCCTCAACTATTCCACCTGTAGCAGGTAAGGTAAGGTCAACGTATGTGTCCGAAGGCATAGCTGCATGAGCTGCTTCAGCTGCATTTACCTTGGTAGGGAGTTCATTAACTACATTAATAAAATCATCATTTTCTTCAACCTTACCTACATAATGGTACAAATCACCATTACCTTTAGCATATTCAAAATAGGAGATAATTCCTGTACGTGTACCTGTATCATCTCGTACGCCTATTATATCACCTTTTAAACAGAAGATATTAGCATTATAAATATTTACAGTACCTGCACCACCATGTTCAACTATTCCATTATTTTTAAAAACTAGTAAAGACCCACTAGTAGACAGTCCAGATACAAAAACAAATCCATTTGCTGGAGCTGTATATGTAAGTAGAGTTGTTCCTATCTCTTGTGGAAATATATTTTCAACAAACTCTCCAGATGGTAAATTTTCTTCTCCATTCTTCTTAGGGAGTCTAAATGTTTCGTTTTGTACATCCACAACATAGTCATAATCAGTAATTGTAGTATTATCTACCAAAACTCCACTCACAAGAGTGACTGTTCTTTGAGTATTATAAATATCTTCAAACGTAAACCCAGTTTCAGTTAAAGCTGATACAAATCCATAGTGTGCATGATTATTACCAAGTTTAGGGTCATACCCACCATATACTTCTGTTCCGACTTGGGGTTCATCTGTTGAAGTCCAATAGGCATAAGCACCATCTGCTGTCTTCCACGTATATAGTTTAGCAACTTTAAACTTGTCTTGGTCTGCTATAGCTTTATTCAAAATCCAGTTATATAACCCTGGATATAACGATTTTTGGAACCCTTCACCTGTTTCACGAGCCCAGCACACATTATTAGGTGCAACATCAAAATACCCATTTAGTCCATAGAAGAACGGAGAACTTACTGAAGCCACACTACCAAACTCAACCTTCTTCCAACTTGTCTCATCCTCTACTGCATTACCTAGGTTGTTGTCAATTAAAGACTCAAAAATATATTTCTTAGAATCCACTGTAGCTGTTACCCAACCCCCTGTTTGATAAGTTACAGCGGAATCGTATGCTTGAACATCTAAAGTAGTTAAATCAGGAAGTTCGTCTTTTGTAGCATAATTGACTAAATCAGACTCAGTTAGAAATCCCTCAAGCTCACTTTTTAATGCAACGTCTGTTAAATCATCCTGTGTTGCATAAGCGTTTAGTTCGTCCTTTAAAGCATATGGTTCTAGTTCACTGTGCTCTACATAGTCACCTTGAGCTTGCACACCTAAGTCATCTAATGACAACTGATTTTTTAAAGGTACATTGTTGATGAGAGGTATATTAGTCATCTCATTATAGTCATACGTACCAACTTCTCCAGCTAGTTCTTTAACCTTGGCTTTACCTTCGTCTGTAATGTTATTCAAATCTCTTGCTGCACGTGTAGAAACTAGTCGTGCTATAGCTTTTCCAACTTTATCCCATCTAAACGTTGTCATATATTAAACCCTATACTATTTCTGTTACACGCTATAATATATTCTTCAATGAATGAGGAGAAAACTATGTCACAGCAATATGTATGTAAAAATTTTATTAATTTAGTTGCAGCTCAACAAGATACAGATTTTATAGAAGATAACAAACAAGGTTATAGATATAACAATAAAGAGTTCTATGTTGATGACATCTTAGTTGCCCGTGCTTTAAATGACAAGGGTGGCAAATTATGCCTAATCATGCCTAGCACAGCACTTGGCACTAAAGTAGACTCATTCAAATCTCACATACAAAAGTACTGCCCATTACACAAAATTAAGTATTACCTTGTGCCACAACAGGTTCAAGGTAGTGTATACAATAATGATTTCACAAAAGATGAAATTGCACGAGTAGTTAAACTTGTAATTAATACAAATAAACCTCATTTAGACAAACAACATTGTGCTCAAGAAATTATCAGATATTTTAATGTTCTTGACACCTTAAATAAATATGTTTTTGATTACAAGAATGATATAAATGAGGTAAGACGAACATATGAACTTGCCGTACAAGCAGGTGATGAGCTTACTAAAAAGGTTACAGAATTTATAGATAACAATGAATATGGTGATGTTGTAGGTATTGCATTCTTCAACAAGCCATGTGTTGAGGCAGAAAAAGTTACAGGATTCAGACACTTACTAAGAGACAAGTTAAACCCAACAGGTACATTATCTTTCCTTGATGTTGATGAAAATTTTGTGTACTCCAACGAACTTGACCTTAAAGGTAATCCAAAGGCTGTAATGACTGTTGAAGATGCTTTAAAACTAGGTAGTTCACAATATACAGGCTCACTTAAACGTGGTCAAAAATATGGTGACTACACAATCATGAATAAATCAACAGATATTATAAAAATTGGCTGTAATAATTATGATAAACGCATGCTTAGCTATATCTTTAAAAAGATGATAGCTATGAAAGGGCTAAAATTACCTAAAGTTAATTAGTACCTTTGGAATAATTGACATCTGACAAGTCCTATATCAGGTGGAATACCCCACGCACGTGCATTTCCCCACCCATTAATTTCTTGAGCTCGGTCGCCAATAACAGTATGGATGTACATTTTTCGTAGATATATCCAAGATACACTATCGTTCATAGACAATCTTAACTTGCATTTAGAGTTTGTTAGACCTAATTTTGAGAACCAGTATACATTACATTTACCAACCTCGTGTATAAATGTTTCCAATAAATGAATTACACGTGCTGCTCCATTAGCCAGGTAATATGAGGACACACCAATTTCTTCTGCGTTGCTTCTCAAATATACTGCATATTTGTATAGCTCTCCGAGCATATCATTCATCAATATTGTGTAAGCCCAAGTTAATTCATACTGATGTCTGAGAGCACCTTTAGGTGCGTGTACTTTTCCAACAGCAGTACACAGGACGTTTAAATAAAACTCCATTTGTGAAAAATGCTCATAGTCCATTTTACAGTCCATGTATTCGTCCCATAGATGTAATATACTAACAACATCTTCCATTGTCGTATATCTTATAAGAGCTTTAATTTGACTGTCAGAACGTGCCACACTGTCTCTGCGAAGCATTATCTGTGCATAATCTTTACCCTTATGGAATCTATGGCACCATAATCCCCAATTTCCAGAATCAAGAACCTTAGTTTCCCATTTATACTTTTTTGGAAAATCATACATGTCATAAATATACTTCTTAAACTCTGCGTGATTGCAGTTTGCTAAAACAAGCCTATAATGAGGTAACTCCTCAGACCTTACGTATGTACGCAGTTTATAATCCTCTTTAAAATCAATTTGTAGTACCGCCTGCACAAAGTCCTTTCCTGGCTTCTTACGGTACTTCTCGAAGTTAAAATTATTTTCATTAAGTTCTTTTATAAACTCAAACAAACCGTCATTACAAAAGACCACCTTAGTTTCTTTTAAATAAGTTTGGTTATCTTGAGTTGTAGTTAATGTGTATCTAAAATAGTCTTGCATTGCTTACCTATATAAAATGATTCCTATGATAGTATCATATCATAGGAACCTTTATATGTCAACCCAGAGTCTCACTGGTCTTCTCTCGATAGTTCAATGATTTTGCCAATTAAGACAAACAGGAAAATGAATGGAGTAGCTATTATAATCAAAGTATATTGCAGGATTATGTAAATCAACATAATCGGACATAATAAAATTTTAAATAACCACACCAAAATGTGCTTCAAAAATGACATTAACAAACTCATTATTTACTCCCCATTGGTACAAGTTGTATATTATCTGCCACAACTACTTCATTAGCTTTAATAACTCTACTACCATTTTTACGAATTTCGTTAAAAATCTCATCTGATATGTCAAGCATAAAGGAGACTTCCCAATCAGAACTTGTCATTATTACAGGTAACTCTACTAATTCAAGGTCAAACTTTATTCGACCATCTTCCAAAGAAACCTTTTCAACATGACCTAGTACTGTACCATTTCCAATCTCTAAATCAGATGTTGTCATTCCTATCTGGTCAAGAGAAACATAGACTGTATCAATATTATTAAACTGATTAACAATGTCTTGCATTGCTTCATCAGAGTATATTGCACCAGTCCTAGTTTGTATATTAGACTTAAATCTTGAATAAACTGATAATTTCATTACTTTACTACCCTAAATTTCATCCTTCTAAGCATGCCTGTTAATATATCATAGCTTTCTTTTGCATCTTCTTCAGTTTCTAATGGAATTTCCATGTCCCAAACTTCATCATTTTCCCACTTATCAGAAAACCATAAGTACAAACAAGTTTCATGTCTTACTACGTGTTTTATACTATCTGCATTAAGTCCAAATGCACCCTCATTGTAAAGTGTTGCAATCTCTACTGAGGTCTCAAATTTTCTCCCCAATTACTTCTGCCCTCAACCTTTTTCTCCCACAACTGCGAGATTTAGATTCGTTGCAATAACCTAAGTACTCACATTTTGGTCCTAGGTAAGATGCAAGGAACGGAAGTTCATTAACTACCCTGTTTCTCATTTGAACTACCATTGAACGTATTTCTCCCTGTGCACACGTACACATACGTTCACGGCAAAAGTGCATAAACTCTCTAAGATTCATTGATACAACAATGTTAGTACAAGTAGCATTTGGAAGCACAGAACGTGCATCTTCTGCTTTAATACCATGCTCTGTAAAGAAGCTATATGCCTCTGATATTTGGTCCATTAACTCAAAAAACACATCTCTGCAATCTTGATTATTAATAATTGAATTTGGCATCACATAATCAAATTTACCATCTTTAAACTCAACATATCGTTGTGATTGCTGACTGTAGCTTGCAATTCTATGTCTAACAAGTTGATGAGAGGCTGCTCTTGAAATACCACTAACAAGGAAAGTTAGTTGCTGATGCTCAAGTACTGAGGTATGACCACTTTTAATTATGTGATTAATTAGCTTAATCTTTTCAACATTTTTTTCATCAGTCTGCTCAACACCTTTTAATTCATCATACATAGCATTAGGTGTACCTGCATTATAACAAGTTCTGCATGCTGTATACAACTTATCCAGTGCCTCTGAAGCATCAAGGTTAGTTAATTTAACTTCCATTATATCTCTCCTTTATCATATTATCATATTTAATCAACTATGTCAACTATATAGTGAGTGTACAAAGATTTGTATATCCTGTAGTAGTTTCTACAGGATAACCATACTGGTTACTTATAAAATGAACTTCACCATTAGTGTACTTTCTCACAGTGCTTACTGATGTGTGAGTGTGTCCGCTAAACCAGTATTGTGGCAGCTTAATACAGGAATTAAGTTCCTTTTCGAGGTCGACTTGATAAGCATATGATAGTGCATCATGCACACCACCATGCACCATGGTTCCAAGAAATGGTTGATGGTGGCTGATAACAACACACTTATCTGTAGTGCTTCTTTCCAACTCTCTGAAAATATTTTTCTTTTGTTCATAGTGCTCGTTTAATATCCTATTTATCGAAACTGTTTTACGGTCGTTTCCTGACATGATGTAGTTATAATCATTCATATTTCTATAAGCTATATTCTCTACACCTGCATTTTCTTTATTAAAGTCAGTCCAAAGAGTAGCACCAATAAATGTTATGTCATCTATAACGTGTGCATACTTATAAGTTCCATCAAGTATGAATAATCTGTCAGATGTTACATCAAGGCAATGTAAATCGTGCATGAAAACATCCATGTTCATACCATAGAACTCATGGTTTCCAGGGGTATATACTATACGAATGTTTGGGAATAACCGTAATGCACGTTCACACCATGTTACTCCCAACAAACGTTCCCCGATGTCCCCACAGGCACAAACAATAACATCATTTAATCCTTCAAGATGTTGTAACGTCCTGTATATGTTTTCATCAGTTAATAATGTAGATTTGGGTATGTTGTAATTAGCATACCCAACATGTATATCTGAAATAGGAAATAAAATTGTCACTAATCTATCCTCACAAGTACACTACCAGGTACACACTCTGTGTCACCTGGTCTACCATCAGAGTATTTAATACGTACATTATGTGCTGTTTGACCGACAACTGTTGCATATCTTGGTTGTTCTCTCCTTGCACTTATTACAATATCTCCTACTCTTAGGTCATTTTCAAACGCATCCTGGAACGTAAGAAGTTCACCTCTTTCTACTTTTCCAGGTTTCTTGATAACTTCATCAGTTTTACGTTTCTCAGCAAGTCTATCTAGTCTTTCAGGTCTGTTTAAATAGGCTTCTGCATTTTCATAATGAGTGAATGATTTTACTGTAACATCATCATAGTCACTATAAATATTTGACACAAGCAAGCAATCAAAACTTTCTGACTTAAACTTTTTAGATGGAGTAACACCATTTTCGTCCCTATTTGGCTGATTTACATAGGTAAAATTACCCTTAACTGTGCAGTTGTTAAATAACTTTTTATAGCTTGAAGGGATACAACCTAGTATATAGCATGGTCCAACAAATGTGAGTTTTGTAGTTGGCGGAATTAACTCTTGGTGTGAGCGGAAAAGTACAGATAGATTGAATCCAATCTGATAATCACCATAGACTCTACTAAAATCTGATACGTCAAATGTTGTATACCCCATCTCTATACCAAGGTTAATCATCATCTGAACTACATTTGCCCAAACATTATAACTCATAAACGATTTTATAGAAAACGGGCAGTCATCATATAATTTCATAATATTACGAGACTCTGTAGAGCTATAGGGATAATTTGTAGCATTTTTTCGAGCTTCTTCAATATCAGGTGTTATAAACCCACCTCTCCATGTACTAACTAAAAATTCCTTATGATAAGGACGAGCAATAGCCCATAAATCTTGTAATCTTGGGATAGTACGTCCTGTAACTTTCATTAAGTCTATCATTTCTTGTTTCTTAGCTTTAATAGCTTCAAGTGCTTCTGTAGTAAATTTGAATGATGACATGTTATAATCCTCTCGTTTTATTTTATCAAACTAATCATATCACATATTTTATAAGCTGTCAACCTGAACGTAGTAAGTTACGTTCTCCATGTAATCGCTTCTTAGTGTAGCTGCATAAGTCTCTGCAAGACTAATTAGTTCTATATCACCATCTAAATACGCATTTTTGATAGTTATACAGATATTATCTTCAGACTCAGGGAAATTATAGTACTTACGTGCTAATGCAACAGTTCCAGCCATATAAAATACTTCTTTAAAATAGGCTTTTACATCTTTATCATTCATTGCACAATAATCATTAACCTCTTGTAAGTCAAGTATAACCTCTACAATAGGTTGCTCTATTGGTTCATAATAATCTGCAAACTCAACAGTCTCTGTATCTAACATGTCATTGAAGTTAGTCGCAGATGAATAATTGTCCTTATAGCCATACACAACGTCTTTGTGTAAATAATAATTTTTGCCAACAGGATGTAATGCAGCAAGGTCTGGTAGATTATTTCTGTCATACTTCTTAAATGTTGAAATAAAATCCAAAAAGTCTTCCTTACTGCTCCATTTTGTCCTGTAGTATCTCACCAAGGTCTGTTTTATAGTGTCCTTCTGAATAAACTTCAGGTCAAATCCACTTTTAACAGCCTTTATAAATGCACTCCAACTCTTTTCAGTTAGTGTTAAATAGTACGGAGTATTAATGTGTCTTCGGTCGTAAGCTCGTCTATTCCAGTGCATTATAAGGTTTGCAAGATAGCCAATATCACCTAAAATAACATCAACCTTAACATAATCAAGGTCATGTGGAACTATTAAAGATGACGATATAAGTCTTGAGTAAGAGGCTACTAGTGCCTCATTTTTAGTCTTATAGTATATTATGTACAAATACAATAGCACATCTTGGATAACTATGTGCTCCCCACCTAATGATGAAATATCTCGTAATAGCAGCACTAAATCTGCTATGTTTTGAGAAGCATCAAATTTATTACCACTTAATGTATTCTGTAGCTTAGGTGGCTCAAACAAATAAGACTCTTGAATAAATGAAGAAAGACTTAAATGATGTGTACCCATGTACTTTTTCATTCTTTTCCAAAGAAGTTTATTAGGTAACTTAATCATACCTAACTTAATAGCTTCCAGTATATGTATGGCATAAGTAGTTGAGCCAAACTTGCTACGAGAATAGCTATTTAAAAGCTCTTGTACAAAAACATCAGCTTCTAATGACCTTTCTTCAAAAGACTGTTTATTTATATGCTGTTTTACTTGAACCATCTCATTCTCCTGAACTCAAGTATATTTGAGTTCTTCTCTCTACAAATACCTATACGTCCACTAACAGTATATATTGGTGGACGGTATACAGGTTGTATATAAGGCACCCCATAATGGCTTGAATAAGTAGCTTGAGCTGTCCTGTCAACATCTAGTTGTATGTTTGTCAGTTCCTCTAAAGTAGCAGACATATTGTGATTGAGCACAAATAGTTTAAAAAATACTGGGTATTTATCAAATGAAGATATGGCATACTTGACAGCTTCTTGATAAAGTCCGCCTCTTAGAGCTAAAACGTAGCTAGATTCCTGTAAATACCTACCTGAGTCAAGCCAAATTTTACGCATGTACTGGGCGAAACCATCATTGTCTGTCATAGTTGTATATTCAATAACTGTATACGTATTTGTAATCAATGGAGTGTCATAAACAATATGATGAGCCAATGACTCTATTATTGCACGAACATCATTTCCGCACTCTACTGAAATGATAGCATGTCCATTACCATCATTTGACATAGAAAATGAGCGGAGCCCATCTCTAAAACTCCCTCGGTCTGAAATATTCCACATGTCTTCATATTGTTTATGAAAGGTTCGATTGATTCTATACTCAGACTCATCTAACCCTGAAAAAGAATTAAAGTATGGAACAATCTCTGGGAGCTCTCTTAGTTTCCCTATAGTTACTTTTGCCATACTTTAATCTTATCTTAATATTAAGTTTTTGTCAACCTACCTAAAACAAACTTTCAATAATTTGTTTATGGGTCATTACCTTGTTGACATATGGTTTAATTGATGGAGGTACTACTCCACCATATTTACTTACATAGCCACCACCAGCATTGTAAGCAGCTAAAGCTAGGTAAATGTTACCATTATAACGTGCTTTAAGTCCAGCAAGATGTTTTACACCTGCATGTACATTTTCTTCAATAGAATAAATATTCTTAAATCCTTTTGAATAAAATGTTCCTGGCATGAGTTGCATCAATCCTGATGCCCCACATGGGGATTTTGCACGAGTGTTATACCCACTCTCAGTTAAAATAACTGCGTGAATTAACACAGGGTCCATACCATACTGTACACTATATTTGTCCACAGCTCCTTTGATGGCAGCACCTTCGTTGGTCGTCATTACTTTGGTCACATGAGCTTTTTTGGCTTGTTCATATGTACTGGCTTTACAAGGAGCCATGAAACAAGTCATAAATAAGCAAAGGACCAAAATAACCATGAATCTTCTCATAGTTCTGTCCTCTCTGATTGCGTGTAATATAGACTGTTGTAAGCAGTCTGTGTAATTAATCTTCTTCCACTAAAGTACATAATAAGAAAAATTGAAAAGCAAGAGCATATAGCTCTCCTAGTAGTTTCCAAGATACCTTTATTTATATCATCACTATTATCTCTTGGAACCCTATGTATTAGGGATTTCTCCCTAACAGTTTTTCAATGTACGTATGTATCTTATCATAAAATCTAATAGATGTCAACCTGACTCGAATTAGACAAACCACACCTTACGTTCAACATAGTTTCTATTGAGATAGTCAGTATAGTTAAATTGGTCTTGTATTAAGTATTTAGTACGAACACTTGCAGCAAATTTTTGAGTTTCAATTATATAACTTTTCTCAAAACACATTAGGTCTGATAGTCGATTTTGGTAATATTGTGTATTTTCTTTACCCTTGTTCTCAAGTAATGTTGTTATTAAAGCTACCTCGTAATCATCAAACCTTTTATCATGTGCTAATGCAAACATCTTTACAAGCCCAGTTCTTTTAAGTACACCACGTCTACTTTTACCTTTAGTAGAGCTATAAGATGGAGTACTTGTTACAACGATTGAACTTGGTGCAATAACATACCCAAACTCTCCCTGTGACAATTCTAATTCCCTTTCGTATTTATGACAGCTCTAGCTACCCAATCTTCCATCCAGTGTAATCCGTCTTCGATAGGTAGATATTCTCTCCCACATGCTAAACATTTTATAGGTCTGCATAAGTCCGTTGGATTAAGTCCTTGAATTATTAAAGACTCAAACACAGGAATACCATCATATCCCTCATACTCTGTAGTCGAGTGACTTATGTACTCTCCATACCAACCAGTGTGGCAGTGAGGACATTTGACATAAAGTACTTGACTCATCTGCTCTCCTATATTCTCTCTTGTAATACAATAATAATATAGTATAAGAGGTTAAGAATGTCAAGCTGTGATATAAATAGTATGAACCACGGAGCACTAGCAGGACGTTATGCTCTACGTGACTTATCAAATACAAATAAGTTCACTAACTGCTTAAATACAACTCCCGTAAGACAAGATATTGAGCTAATTACAGGGTCAGTGATAGAAAATAAACTAAGAGTTAAAGCTGGAAGTACATTTGTAGTTCCTCACAGTAAAGACTTTATTGATTATGTATCAATTTCTGAAGACCTTGAATATACATTTATTGGTGGTTTCCCAGACCTACCTAACCAAATTAATATAGATGGGGTTGAACGTGTTGAAGACCCTAACTTCTATCGTTATGTAGTTTACAATGCTTCTGAAGGAAGGCTTGAAGTTGCACCATATGTTCTTGATGATGAAGGTGTACCAATGTATGCTAATAAGTCTTACTTCAAGTATCAGTCAGTAAATAACCCTGATAGAAACATAATTGCTGGAACATTTACAAACAACCTTGCAGTACCTCAATTATGTTCACTACCTATTGGTTATTTTGACAAAAATAACAACTTTACATCATTCTCTGGATTTGGGTTCTACAATTATGTTGAAGATGATGTGAACAAATCAATTTTCTGGGTTGATGCTGGTACCAATATATCTGTTGCTAAAGGTCGTACAAACGAATACACATTAGCATCTAAATCACACACAATTAACAAGTTAAAAATTACAGTAATTGACGAAAATAGTGACTTATTCTTAGGTAATGTTGCTGAGTCTGTTATTGAAAACGGGACATTCCACTTTAAAATGGTAGATGGCATATTGTTGTTAAAACCATCAGGTGATATTGCACTAGCTAAACAGTATAAGTCAGGTCTACATTATGATGAGTTTGATGGCTGTTTATACGCAGCTGATGAAAACTATTTATACTATCCTGGTCGTTCAGTATTTGACGGAATTAAGTTGTTACAATTTGACTATGATAACGGTGCATTTTCTACATTTAAAAACATCAATACATATCAACAAATAGACTTCTCTGAAACTATGCAACAAATCCAAGATATTGAGGACAGTGTGCTTCACGTAACTGGTAAGGAAGATGAAGTTGAGTATGTACATGGTAACAAATACTTCTATGATGAGGTTGAGTTTGAGCATGTTACAGTTCAAGACATGACAGTACCTAGTATCATGGACATGGAAAGCATGACTCCAGAAGAAAAGGCTTATGCTTTTGAAAACTATGGTAAACAAGTAGGGTATGAGTATGATAAAAATGGTGAGTTAATTCAACCATTTGGACCTTTTAAAGAGGGGGACATAATTAACCAACCAAACATTACCGTAAAAGGTCTTACTACTATTGAATCTCCAGACCCAGTTGCATATGTTCCTAACTGGGCTACACAGGGTGAAGGTAAACTAATCTTCTCTGATGGTAAAGTTTACTTAAATGGTAAGTTTTATTACCTGAATGGTCTTGAGTACACTGGAAGCCAAAACGCTATTAAGGCGTATATTGCAACAAGTCTTGATGCCAAAGTAGATGAATATGTACTAGACCCTGTAAAAGGTTATTACTACCGTACAGAGAAATTAGACCCAGATGAACCAATTAATACTTATCATGAATACAGGTCTGAGCTAGAAGATAACTTATTAATCTCTGAAGATGGAAGATTCTACTATGCTATAGAAAATCCTGACGGTGATGACCCTGAATATATCAAAGGTGAGGAATATCTTGGCGTTGTTAAAGATATTGTAACTTATACAGATAATTTTGAGCCACCACATAACCTTACTTACACAGGTGATGGATACACTCGTATAGTTACATTAACATCCAGTGATGGTGAAACTTGGACTTCTTCTAAAGGTGAAACTTTTAACAAAAATGACATGTACTTCTCATACTATGATGATATTTGGAACAATAAGGGTGCTCAAAAGTTAATCCCTGGTGATGGTAGCTCTGAGTTTATTGAAAGTACAACTCCACTAACAATCCAAGATGCTATTGAAGGACTAAACCCAGCATACCCTTATGCAGGGCAGTATGGTGGGTTACATATTAAAACTGATGCTTACTTAGTATCTATGGGCACAACAGGCTCTAACTGTTTTAACTTAGTTGGGGCTACACAAGCAGGTAATGCTGGTATTGTATTTGGCTCTGAAAGAAAATTCAAATTACATGCAAACCACAAAGACTCTACGTTTGAATTAACAATGCCTGAAAATAGCTCAGTTAAACCTACAGACAATCTGAGATATGATATAGGTACAACAAATAATAGGTTTAAAAATGTCTACGCTCAAACGTTCGATGGGGTTGCTACAAGAACAATGTGGGCGGACTTGGCTGAAGTATATAAAACTGATTTTACTTACCCAATAGGCACACTTGTTAAATTTGGTGGCTCTGAAGAAATGACATTAGCTGATGATGAATGTAATGCTGTAATATCAGATACGCCAGCTAACTTAATGAACTCCCAAATGGAAGGTCAACCTATTGCACTTGTTGGACGTGTGAAAGTTCGTGCTGTAGGTGCTGTTAAGAAACATGATAAATTAGTTCTTGCATTCCCAGGGGTTGCTGCTTCTGTTGGTTTGAAGTATAATGGAGATAAAGCTGTTATAGCTCGTGCTCTTGAAGACAAAGACTATGCAGAGGAAGGACTGGTACTTTGTGCAGTACAATTCAGATTATAATTGGAGAGAACGTAGGAAGTTATCCTACCTATTCAAACAATTTGACGACATAAATTTACCAAGAGTTTATATTGATAAACAGGGTGATGAGTTAGCACACCAGATTATTGAGTTTTTTGTTAGTGGTTCCCAGCTCATCTACCCTGCTAAATCATACTTCGTAGCAATAGTGTATGCTAAATGTCTTGAGCACTATTTTAATGTTCCATTTTACGAAGCACTTGACACTCCTGACTTATTAATTGATGATGAGTACTTTGTACCGTACTCTAAAAACAAGCATGTCTATGACCTTGTGGTTGACAAATTAGATAATTTATGGTATTATCAGAGTATTAACAAAACAGTTAATTACTTTAAGGAGGAATTTTTAATTGAATCTAACTGACACTGATAAGAATAGTTTTAATAACTACTTTACACACTTCTGTACATCAGGTATTGATTTTAATGCACCTGGTGCTATTTCTATATGGTGTGCAACATCTGTAGCGAATAAGCACTGTAAAGAGATGTTTAGAGTTCTTAATACTTTTCAATTTCTTTCTTATTACAAGGAAGACCTTTGCTTAGGTAGAGCACTTCACTCCATAGATAACTGCGTAAGCATTCTATGGTACATACTTACTAAAGACAACTCACACGTCTCTGAGCTGTCAACATTTCAAATTGACATAATTGATGCAATTCTTGCAAAGTACGACCGTATCAAAAATCTGGAGGACGAGTTTCTTACAAAATGAACGAGCCCATAGCATTAAAAGATACTAAGTTTCCTGAAGGATGTCCTAAAATTGAATTCTACAGACATCCTCATTATTATGAGCTTACGTGTTCACTCTTTGATAAATGCAACCTTAACTGTGAATTTTGTTCACAAGAACACGCACAGGACTTTGATTTCTCCGTTGTTGATGACTTGCCAATGATGGCACTAGAACAAACAAGAGAAGATTTTAAAAAGTATGGTGACACAATCAAAAAGCTAGAAGTAAGATTTTGGGGAGGAGAATTATTCTCTGATAATATACCAATGTCATACTTCATTAAATATCATGAGTTCATGGACAATATCAAAAACTTGTTTATGGAAGAATACCCATGGCTTGAGCTTGAGTTTGTTACAACAACAAACGGTGTTATGACGAAACATGAACGTCTAAAATCATTCTTAAAGATGAGCAATATGTCAAGAGTATCAGTATCTTTTGACTACCTTGGCAGATACAGAAATAACGAAGAAAAGCAAAAAGCACTTAGCACCATGAAGTTTCTGTCGGACAATGGATTCAAAGTAAATGTTGGTATTATCTTAACTAAGAGAAGTATTAACTACATCTTGAGTCATACTGATGAATTCCTATCATTATTCACAGTCTATAACATAGATACTATTAATTTCAATTTCTATATAGCTAATAAAGGCTGGGAAGTAGACATGCCGTCTGATGAGGATTTATGGAGCATGTATAAGTTTTGTATTGACAATAGGTTATTTGGAGTTAAAACACTATATTACCTATTTACTACAAAGATTACAAAAGAATACATGGCTAAGGAGTGTGAATGTAAGTTCCTGCCAAACTTCTTTAAAGGTGGGGCTACAAAGAATTGTATTCAATGCTTCTCAAACCTAGGGAATAAATTATTCTACGGCACATTTGCTGATGAACTTACAGAAGAAAATGTGTCAGATGTTAAGGCTTCATTAGGTGTGATGAAACGTGGATGCCTGACTTGCGAGCACTATCAATATTGTCAAATGCCGTGTTGGTCTACCATTATATTTGAGCACTTTCAGCCTACAGAATGTCCTCTTAAAAGAGCATATAGTTACATCACTGAGGACATGCTACAAGAATTTGAGAAATGGAGAAATACAAATGACAAATTTAGGTGATGGAACAAATAACATAATGACCAAAGCTAACTTCGTTAAAGTATTTAACGAAAGAGTTTGGGGTAGATTATACAACCTCATCGGCGGTAGACTTTATCATGCTGGCGGTGGAGCTAAACTTGCTGATGTGTATAATGGAGCAAATATCTATACCAGTGGTCAACCTAGGTTTGATAGGGTTGCTCAAACAGGTTCTAATGTTACAAGTAATAAAGCTGCAACAGCACTGTTTGATAAACCTAATGCGGTTCATTCAAGCTATTTACAAGTAATTAAAGCTGGAGAGCGAAGATTTTTTGCACTACACGAGGAAGATTTTACTACTGAAGATAACATAATTCGTGCAAGTGCGTTATATGATGCCTGTGTACAAGTTGTCTCTGCTCTTACCGCTATAAGACCATTCATTGCTAAATGGTCTCATTCTGCAACTTATCAAAAGTTAAACTCAAAGGGTTATACTACTTCTATTAGTGGTGATAAATACTGGAGCAACTATGGATTCAATGGTGGTGCTGTGTGCTATGCAGTATTTAAAGCTAATAATCAAGTACCTAATGTTAATAAAGGGTCAGCTTCTGCTCCACTAAATGCTAGTGGAAACTCAGGTGGGGCATTCTACAATGGTACAAAAGCACAGTACTGGCAAATTGTAGTTGGTAACAATCCATCTACGTTAATGTATCCGTCAAGTGCTGCTATTGCTCAAGATACAGTTGTACTACCATCAAACACAGCTATTTATTATGAAGTTAATCAAACTAATGCTTTAGGTAATGAAGTATTTTTAGACATTAGAACAGAAAAGAACCGTGCTGGTAGTACAGTACAACAAACTTATTTTTATAAAATACCTGACCTAGTAGGTCGTGACAAGGAAACTCAACGTGGTATAATCAGAGACCTTCACCCTGAGCTAACTACTGATGAAATGGTTGATGCTAAACTTGAGTCAGACTATGTGTATACAGGGTTAGTGAAATACAGAGAAACAACTGTAACAAAGGCTAATGTTGTCCCTGGTCAAATAAACATTAAGAGTTATGCAAATAACTTAATTGATAATTTCTGGAATGCATGGACATCAAGATGTTATAATAAAAATCAATTTACATATAATTACTATACTTGCCACCTTAACTGCCATAGCAGTTGTCACTCAAACTGCCATGGGTCAAGGTCACGTAGGTAAGAAAGGAGAACCATAAATGATAACCTCACCACTTCCAATTAAGCCTTCACTGCACAATGTTGCAGTTCAAGAAGGTGTTTTGACAGACTTGTCAAAGGTAAAATTTCCAACTTGTAAAACATTAAAAGAGAATTACTTAGCAATGTTTCTGTACTTGCGTAACACAGGAATTGTGTGCCATTTCAATTACAGGGAGATGAATTACTCTCAAAAAGCAGAATTGATAATGGCTTATTTAGAGACACCTATTGATTATAGTATACCTGAGCTTACAGATACATGGATACGTATATTATTTCAATCTTGTGGAGCTTCACCAGTAAACATATGTGGCATCATGAATGACCTTGAAGCTATCACATTTATGGCTGAGAAAAATGACTACATTAATAAACTAAAAGACTTCTTATTTTCGTTACCATTATTCTGTATTAAACGATTAAAAGATAATGTTAGTTTTGATGACATTGAAACTACAACAGACACAATAAACTTAGTGAATCTTTGTCACGTTATTACTCACCCTGCAATAAATGACTTGTATCAATTTGTACCAGAAGGTTTTTCTCCAAAGTTCTATGAGTCCGTGTTTACCGAAGAAAATGAGAAGTTGTTTCAACTTATTATACCATCATTCTACTCAACAGTATTATATGGGCTATCTCAAAGCTCCCCTGATGAGTTCTTAGAATTCTTAAATGGGGTTGTAACAGTAGACGAATATGAAACTATAGGAGCTGAAACAAATGCCAGTGAAGAAGGATAGGCTCATTCTTGGGGTCGATTTCACAGAGCTTAATTTAGATAACATTGAAAACAAAGACCTCTACAATAAATGTGAAGGTCTTATGTTTTATGACAACGGAAAGCTAACAGACAAACACTACATTCAACAAGTTTCTGTATGGTACAATGGTGCTTTTAGAACATCAGGTGAAGTAGATATGTTTATCTTTGGTGGAATAAACAAGGGTGATAAAATAATGACATGTCCGTTTAAAGGGGCTGGAATAGCTTGTTATGACCAAACTCAATTTGCTGTTGCAGAAGCCTTGGAAGACAGACAACCAGTTACTAATGAAGAATTTTTAATGATAGGAAAGATACATGCTAAACTTTTATAAATCTACAGTACACCTAAATATAGAATTATCTTACAGTGAACCTAATGAAATTTGGGTTACAGAGGCTGCTATATGTCCCTTACACGAAATATCCTCATACTTCCAGCACTGTGAAGTTCATATTGTTGACAAGGTCATAGACCTACGACAGCTAATGACAGGGTCTATACATTCTTTGTACTTGACTCCTGAAGAATTCATATGCTTTATGTATGATTGGTTTTATAACATGCACCCATTATTTAAGTCTAACGATATTCGTGCGTGGATTAAAGACTATTTTACTTGTTACTATGAGAGCCTAGATGCAGAAACTAAAATACCTGAATACTCAACCTATGAGGACGTAGTTGCAATATCTCACATTATTAAGATGTTGGATAACCTCAAAGACCCTACCTACTTAGAAAACGTAAGGTTAAATACACGACATATAGTTGACTTTTCACATGTAAAGAAAAATAGAAATATCCAGTACTTACAGCCTGAAGACAGCATGATGATAGCAACAGTTCTGATGAGCAAAGGATATGCTGATGGTGACAAAGATTTGTATAACTACATTTGTCACTGTGAAAGAATCATAAGCAGGAATGCTAAAATAATTAAACATAATTTTAATAAACTATCTGTGCTAGACAAATATACATCAACACCAGTTGTAAACCCTCAAATCCCTGTGTCTAGGTTGACAAATTACTCAATTTCGGATATAATAGAACATGATACAGCAATAATGATACCACCACTGTGGTTCTTTCAACCTCCATTTACAACTACGGACTTTGAAGTTAACTACGTGTATATCAATAAGATGCTTGAAAGGGTAAAAGATGACTAATGCAGGGTTAACAGTTTCTATAATGCCTTTATATCAATGCCACAATAACTGTGGCTATTGTTATCTCGGTAATTTACGAAAAGACACGACTGTACTCCCTGTTGAAGAAATTGATACTATTTTAAGTCAGCAAATTATACCATATCTGCAAGGGGATAGTCTATGTAAACCAACACATTTAAGTAATTTTGAGGTGTATGGTGGAGACTTAAATCTACTACCAGTAAAATATTTGCAGGGCTTAAAGAAAGTACTCTCCCCCTATAATGTTCCTATTAATGTTGTTGTATCAAATCCAAGTTTAGCTGTACGGGAGTTATTTGACTATGTAACAGTTTCAATTAATGTTGAACGAAAAGATTTTGCAGACAACTTACAATCATTTATGAAGTATAATGTTGGTGCAATAACAGTATTAAGAGGACCTGAAGCAAATATGTCTCCAGCAAGGCTATTGGAACGATACAACGGATGTACTGGTAAGTTGGTTACATTTATGCAGCCATCTTACTCAGTATTAAATCCTTGTTCACACAATTTTTTAACACACATAGATGAAATAAGCTCTTATGTTAATAGACTACTAGCCATTTTACAAGAATGGTATTATAATCGTGAGTACTATACATTTGAAATCACAAACTATCACTACTTAGCAGGTTGCGTTGCAGAGCTTGAATCTGGTGATATGAACAGAAACGTATTTATTACACCTACAGGTAGCCTAGCTTGCATTGAGTTCGAGAGAGATACATACCTTGAGTATTTCAGACCATGTGTGTCAATGCACGATTGGGAGTATAGATGTTTGCGTGACATGACAAAGCATATTGAGTGTTGTGCAACATGTAAAAGCTATAGAAACTGCCCATCAGACCATTATAGAATCCTGACTAACAAACAGATGGCAGATTGCAGTTATCCTAAATTAATTGAGTGGTACAAAGGACATAACTCGGAGAATAATAATGGACCTAGTCTTAAAAATAACAGATAAGTGTAATTTTGCGTGTGAATTTTGTTCATCAAATCAAATCGCATTGACACACAATGACCTAGACATCAATCTTGTCAAAAAGTTCTTGCTGGATAACCCTGTACAAGATATTATTGTCAATGGTGGAGACCCTTTAATGGTGCCACCGTCATACTATGAAGAACTATTAAAGTTTATTGATGACAATAATTTAGGCTGTACGATGTCATTTACAACAAACTTATGGGACTTTTATAAGCACCCTGACAAATGGACTAGTCTATTTCAACGAATAGGTGTATGTACATCTTTTCAGTATGGTAAAGCTCGTAAAACTGCTGGTGGAATTGTATTTACCGAAGATATATTTCGAGATGTGTATTCATTATTCCTAGAACGAGTTAATAAACCTCTTAACTTCATTTCAGTTATTACTGAGGAGAATGAAGATACTGTAATTAAGACAGTTGAATTAGCAAAAGAACTTGGTACACATTGTAGAATTAATGGTGCTCTTAGGTCTGGTAGAACTACTCAACCTTATCCATTTTGGAAAATGATGCAACATTATTGTGGTATTATGGATGCTGGTCTTGGAGACTATGAAGATAATTGTAAAATTATTAAGTCTATAATTGGTACAAACTCAATAGATGCACCTTGTCCGTTCAATCGAAAATGTCATTCATTCATAAGGTGTATGAGTCCAGGTGGTGAGCTACACACGTGCCCTGCTATAGCTGATGATGTTCACGAAAGAGGTGTTTCATCGTGTTACACAAAATCCATAACAAATGAGTTTATAGATATGAACATAGCAACAGTTATCCCTAGAGAAGACTCTATTGTATTACCTAATTGCTACGTTTGTGAATTATTTGGGCTGTGTTGCACTTGTACAAAACGTATTAAAGATATTCATGATAGTAAATCTACTATTGAACACTGTACACATATGAAAGAACTAAAAGATAGAATTATAACTACCTTCAAACAGGAGAACTAATGTCAACAAAAATTATTTATTTAAGATTAACAGATAGATGCCAACTTAACTGTGACCACTGCTATGATGTAGATAATAGGTCTGGGTGCATGATTTCAAATGATGCTTGGAGAGTTGCTTTCAATTATGTACTTGAGTATAAATACCAAGGACATGATGTGGAGGTTCAATTACATGGTGGTGAACCTATGTTAAATGACTCTCTAAAGGAAGTTTATGAGAATGTACAAAAATTAGTTAAATTGGGAGCTAAAGTTTCCTGTACTACTAACCTATGTTATGCAATCACAGATAACATGTGGAGAATATTTGAATTATTTGATAATAAGCTAATACTCACATCTTGGGACTATAACATAAGGTTTAAAACAGATGTACAAGAACTTACTTGGGAGTATAATGTTCAACTACTCAAAGACAAAGGGTTCAATGTTCAACCTATTATTACTGTCACAAAACCCCTAATTGAAAACATGAAACCAATGGAAATTTTTGGATACATGAAAGCCTTAGGACTTAATAGACTTAATTTTGAAAGACTTACACCAAACGGTAATGCTGTAAAGAACGAAGCTATGATAAGACCTACAAATAGGCAGGTAGATGCGTGGCTCACTCAAGCCTACAAAGACTACAAGCTAAGATTTAATGAGTTTGAAGTTCCGTTATTCATTGGGCTTGAACTTGCTAAACAAGGTGAGTTGACTGGGTGTAGAGCTCGTCAATGTACCTGTAATGTACGTACAATCAATACACATGGAGATGTTGCAACATGCCCAAACATAGCTAAATGTTTGGTTTTACCAAACTTAATGAGACACGAAAATGACATGTACATTCGTAAGTTCAGAGAGAATCTTGATACTCTACAAGCCACAGAGTCAACAAGACATGATGAATGTTATATATGTCCGCATTTCAAAGTATGTAACGGTGATTGTTTCCAACTTGCTTGGGATAATACAGGATGCCCTGGTCTTAAAGGTATATTGGAGGTATTATGATAACATTATATGCTATCCCTTGGTACCAATGTAATTTACACTGCCCTCACTGTAATGTTGTAGATAAATACTCAGTAGACCAAGGGGACTACCAAAAGTTTAAAGAGAGCCTCTTTTATTTTAAAAATACTTTCCCTGACTCTAATATAGTGTTTTGGGGTGGAGAACCTCTATATTATGCACACTACTTCTTTGACTTAATGAAAACTGGAGTATTTAGTTCAGTATCCTCAAACCTAATAAACTATACATACAATGTCGGTGAAATACTTGCACGTGCAAATGTATCAGTAGCAACATCATGGAACAAAACAAGATTCAATCATTCACAATATTTGTGCTGGCTAAATGCGTGTAAGATGCTAATTGAAGAACACGGAGTAAATCCACTATTGCTTATAACATTAACTCCTGACTTAGTGTATTCTGACCCGAGAGATATGGTTAATACTCTTAGTCATATTCATAGAAATACTGGTATTCAATCATTCTTATTTGAACACTTTATTACAGATGATGCCGTCTTAGCACGTCAAATAAATGCACAAGCAGATGACTGGCTGTGTGCATTCTTTGATAACTACCAAATCATGTCAAGGCTCACTGAGCTTCCAAAAGATTTTAAACTAATTGAAAAACTTAGAAATTGGAACTGTGACTGTACACAAACATTCACTCTGGAGCCATCAGGGGAGCTTAGAAGGGGTTGTCCTCAATTACATGATGTGTTTGTACCTAGTGAATGTTTTACTTGCGAATTACAGAGCTCCTGTCGTCCGTGTAGAATACAACCAGCTTGTTCATATCCTAAAAAGTTTGCTGCAAAGTTAGGTATTCACCTATTGTAACGATTTATTTAATGAGATAATTGTATTCATTCGTTGGTTATATAGATATATGGCATAAGCTGTATGATGTTCGTCTTTAAAAACATCAAAGACAATATTCATATCGTTCCATTCAATACTTGGTTTACGTGCTCTACGTATACTCTTTTTACCAAGTCTTGTATACCACATCTTATAAGGTATATCTAATTCCTTTAATATTTTAGACATTACTACTGCTTTGGTCTCAAGCGGTTCATGCTCGAAACCTAGTTCTATCAAATCAATTCTACATTGGGTTTCGTTCATAGTTCTGTCCTCACCAGATAATTTAAGTGGTCTGGAAACCTCCTCTCTTTCTTAAATTCTTTGCTGTATAAAGGTATTAAGATAGTATAGGTAGAATAATGGCAAACGTTAAGTATGTTTATAAGTCACAGTTTAAGTTAATTGATGCAATTATTAATGGTAGTAAAGAGGCTGTAACTTCAGGGGCTGTGTTTAAAGCTCTACAAGATGTCAAAAAAGATACACTGTTTGAAACAGGGTATGTTGCTGAAGGTATTTCAGGTACACAGAGCCCATTCCAGTTAAGTCTTGAAGTTGATACTGAAGGTATGGGTGGTTCTACATTAACACTTGCTGCTGAATCAATGTTGTTTATACCAAATGGTATTAAAAATGATAAACCTCAATTCTTGGCACACAAAACTACTGTTGACATTGCTGATGATACCTCTGGAGTATTTCCGTATGACACTGTTTGTATGGTGCAACTTATAACATCTGGAAACATTACATCTTATAACTTCTTGCATAAAATACCTAGACAATACAAAATAAGTGCTACAACTGGTATAGTAGATACTGATAGCGAATTCCAAACAATATATGTTTCTGATAACCCAGAAGGTCCAGATGACCGCACCGAAAGAGCAGTATGGTGGGATACAAAAACTAACTACATGAAAATGTGGGAAAATAATACATGGACAGTTAAACAAATATCAGTTCCACTTGCACTGCTAAGAAGTAAACAAACCCAGCGAAATGGTGAGTATGTTGATTATGCTGTTGAGATAGTTGAGCTTTATGACAGAGCAGGCTACCTTGGAAATGCAGTATGGGTAAATCCAGGTATACATACGGTATTTCCTAATGGTCGTGTTAATGCTAATAACATGTTTAATGTTTATGCAACTGTAGAAAAAGTAACTGGTTTACGTGACAATGGAAGCCTTACAGATGAAATTGACATGACATCTGACCCAGCAGCTCCTGAATGTCAAGGTTTGAATTGTAAATTTATCGACCTAACTTATCTTGCTGACCATAAAAATGTTTTAGAAACCGTAGTTCCAGTATATAACACTTATACCAACTGGAACATATACATGACTCAAGAAATGGAAATTCTAGGACCTTGTGAAGAATTATCATTTAATGATGACATAGGATTCTTTGAGTATGTTAAAGATGGTGAACTATCACCTATTTCATGTTGTAAGCTAATTACACTTTCTACAGGCGTTTTACATAAAGAAGAAAGCGAAGACTGGAATTATGGTCATAGCTTTGAGTTAGACCCTGCATTAATTACAGCATTCTCTACACGTGTACCTTTAACTCTCGCAGATAGTGATGATATAGACTATCTTGTTAGACTTATAGGTTCTTCAAACGGTGACACCATTGACTCATTAAACGTCAAAATATCTAAGTTACTTGAAAGACTTGATGCCCTTCTTAATGATGATGGTGATGGTATTATTAAGGATATTGCACAAGAAGTTCGTAATGAGCTTTATACAACGCTTGGTCAATGTTTAGTTCACAAGGACTACCCCGTAGACTACAACAGAACTGATGAATCATCTAACCTAGTACGACTTGGAGATTTATCAGAAGTTGTTAAAGGTAATAAAATTTTTGAGGAACCAATCACAGCTCGTAAGGGGTTAAATGGTGTTGCAGCTAATGTTGAACTAGACTGGTATTATGAAGGTGATGATGTACCTGTTGAAAAATCACCACGCATGATGTACCTTACAGGTGTACCTGTCAAATACAAGAAAGATGGTGATGACGTAACAGATGAAGCTGTTTTACCTAACCCTATTGAAGACCATGAAGATACTAATACTGGGTATACTCATGATGAACGTATTGATATTGGTGTAAACACCAATATACGTATAGACAAGGACTCTGTGTATGCTACATATTTTAAAGGTATTGCTACTCAATCTTTCTGGGGTGACCTAGCTGAGATGTATCAGTCTGATAACCAATATGAACCTGGTACACTCTTAAGATTTGGAAAAGAAGGTGAAGCTGAAGTAACTATTGCAGACTATAGAGGGTGTAATGCTGTTGTTTCGGAGGCTCCAGGCTTCTTATTAAATGCTAAAATGAAAGACTCACTTCCAGTAGCTCTTGTTGGAAGGGTTAAAGTCCGTATAATAGGACCAATCCATAAAGGTGAAGCTGTAATGTTACACCCATCAATTCCAGGTGTAGGGGTTGTTACAGAAGATAACGACAATGTTATTGCAAGAGCTCTTGAAACAAACACACTAACTGGTGAAAAGCTAGTATTGTGTGTTGTTAAGATGGATTTATAATAAAGAAAAGCCTGTGATATTAATTTCCCCCAAATAGTGAATCACAGGCTAAATAAGTAAGCAATAATCGAAAGAAGTGTGCATTAAATGAATTTATTATTCAAGACTAATGCCATGAAGTTATTGTAAATTGGATAAACGTCATTTGTAATTTCAAATGATGCTTTTCTCAAACATACTTCAAGGTAAGCAATACCTAACAGTAAGTATCTTTCAGGGATTTCTAACTCACGAGCTTCTGCTCTTTCATTTAGTCCCTCAATGATACTAGTTAAAATAACTAATAATACTGCTAGGTCATCTATATCACCACGAGCCATTTTAGACGTTAAAGCCCATTTATCTGACCAACTTGGTGAGTCTAATATTTCTGTAAGTTGTGTTGCTGTTTTCTTGATAGTTCCTGATGCAGTATCTAAAGAAGCATAGTCTTCTGGAGATATTGTAACTAAAAGTGCAGCAGCAATTAAGTGATATTTAAAGAAGTTTACAGGAGATGTTTTTACTGCATAGTCTGCAACTTTAGCAGCTACAGCTAGTTTACATTCAAAATCTTCTGGGTCTTCTGTGTGCTCGTAAGCAACATCAATAGCTTTTCCGATAACATCAATAACAAATGGGTTATTAGGTAGCTTTGATAATACTTCGTTTACTTGAGCTGAGTATTCTGTTGGAATTGACATGTTAATCTCCTATTTTCTAATTTTACCAATCATAAAGTCTTTGCCAAACATTGTATAGTATCTTCTTCCCCTAATGGTTACGTAAGATACTGCTCCACGTGGAACAAACAAAATATCTTGTGGTTCAAGTACGTCTAAACTGGATTTTAAACATACATATCTGTCAGTTCTGTAGGTTGAGTAGATTGCATCCTCATCTTCTTTATCATAAGTAGGAGCATTAATTTTTCCACCATCTATAATAGTTTCAGGAACATACTCATCCAGGATAACATGACCCGTGAACAATGTTTTAATACCATCAATACTTAAGTCGTTTTTGTCTAGTTCTGCTATAACCATGTCTTCAGTACAGGCATAGTAAAACTCACTGTTAAGCATAACAGGTGTCGTAATATTATCACGGATTAAAACCGTCATACCAGGCTTAACAGATTTTGTGTTAGGACCAGTTAAGACAACTTCATGGATAGTTTCCATTTCACCCGTAGTATACACATCATTGTACTGTCTTGCCTCTTTTACAGGCTTTAATAGCACATAGTTGTGAAATAACTCTAAAGACGGGAGAGATATGTGTTTTATGAACTTTCCTATAATGTGACTTATAGGGATGTCAGCATACTTAGTTGTATCAAATGCGACTGGAATCTCGAAAGGTGTTGAACAATAGCATTTTGCTGCGACTGATGTCATCAAGATAACATCACCTGCTTGTAGACTGACAGGTGTCCCCCCTATGTTATTAACCGCTAATACTTCAGTAATAAAATTTTGAGCTATACCACCCTTATTGTTAACTCCAATAATTTCATTTGATGTATTAGCAAGCCACTTGTTGGCATCAACGAGCACACAGTTATTAGCTCTAGTACCCTGTACCGCATAATCAAAACAATCTTTATGCTTGAACATACTTAAGTTATTCTCTCCCATTAACATTATACCACAAAAATTATCTGTGTCAACACTTTTATTAGAAGTTTTTAATAATTACCTCTTGTGTGTCACCTGCATTTTTGCGTTGATATGAACAGTTTGTGTAATCCACTCTTACTGGAACAACTGTATACTTTTTAGACCAATCAACTAAAGGTCTATTGTGTACACCATTATTAACTAAACAATTTGTAAACATGAAAAAGTCACCCTTTTCATTTATGCTATCCAGGAGCGAGAACAATCTTCTGTCGTGTTCTTCAGTCCATGATAATCCTCCAACCCTGTATGGCTGCTTGGAGATTGTTGCGGAATAGGGTGGGTCAACAAAGTATACACATTTTCCAGTAGCTCCAGTAACTTTTTCAAAGTCCACACTACTAAATTGTACATTTACGTTGTCAGCCTCCATATACTTAGTTATTTCTTCGTGAGCTAAGACCAGTTTATTCTCAAGTGAGTTATTAAAATAGCTTCTACCTGCTCCCGAAGGTGCATTAAAATCAAGATTCTTGTTTAAGTGAAGTGAGTAATTAAATGCGTGTGTTATAAGACAATACAATGCTGGTGCATTCCGCAAAATACCCTCATTGTAATCATGACGGAGTCTTAAAAATCCTTCCTTGTTATCTTTAGATAATTCATAACGATTTATAATCTCCCTGACATTTTTAAGGATTACATGAATATTATTGTTCCAAATCCAGTAATGTAAGTCCATTAAGGGTTTACACGCATCATTAACTATAAAGTTTCTAAAGTATGGTAAGGCATTGATAGTAACAATAGCACTACCACAGAATAGGTCAACAAAAGTTGAATTATCCTTCCCTATGGTAGAGCTTAATTGTTTTACTTCGTCAATAATTGTCAGAAGGTATCTATCTTTGCTACCAACGTAGTTAAGATAGTTTCTGAACATTATTTACCTCTCCTCTTTTTGAGTTCTTGCTCAAATTTGAACTCCTCGATACGTTTAGCAACAGTATCGTTAATCTTTTTATTAACAAGTTCGTCTACTTGTCTAAACAAAGTGTAGTCAATGTACATCATTCTGAAAACATTAACATTAACCTTATGGTCTTCAAGTAGCTTTGCATTTTGAGCATGAATCTCACAGACAGCCTCGTCTATGATAGCTCTTTTCTCCTCATCCGAGAAGGTCATTTTCTCCATCAATGCTTTTGTGTCATTGATTTTCTTCTGTTCTTTACCTGTCATCGGTACTCTCTCCCATTAAATATACAGTTTAACAGCTATAAGTGTTAAGACTGTTAAAAGTGCAATGATGCTTAGTGTAATCCACCAAGACTTTTTTGATACAACCCAAGACTTAAAACGTTTTATTCGTCCACGTACAACTCCTGGCTTTGCGTTAACTAATGCCACCCCATCATAAACCATAGTCCATGTTGCATCTTCAGATACAAAAGTTTGGATTACATTAATTACATCAGCTTTCTCCCTAAGCTGAAGAAGTAATATATGTAACCCTATAGGTGTCATTAGATAAAGTATCTTCAAAATCCATTCAAAGATACTTGTTGTAAATACTACTATTGCAGCAATAATTACTCTAACCATTAATTACCTGTGCTCCCTATTCCACCTGTTCCACGTAATGTAGCACTTAAAGTACTAACTTCAACAATTTCAACATTATGTACTTTAAATACTTCAATCTGTGCTAATCTGTCTCCAGAGTAAATCTTACGAGGCTTTTTACCAGCATTTCTTATTGCAACTAAAACTTCGCCCCTGTAAGTGCAAGTGTCTATAATACCAGTAGTATTACACAATTCTAGGTCTTTCTTTATACCTGTTGAAGACCTTACGTGTATTTTTACAGCCCAACCTGCCTGAGTAGACATTTTAATACCTGTATGAAATACAGCTGACTCACCTGGCTCTAGCACAACATATGGTATAGCTGCATTTACTACTTCCACAGGTGTTTTAGACCCTAAGTCATCATTAATATTAAACGGACACATAGAGCTGTCATCAATTAAAACTGCTAAGTCTGCACAAGCATCACCTGCATGAGCATACTTAGGTGTAATAGCTCGTTCGTCCATTTTTAGGATGTTAAGCCTTACTACCACTTAATACCTCCTTTAAATCTTGTTTAATCACAATCGAAGGTTGTGCATTCCAGATTACGTGTAAAAATAGTAATGATGTTTCATTAGCATCTAACTTAATATACCAGTCTTTTAAACTGTCAATCGTGTAATTGATAATAATATTATCGTCATCATTACTAGTAGTGTGTTTAACACTAATTCTTTTAAAACGGTCTGGCAAAGTTATAGCTTGTAAAAATTTTGAGGCATCTACTACATTAATAATGAAGCCAAGTTCGATTGAGCTAGAACGTTCAATTATCTTAGATACCATAGCACTTTCCGCTGCAAGGGAACCATCCATATTAATCAGGTCCACGTCAAAACGGAATATTTCATGAAATTCTGGCATTTTGCTCTCCCCATATTAGCAATTATGTGTATTGAATGTTATTTAACTCGTGTCGTGCCTTAATATCAGCTATTGAGTTTTGAGGTGTTTCAATCCTTCTTAAAACCTTGTCAAGTGATACACTTCCATCTTCACGTTTTGTGAGTTTTGATATTGCATCCCCAATTTGCATAAACGAAACTCTTGGTACTACTCCTCTTACATCAAGTGGTTTTTGAGTTAGCCTCAAGTAGCCATTTTCTGTATAGCAGTCTATAGTTGGTGTTGATGGTATCACCTTTCTCTCGTAGTCTACCCATTCTGAGTCTGGTGATATGATGAGTTCATAATAACAAATCTCCCTATCCAAATTATAACACTGAGTATCTATTCTTGTCAAGCTCCCCATCCTAATAATTGTAGTATTTCCTACAACTTTTTCATCATAAGGTTTATGGTCGTGCCCTAAGAAAGCCATGTAGTAGTTTAATCGTTTAATATCTTCTGGGAAAAGGCTTTCTTCAGGAGTAAATGCTTGGTCATAAAATTTGTGAGCTATTAAAATCTTTTTATTATCTGCATCAGGCTCATATGATTTTGGGTCAGCATTAACTGGCATAGGTACAAATGTAACACCTCCAACCTTCCAAGGCTTAAAATGCACAGGAAGAACCTGTGAATAATACAATGAACCTAAAGTTGTCTTACCTAAAGTTGCGTTTCTCCCAAAACAATCATGATTACCTGGAATGACGTCAAACTTACCTCTGAATTCCATAAAGAAGTTTACAATAATGTTATAAAATGCAGTTGAATTACTGTATATATGAAATAAGTCTCCGCATATAATAACTTTATCACATCTTTCAGCGACATATCTTAGTTTTCGTAAGGATTCTTGTAAGATATTGTCACGTCTGCATCTATGGCTTCTTTCTGTTAAATGGGGGTCTATAACGATACCCACCTTTATTTCCTTTGATTCTACCACTTATGAGTTCTCCTGCAATTATAGCCTGTTGAAGTTCCTTTATCTTTTCAAGGATTACTTTTATTTCAGGTCTTGTATTTTTGTTAAGTACAACTAATACTTCCAGTAATCTTGATTTAATCCAAATAGTATTAGTTAATTTCCCTTCTGCATCTAAGCACTTAAGGATGAATGTGTCCATGAATGAAACTATTGCTAGTAACATTACGATTTCACCTTGTTCTAATGGAAATCCAAAATCTTGGACTAGCTCATTCGCTAGACCCTTCAACTCCATTGCCAAGGTTTTGTATGAGTTCGTGTTGTTTGACTTCTTCATCGGTAAGCTCCTGTGTTATCTCTGTAACTTCACCGTCATTGACTATGTAGCCTTTATCAGCAAAGTTAGTAAATCTCATATCGTGTGTAATCATTACTATGATTAACCCTCTTTCATCTGCTACCTGTTTTACAAACTCAAAAAATCGTGGTATGTAATGTTCAGATAAAGCAGAATACTTCTCATCTAAGAATAAAAGATTACTTCCTCTGTTAATCAAATAGTAGGTCTTCAGTACAAAAGAGTATATTGCACGCACACCTTGACCAGTGCTTCCCGTAAGGTCTTGTTCTAAACCTTCATCATTATCAATCAGGTTTAACTCAAGAGTTTTAGTTCCTCTTTTATCGTCTAAAACGATATTACAAGAGTAATTTTTGTCAAACATAATGTACTGTAAAGCTGCATCTAAAGTGTCTTTTAAAGCTCCAATACTTTCTTGATACAAGATGTCTACGGCTTCAGCATAGTATTTTTTAGTAGTTGCCATAAACTCTAATTGAATATCTATGTTCTGAAGGTCAGATTTAACTTGCTCATAAGCCTTTTTATAGAACTCACGTTGACTAAGGATTGACTCAATCCCTGCTATACCATATTTAACACTTTCCAGTGTAGCATTTAGTTCATTAACGTTTATCATTAAATATCATCATCCTCATCTGCCATGGCACCTGTATTATTCAAGATGTCTAGCTTTTCAACTTTCTTCTGAGCCATGAATGAACAAAATTCTTGCATTTCCTTGAGCTCTGTACGAACTCTAGTTGCTACTTCATCTACCATTTTTTCAAACTCAGGAATATCAGAATATTTACTGAAACCATACTTTTGTAGTTTTTCTAAACCTTGTTGAGCTAGAACCTTCATCTCAGTCTTCATAGCTGTGCGTTCTTTGTTTTCAAGGTCAGTCTGTTTTTGAAGTGTACGGTATTCACTAATTTCTGCATCAGACAATTTATTCATCAGTGTGTTCTCCATTTAATTCATGCCCACATAAAGGGCATATTTTGTATTCACTTAATTTTGCTTCAAGTTCCTCAATCTTCGTATCAGACTCCTTAATTTTGTGCTTAAGCTCTTTGCATTTTTGATAGATTGAGTATACATTTGCATAGTCCTCTGACATCTCTAAATAACGTTTTAGAGTGTCAGAGCTACACAATTCACAATCTTCATCAGGAAGACTTACATTATCAGCTTCTTGTGCTCTCTTGATTAATTCTAAATCTTCCACCATGGTGTTATAGCTTGTAATTAACCCTTCGGTTACTACGCATTCGCTTCCCAAGTCAATCTCATTAACCCTAAACCCACGTTGTATATCAGCAAGGTCTTGTACCATCTCATCATAAGTATCAAGGGTGATTGATATACTTACTTGAGCAGGTAGTGATTTAGTAAACCTATTTAACTTTACTACAAGTTTTAAGTCTGCTAAGTCTGCAACCATTGCATCATAATCATCGAGAGTTCTTGGAACTTCAAGCACTTCAGGTAGTTTAGAATCAAACTCTTGTAATGCTAAGACCTTTTGTAGTTCCGTAAGGTCTTTATACATCTCGCTGTATTTTGTTAATGAGTATTCTTCAGGTGGTAATTTTTCATCAAGATTTAAACATGCTGCTTTTGCACAGTGCTTAATAGTCTTAATATCTTCTGAAGATTGTGTGTATCTTGTTATATGCTTCTCAAACTTACGTGCTTTATCTTTGATAGTTTGAAGGTCTACTTCTTTCTCCAAGTCATCTAATACTTGGATACTTTGTTGTATACCCTTGCCCTTGTCTTGTAAAGCTGTTTTTGCTCTTGAAGCCTCTAATTCATCTTCCTTGTAGGACTTTAATATTGTTGCTGAATCAGTAACACAAAGTACGTTTTCAAATAGTCTAAACAGTTCTCCTGGGGTTCTATCGAAAGGGAATGGTAAGTTCCATTCTCCTTCGATATTCATGATGTTATCATTCCAATCTCTCACAAAGCCATTAGCTTCCAAAATGTCAAAAAGGTCTTGTGTACCTATCTTTTCGTACTTTTCACCGTTCACGACATAAGAACTTCCAGATTTGGCATTACGAGTCCATTCGATTGCATTGTTATCGTACTCGCACGTAACAGCCAGTTCATTAGTGCCGTGTTTAATTCTGTATTTAGCCTTAGAAGGGTTTGTTAAAAGACCATCTAAAGCTCGGAACAATGCCGTTTTACCAGAATTAGATTGACCAACAATCATTGTAATGCCTGGGTTAAATGTTAACTCAGCATTACTAATGCTTTGGAAGTTTTTTACACTAAGTTTGAATTCCCCCATGATGTTCTCCTACTTGTAGTCTTCCTCTGTTATAGCTCTACACATGTTGTGAATAGCTACAGAATCAGCAGTGACTCTATATAGGTCTTTTTGAACAATGAAGTCCATGATTTGACCCATATTGTTACGTACCCATTTATTGAATTGGAACAATCTGAGTTCTTCAGGTATTGTATCATCAGTGCAAGCAATAAGCTCAGGTGCAATCCCGACTACACCTTTAGCTCCAGAGCCAGATATTTTGATATACCCTGCATTTTCAAGAACTTCTTTAATGTTATAGAGATTATCTATACCAAAACCAGGTTCACAGAAGCCTTTTACTTCAGGTAGTTTATTATACCTATTCTTACGAGGAGAACCCGTTGATTTAATAGATATGATATAACCTGATGTAATTTCTTCTTGACCTACACCTGTTAATGTCTTGATTTTGACCTTCTCTATCCCTTTGTTAGAAGCAGACTCAGCAGCACTCACTTTCATGATAACATCAGCAAAGTGTAAGTCTGCATCAGAAGCAGCAATCTTTTTAGGGTCTCCAAATAATCCTGCGTTTGTGTTTGTACGTACCTGACATATAAGCATGATAGACACACCTAATGTTTTAAGTGCAGACAAACGTATTCTCAAGAACTTAGTTCTTGCAGAAGCATTATTACCGAAATCACCTTTTTCAATGCTGTTCTCTTTTTCCTTCTCACAGATGATGTAATTTAGTGAGTCAATAGCAAGCAACTTAACGTCCTTGTATTTTGGCTTACCAGCTTCAATAGCAAGTGACATAGCTTCTAGTTGTTTGAATGAAGTTTGACCACTCTTATATAAGATAGTTTTATTAACACAATAGTCTGTAAGACCCATATTGTCTACAAGTGACTTAGATGCTTCTGAATCAATGTATACAACTCTATATGGAATCCCAGCGACTTCGTGTCTCTTAATAAGTTTTCTTATTACATCCATGCTGAGAGTAGTTTTACCACCACCAGGGTTAGAATACATTACTATACAGCCCCCTACTGGCATACCTCTACCATTTGAAATAGCAAAGTCGAATAACATACAACCTGTACGAATAAAGGTAGGTACAATCTCACTTGCAGATTCTACAAAATCTGGTTCGTCTTTACCATCCTTAGCTGAAACCTTAGCAACAGGAGCAGCATGTGTTGCTGACCCTTCCTTAATTTCAGGTGCTTCATCAGTTGCAGTTTTCTTAGTTGGCTTTTTTGGTGCCATGTCTTTAACTCTCCTATGAATTTAACTCTGTGTCATACATTTTGAATCCATAAACCGCCAGCAAGAGTGCCTCAGCTAAGTCATCTACTTTACCTTTAGGAAGGAACTTCCTTAGGTTTGTTCCGAATATACTTTCAGCTAACTCAATGGATGTGCTCTTGTCAGAAGTAACCCCCATTTCGTTCTTCCAATCAACTGGTGTTGGTTCATAGACTTTAAGTGGGTTGAGGTAGGCACTTAGACCTAAAAAACAGCCATAACTATGCCCAAAAATAAATGAACTCATTTCGCCCTCACTTGGACGGACTGACACCTTTTCTACAGTATAGACAATATCATCATTTACATATGGTGAAAAGATTTCTCTAAATTGAGAGTAGTCCGTCCATGTTCTACTTCTGTAAGCTAATTCTAGCTTTCCAGTAGTACGATTAGCTTTGGGCTTAAGTCGATTGTGTGCAGTATGTGCAAGCTCAATGAGCTTTGAAGGAGCTTTTGAAAGATATAGTATCTCAAACTCCTCGTTTATTACTGCTATAGCTCCATTTTTGGAACCTACATCAACCCCGATAGAGATGAGCATTACTCAAAGTCATCCTCATCGTCATCAATATTGAAATCATCTTCTGAGAAGTCCTCATCATCCATTTTAAGATTTGGAGACTCTAAATCAGCTGTATCATAATTGTAATCAGCTTCTTTTTTAGCAGGTGATTTCTTAGCTTCTTTAGGTGCTGGTTCGCTGAATTCATCATCAAAATCAACATCTCCTTCAGGAGCATTTTCTTGTACTACATCACCTTCAACGTATTCGTCTTCGTCAAACTTAACGTCTTCATCAGTTTCTGGGTACACTTCATCATCTTCATCAGCTGATGCAGCTTTAGCATTAACATCTTTGTATTTGTCAGTTTGAGTTTGACGTTTGATGAAACCATCATAGTATTTTTGTAGTTCTTCTTCCGACCAATCTACAGCCAAAGAATCAACTTCAGTATTAAACATACTCAAGTAATCTGTAATTTGGTTATTGATTTCTTTAAGAACAGGGTACTTGCCATATAAAGCATCCAATTTTTCTGCTGGAATTTCATCATTAATTAACTTAATAAGGTAATTAACTTCCTTATGTTCCTCTGATAACTCTGCAACATTTGGTTGTGCTGCGTTGATGAAAGTATATTTTCTGATATACTTACAAGAGTTATTAGAATCAACATTTGTAATTTTCACAACAGTCTTTTTCAAGGCATCAAGAACATGAACTAATCTTTCTTCTTGTTCCATGTTTTCAACATCATCAATTTTACCATCTGATGCTAGTTTATCTAAGATAATACTAACAAATTCTTTTTGGTATGATGTTTCAGCCATTTCAATGTAAGAGAACTCAATACCTTTTAAAGATATTTTCTTAATGCTTGGCTTTCTCTTAGAGTCTGTCTCAGTTGTAGCTAACACTAGTAATGGGATGATTACTCGTTCATTTTTGAAGGACAAGCATCTGTAAGCTGAATTTTCTTTATCAGGCTTTCTATCCATTTCAATGCGTGCTAGTTTACAGCAAAGTGCATCTTCCTCAAGTCTTTCACCAGTAACAGGGTCATAGCTCTTGCAAAGAATTTTGACATTGTCAAAAGTTGAACCACCAAAACCTGTACTGTCGTTTTTTCTCACTGAGTGAGTTGGGATAGTCGCATAACCGTTAACCAAATCAAGAGGAATTACAAAGCAAGTATCACCTACTTCTTTCATTCCAGCAGTTCTGCCAAGTCCATACTTGCCAGCAAAGGATTTTGGTTCAGCGGTCTTTTTGACTTCCGTGTAACTTCTACGTACTGCCATAGGTTACTTCTCTCCTTTTTTCTTCTGTGTACTAACTTGCTTACGTTGAGAGGTAAGCTGCTCTATCTTTGCTATTTCGTCCAACGCATCTTGCTGACTCTCGCTTGCAGATGTAAGTAGACCTTTAGCAAATGTTGTTATCATTCCTTGAAGTTCCTCAAGTTGTAGTCCTCCAGCTTCATAATAATCTTGGATTGACTGTGCGTTCTCTCCATTCTTAGCTTCCACTGTTAGTAGGTTATCTAACCTGCAACCTCGGTAAATTGCGTATTTACCTAAGTCTAAGTATATCTGTGGGTTTGAGTAAAGATAGTATGCTATCCCTGCGATGAATCTCAGGGCTATGGTTCTACTTTGTTCTATTCCTACATTTATACCTTGTCCCTTCAAGAGACTTGTTAGAAACATTGACAAGAACTTATCGTCCATTCCTGTTCGATTATTATTGTAATGTTCCTGATTAAATCTTACCACAATTTTTACTCCGTGTCAACCTTCAAGTAATGTGACTTAATTTCTTCAATGTGCATGTTGTTAAGAGTTGTCTGAGATTTAAGCATAGACAGCCATGACATACGAGTTTCCTTATAGTCATCTAAAGACTGCTTTAACTTTCTCATATTCTTGGCAACTTGTGATTTATCGTCAGTTTCTACTGAACCATGCCTACGTAAAGTAGTTGACAGGCACGAAATAATAACGTTAAGTAACGTAACCATTTCCTGAATAAGCCATGTTCTTTTGTTCATGTTTTCAGGTGGCTCAGCTTCAAACTCACGTAATGTAGCTAAATAATAAGTATTATGCTCCTCAACAGTCCTCATTGTAGAGTGTAGGCTTGACAAGAGGTTGTTCTCCTCCTGGTATTTCTCAATACGAGCAACAATATTCTTAATTAACTTTTTAGCCGTTGTAATACTTGTACAGTCAAGTAAAACATTATTTAGTTCAATTTTAATTACATCTAACATTAGCTGTTATATCCTCTCGTGATTACCAGTTGTTCTAACACAGCTTTATCCCAAGTACAGTCTGTAGGCTCTTTATCCTTAAAAACTAAGTCACTTGGATTAGATAGCACAGCATGTTGGAACTTAAGTTTATGAGTTAATGCCATACCATCTATGGCAATAACTTTCCCGTAGTATTCGGGGTTTAATATCATGTTACCATCTTCATCAAATGAGGTCAATTTACGTTTCCACTCATGTGGAATACCACTAACAGATGCTATTTCTTTAAGCTCTGTCTTACCATTATCCTGGATATATACTGATACATTCAATGCACCTATCATATCTGTGACATTCTTGGATTTTGGCTTATTAATACCAGTTATAATAACGTCAAAATCCGAATCAATATCACTATTAAGGAGTAGTGTTGAAATAGACTGCTTAACCTTTAAACAAGCTCTATGAGTTCTTGAAGATTTTAATGCTGAAATATACGGAGCATGTAAATTCTTAAGAATTATACCCTCACACTTATTTGAAAGAACTTCATCAAGATAAGCTGCTTTGTCTTTATCTTCCCCAGGAACTTCAACGAACGGTAAATTTTTAGTTTGTAAAAACTCTACTAACTTACGTCTTAACTTTCTTCTTTTAGCAAATGGATACTTTCTTAAGTCGCCTGGCAATGTATCTCTTAAAGATGCTAAGTAATTGTAAATAAGTTTTGTCTTATTACTATACTTCTCAGGGATACACGAAGTTCTCAAGTAATCTGCAAATGTTGCTTTTACCCACGCAAGTTCTTCCTCTGTTAAGTCTTTAGTTGTCTGATAGTAGTCATATGTTGGTATTGGTGGAACTTCTTTTAAGTTATCTTCGTAATAAACAATATCAAAAATATTAAACTTCAAAGAATGACCTGATTTCTGAAAATGATAAGCTCTGTCTTGGTTAGACCCTATGATAGCTTGCATCAAGTCATCAATGTTCTTATACTGTACACCATCAAATATAACACCTGAGTGAATACCATCAACAGTGATTTCACCATCAAGAATAAATCTCATGTTGTACTTACCAATATACATATCTGGTGAAGTTATCAACCCCTTATTAATTAATAGTACATTCTTTGTGTAATTATTGTTAAGCTGGGTAAATACAGACTCACGTCTTGAGTAAAACTCAAACCCAACAGCAGGGTCATAATAAACAAACACACGTGACCCATTCTCCTTTAGTTCTGATATATAATCATCAGAAGTCATCGGGTCTACTCCGCCCTTATCAAATACTTTCTTCTCGTTCTTAAGATGCCTGCATAATTGCACAGTTTCTAAGGACTGAATATACCGAGCTCCCCAAGAGTATTTATTTGATGGTGAGTGGCTTATAGTGTAATCGCCCAATATTTTGACTAATTTATCATTAGTCCATTCAACATCTTCTGCAAGCATAATTCTTTTATCTGAGACTCGTTGTTCCAGCTCGTCCTTGTTCATCTATTCCCCTCTCATATTGTTTTTCTTGTACTTGTATGCCTTATTTGTATCATGCCAATGAGCTTTAACTCGCTCAAGATACTTCTCAAAATGTTTTCGCTCAGCAGTATATATCTCACCAGAAGTTTCACTCCTGTAAGTCACAGTTTTAGCATCTACATGAGTAATACAAAATTTCTTACCCTTAGATAACCCTTCTATAGACTTCCATGTATATCCTACTTTTAATTTCATTTCTGCTTACCTCTACCAACAATACTAGCACAAATATTTATAATTGTCAACCTAAAAGAAAAGGCTGGTAAAAACCAGCCAGTGTTATCGTACGTTATCTATATCTATTTTCTGCATTCTATCTCGATATAATATCTTAACATTAGCTCATCTGGTACATCTGAATAGTGTGAAAGACCTTGGTCACATAAGAATTCACCAAGTCTTTCTGAGGCATGACCTGAGGACAATGCGTATCTGTCACTATGAAAATCACAAAAGATACAACGGAACTTAGCATTATGTTCATCGCAGTACTTCTTTAACAATGCGTACTCATTATAGAATCGGGCATCGCTTATACAAACTTTGGTTCCTTCAGGGAGCTTCTTCAACTTTTCAACGAGTGCTTTCACCCAAAAATCATTATCATATTTACGTATACCTTCTGTGCCTAGATACTGTAACATGTCTCGTAGAGTCCTGCCATTATACAACTCCTTCTTTTTGAGTTCATCGTAATGAGCCATTCCATATTCCATAGACATGCCAAGCATTCCAAAAGTTATTTCACGAAGTGTATCTGCAAAAGCCATTTTAATAAATCCTTCATTATCAACAAGCTCTTGACTATGAAAGTCTTTACCACTCCCCATCTTACCACAAAAAATAACTACTTCTTTAACCATTTAAACGTCCTCATAATTTACTCCGACTTCTTGAAGGTTAGGTAAGTCAAACTTTACATCACATGTATATTTATGTGGTTCCTGAAACCATTTCATTCGAGCATTACCCCATTCATTTATTATCACAATAGTATCACATTTACCTTCACCCGTCAACCCATCTACATCTGCTATACTTGTAAAAGAGAAATGGGGTGAACACCAAAATACAGTGGTCACCCTTTTACCTTTCTCAGTCCATAGACTTCCTGAGGTGTACATTACCTGATAGATACGAACAGTTCCACCACTACTCATCTATAGTATATTTGTACTCCTCCCCAACTCTTACAAATGTTATAAGTTGCTTTTGTGCTCCTGGGTATACTAAACAACCTGTATGAGTCCAAGAGCTAGGACCAATATTATAACCTTGTTGTAGCTTACTAAATGTACCAACTTGGTATGTCCCACCCATGATACCTGCTGTGTGTGAATGTCCTATAACCTCGTGTTGCTCCATATTAGCATATGAAGATAAGCTACCCTTAGCTCCGTTAGGTCCTTTATGCCCGTGGTGACCTATTCCAACCCCATACATCTGATAAGTGTTATTAATTTTTAACCACATAACCCTGTCAAGGTCTTTCACAAGGTTATATCTTTTAGTTGCTAAATACTCAAACGCATTCATAGGAGTTATTTGGTCATCCTCTGGTCTTTTCTCGTTAGCCTCAGCTATATCAATTCTATAGCTGCAATATTTAATTGCATCTTTCCAGTTTGGATTTGGAGTAAAGTTACCTGGGTCATTCATTGACCTGTCTAAGAAATCATCATGATTAGATGGGACAATTATAACACCCAAGTCATCTCTGAGCTCTGTAAGCTCATTAACAACTCCACAAGCACAATTAACATCATATTTATAAGTAAGTCGTTCACCATTGTACTTTAAAGACTTGTCTAGGCATTTATTTGATTCATGAGGATTTACAGATTCACCATCACATAAGTCGTGTAGCACAACATTTTTAATATGGTCATGGTTTATCAAGAATTTTTTAACATCCTTGAATAACTTGAAGTTGTGTTGACCTGCGTGAATATCACCCATAACAAATAAAGACTGGGTAACATCAGTAACTTCTCCATTTGGATGGTACACTTTACCTAAGTCAGTAAAAGAACCATCTGCTCCAGCTTGAACTTGTCTGTAGAAGAATACATCATCTTTACCAAGTTCAACTATAACTGCACCAATTAAATGTCTTTTTTCAGCATTGTATGAACTTGCTTTACTCATAGTATAGTCTTCATTATAATCAGGAACTGAACAAGCCCCAGGTGTCATTTTAACCCACGGATATTTGTCTTGCTCTCTTGCAGTATGACTTAACTGCTGAACAGTACCGCCTGAAATAACATGGCAATTAGTATGTGTATGAATTGATTTCAAAGCACACTGAGGATTCTTTTGTTTTGCAGTTACTTCAATACCTGAAATCAATAAATTAGGTGCTAAGTGTGTGTCGTGAGTTATAACAAATGCAGTCTTTGCTATATAAGAGTCCATCCTCCAGCCAACTTTTCTTCTAGTACCCTTAACATCATATGAAGGTATTACAATAGGTTGTGCGTTGTTACGTTTACAATAGTTAAGAACAGCCTCCCAAAAATCTCTTGAAACTGTTTTATCTGAAACATATGTAGTTACAACAAACTTATTTGTTTTACTTATCATATCTTCTACTGATTGTTTGTAGGATTCATTTTCAAAATCAGCATTTGTAATGCTTGCTAAGTCCTCAAGTTGTGGATTTTTGTCAAAAGCATCACTACGTACTTTGGAAATGGTTGTTGCATTAATATAATCCTTATCAACACCATTAGGTGGTAAGATATTATTATCAATAAGGTATTCTTTGAACTCACCTACAAGAGGTTCATAACCTTTTTCTAACATGTACTTTTCATACATGTTTACACAATTTCTGTGATACAATACCTGGTTTGATATTCTCCCCATTAGTTTTATCTCCCTAGTTTAGTGTATTAATAACCCTGATGCGTGTAGTGCAAGATTATCTTTATTTGTAATCTTGTATACAGTTGTTGGTGCCTGTGTTTGTGTAATTTTAATTGCTCCTGTAGTCTTTGCAAAAGTTTTACGAGGTGCAATGCGATAATCCTCAACTTTACCAGATGCAGCTGTTTTACGTACTAAAACTAATGGTTTATCACATTTATGGTGAAGCATACATAAGTCTAGTGCAAGCTGTTCAGAATTGCTAGGGCAACAATACAAGTTTTGTGAAAAACTTATAGTATCAAGGAATCCTTTAATGAATTCTTTACCCCATTTTACTGAACAACCAAGGCTGATGTCATCTGGAAGTGATGGTTTCTCTCCCGAAGCATAATGTTCAAAGAAAGAATCCATTAATTCCCAAAACCAAGGGTCAGGTATCTTTGCCATTACACTTTTACTACCATCTTCCAAAACTGGATTTAATCCAAGTCTAACTAATCTGTAATAGTACTTGTCACGTTTATAGTAGCTATAACATTTTAGATGTTTTTGAAATGAGTGAAAAGCTACATAACTTCCACAGATATAAGCAAAGTCAGGGTTATCAAACTCTATCTCTCCTTGCCTATAGTTTGTGTAGTCTTCATATCGAAGACCATTTTGAAAGAACTCAGTAGTCCAACCATAATCATTGAACCATGGTGTTCTTTCACAGTATACACGTTCTTTAAGTTCAATCTCATTCATTGGTTTGTATGTACCATCTTTGAGACGAATTAAAGTGTCAGGTACAGCTTCTAACGCAAGACCATGCCTGTATATGTTAAACATTGTTAAGGCTTCAAGCTCCTCTACTTCTACCCTTCTGTATTTATTATCTTCGTGTAAAACGAAATCAGATGGTATTAAGTCTGAGGGTCTTCTGTAGCCTTTTGGTGTTACAAGTATACATTGGTCTGATATTATTGGCATCCTATAACCTCACTGGAACCAACTCAGTTCTATCTTTGTCTGCCCACTCAAATGGGAAAAGTACACCAAGAGTATAGCCTAGGTCAATGGATGTTATAATTGGTAACTGCTCACTAAAGTCGTGAATAGTCATAATATCATCAATCTCTCTAACATATTTAATTACATGGTCTTTGTCAATAGAAAAGTTGATTTCATCGTGTACCGTTGAATAAAAGTCTATGTGAGGGTCTCTATCCTTGAAATATTTATCATATAAACGAATCATATCCCAACGACAAATGTCACCACACATACCTTGTATTAAGTGAGAAATAATACGTCTATCAACAGCACTTTCCATAGCATCACCTTTACGGAATAAATATTCCTTACTGATACCACTGTAGTACTGGTCTTGATAGGTAGGGTCCTTTAAGAATGAAGCACTTGACATTCTTGATTTGAATTGTCTAGGTCTTCCAAAAACATTATAAGCTACACCATCTTGATGTTCTTTACATTTCTCAATCTGAGACTGTTTCCAAGATACACATTGATGATACGTCTTAGAATAATTTTTCAAGATTTCCTCAGCTTCTTCTAAAGGAACGTCCATATTATTTGCAAGTGTGTAAGCTCCACCACCATAGTTTAGTGTGAAGTTTACATATTTAGCCTTCTTACGTTTCTGTCTATCATAGTTTTCTTCACCCCAAACAGCATATGCAGTAGCTGTATGAGGGTCTAATCCACGTAAGAAGTTGTTTATCATAACCCTATCACGAGATAGGATTGCTAAAGCTCTATATTCCTGTGCAGAATAGTCTAAAGATGCAATATATCTGCCAGCAGGAGCCACCAAGCAGTTACGAATATTACCTACAGGGTCCGACCCTTCAACAAAGTAATATTCAGGATTATCATGATTTGCGTGATAAAATTCTTCTGTAACTAACTTAAAGTTCCAACCAAGTATATGCCCTGGTTGATACAGCTTCTCAGCAGTGTAATAAGCTGAATGTGGTTTTGTTAAGTTCTGTGCGTTAAGGTCGATAAAATAATGGTTCTTCTTTTTATCATTTTTTGAACCATTACCAGAGGATAAACGTCCAGAAGCTGTACCCTGTAAACGATAACGCATATGACATGTTGTAACCTCAGTAAGTTTTGTAATGTATGAATTTAAAGCCTTAATAAGTGAATTTCTTTTCTGACAATTTTGAAGGACTCCCATGTTTGCCTGAATTTGCTTGTACATATCTTTAAGTTCTTCAAAGAACATCATAGAGTCTAGTTTATAACCTTTAGCACTTTTTAATTTAAGTGTATTAGTAGTTTCTTCAATCTTAAACTGACCTGAACCATACATAAGTATAAGGTTAGCTAACTTTAGCCCATTAGATGTACGTTTATTAAGTACACCCCTATCACTAAATTCTATGGTATCACCGAAATTATCCAAGATAGATTTTAACTGACGTAAATTACGTTCCATTTCTTGAATACCTTTTTTACCATAAGAAACATTACCTGTGTCGGTTTTAAGACCTGTAATAATGTTATATTCAGCCATTGTTTCTTTGTATTCTTTAGAACTTGGAGATAGATTAAACATACCTTTATTGAAGTATGAGTATATCTTGTCTTCAACCTCTGCAAGTTGATTTTTAACCATCTCACGGTAAATCTTAGCTTCTTCGTTATTAACCTGTAAGTCAACATGACAATAATAGTCTGTAAAAGCTCTAATTAACTTATTATCTTGTTTAAGTACATTATATACTTCACCAGTACTTTGAGGTTTAAACTTCTGAGGACACTTTTGTAATAATTCTTTTACACGTTGATACAATTCTTCAAATATACCTAATGTATTCAAAGCATCTGAAGCACCATATGGAGCACCGACTTTAAGGTCAACATATTGGAAGTTTTCTTCATCCCCAAGAGCTTCTGCGAACTTCATAGGCTTCCTACCTAATACAATCCATGATGCTTCTTTTAACTTATTCCACTTCTTATTTTCAGAGTCATATAAATAGGTTAAGATGACAGTATCAAACGTTGTACACTTCATAACATCATAACCTTCTTGTCGTATCATAGTCAAGTCAAACTCACTATTGTGCATAACAGTTACCTTTGCATCAAGCATCATTTGATACAAAATGTCTAAGCACTCTTTAACAGGTAAATTTGCAGGGTTATCAAAGATTGTATCTTTTTTAACAGTCTGAACACGTGGGGTCTTACCATCTTTACGATATAAGACATTTCCGTTTTCATCACGTTTGTATTCCTGAACTGTATCACGTCTACGAATCTTATGACGAAGTGGTACATAAATACCATGGTATCTGTCTTTGGCAACAGAAAATCCAACGATATTATCTTTACCATAGGTTAATCCAGTAGTTTCTGTATCTACTGCAATTCTTAATCCTTTGCAACTTTCAGCAAATTCTTTTAATTCATCAACTGAGGTAATCAAAGTAGCTACTTCTGGACGTATTTTTAGAACATCATTATCATAGTAATGATATTTCATGTCCATTGGAGCCTGCTTGTACACAGGCTGGTACTTTATTTTAATATCTACTTTTTGTTTAGGTACAAAGTTTTGTGTTGACTTTGAAGCCTTCTTCCCTCTACTCATCTCTGTTTATCCTCATGTACAGTATACCAGAAAGTTACAAAGCTGTCAACCCAATTAGACATCATTGTAATCCTTCTGTGTCTGCCGTTTCATTCTAACACGTTCCTTTCGCCTAAAAAATACCTTCCACCAGCCTTTGTCCTCATTTGTAAAATCAAAAGCCCACCAAGGTACCTTCTTCTTAAATCCCTTTTGTGATTTCATGCTCCTGTCTTGCCCTCTTAATTAAATGCCACTTAAAGTTAAATGCACCATATTTACATAGTGCATACAAATCACTTTCTGAAATGAAGTAATTATTGCATTTTTCTGGAGTATTACTGCAATCCTCGCAAAACCTTGCAGTACAAGATGCCTTTGGCAACTCTGCAAATAATAAGAACATTAGTTGGTTAATAAAGCCCTTAGGTACTAGGTCTGTTAAATTCCTCATCTAATTCCTTTCATAATAAAAAGCATGCAGTAACCTGCATGCTTAGAAAATACTTCCACACTAAGCTAAGGTTAAAACATCCATTTCCTCAGATGTAACCTGTTCCTTAACAATCTTTTTCACTTCCCCGATGCTTACTGTGTTGACACTTCCATCAGGACTATACATTGACAACGTATTTCCATTACGTTCAACACCATCAGCATATATAACATCTGTTAATGTAGTTACTACAAATCTTTCGCTCATTTTGCTCATATAAGTTCTCCTCTTTAATACCACAAGAACATTGTACTACATTATCAAATTTTAGTCAACCCAATAATAAGAAATCCAGGCATTGCCTGGATTAGTCTGAATTTCTCTTGAATACATCTTTATCTAGTGCTTTAAGAGGTCCTCTTACTGGTCCCATCGGGTCAGTCAAAGTTGTTTCTTTAATTGGCTGGCATGGATAAGGTCTTCCTCTAAATACTGGAGCACCTTTAAATGTTGGAGTTCCGTTTAACTGGTATGGAGTACTATTTAAAGATGTGTTTCTATAACCCCCACCATAAAATCCACCAAAAGAAATTACACCACCTGTTTTAATTGGACTTATTCTCATATTATTCTCTCCTTAAATTAATACCTTGTTAAGTTTAAGTGTACATTATACACTTCTTACTATTTAAAATATAGGCGACTATTTAAGTTTACCACAAAATATTTTAACATGCAAGTGTATGTTTTACACTTCATCTACTTCAAGGTACAACGCATCAATAAAATCAGTTGTACTATCATACTCACTTGCGATATTATTTATATAAGTTACTCTTTCTTCGTACCTTACAGAGTCTAAAGCCTCTATATCTTGAGACAATACTTTATATAATTCGTTAAACTTTCTCTCACCAATCTCATCAATAATCCATTCTTTGGCATTCTGTGCTTCTTTACGTTCACCAACTAGTATTAAGTCTATGTAATCATAAACAGTAAATGACCTACGTTCCCTAAAGCACCAAAGAACCATAATTCCACGTTCTTCATCTTCATAAAACTTAGCTGCTGGAGTACCAAAGTTTGGGTGAAAACAACAAAAGACATTACCAGTAGTTGAGTCCTGACCTTCATACTTTGGATTTAGGTCTCCCCACTCAAAAGACTCCTCAGCTATTCGTTTTACAATCTTCCTATCAGTATGCTCGTCTAATATTGTATCCATGATTTCATGATACCTCTTATTTTATAGTCTGTCAACCCTATGCAAAAGAAAAGGAGCCATGTGATACAAGCAAGCAAAACGAAAGGTGGCTCCTAGAAATAAATAAATAAACAAACGAATAAATAATAGGAATACGTGTTATAGATTAAATCTGAATTGGTAAAGTAATACCTTGTGGCTGTTCCTTTTTAGGTACAATCGCAACTTCAGTCGTTAGTAATGAAGCTGATATATTAGCTGCATTTTCTAAAGCTGAACGTGTTACTTTAGCAGGGTCAATAATACCAGCTGCAAGCATATCAACAAATTTACCTTTAAGAGCATCATACCCTTTAGATACACTTGTACTGCTTTTAACTCTGTCTGCAATTACATCACCTTTAACACCTGCGTTATTAGCAATTTGAATCAATGGTGCTTCAAGAGCTTTAACTATGATTTCGTAACCTCTCTTAACATCTTCTGATTCAAATTTCTTACGTTGCATTTTTTGAGCAATCTTAACTAAAGCTACTCCACCACCAGGTACAATACCCTCTTTAACAGCTGCTTTAGTTGCATTCAAAGCATCTTCCAAACGAAGTTTCTTTTCGTTCATCTCTATTTCAGAGAATGCACCAACCTCAATGTTAGCAACTTTACCTGATAATCTTGCAATACGTTCTTCGATTCTGCGTAATTCCCAATCGTAATTGTAAGATTTCATTGAAATCTTATTCTGTAAAGATTTTATAGTTGTTTGAAGCTGCTCTGGTTGCTCATTAACCACAATAGTTGTAGTGTCTTTTTTAACAATTACTCTGTCAGCTATACCTAAATCATCTAGCTCAAGCTGTTCAAGTGCAGCACCAGTAATTTCTTCAACATATTTAGCACCAGTTAATGCAGCTATATCTTGCATTTGGTCTTTACGTTGTTCACCAAATTCTGGAGCAGGAACTACTACAACGTTAATTACTTTACGCATGTTATTAACTACCAATGTTGATAATGCCTCACCTTCAACATTATCTGCAATAAGAAGTACAGGTTTTCCACCACCATTTTTAGCAATTTTTTCAAGGATTGGTACAATGGAAGCTACAGTTGAAATAGTTTTTCCAACCAGTAATACATAACAATCCTCAAAGATTGTTTCTCCACGTTCTGTATCCTTAATAAAGTATGGTGAGATATAACCTCTGTTAATCTCCATACCTCTTACTTCAGTTAATTTAGTATCGTAAGTTTTGCTTTTAGCGATTGAAATGATACCATTAGCACCAACTTTTTCCATCGCCTCTGCAATTAACTTACCTGTTGCCTCATCATTACCAGCAGATACAGTAGCTACTTGAGCTATTTGTTCAGTTGTTTCAACAGGTTTAGACATTTCTGCAATGTGTTTTCTAATTTCGTCAACTGCTATGTAGATGCCCTTACGTAGCTCCATAGGATTGTAGCCGCCAGTTACAAGTTTAATACCATCCTTAATAATGGCTTGAGCAAGAACAGTAGCGGTTGTTGTACCATCTCCAGCTACGTCATTTGTACGTGCTGAGACATCTTTAATTAGCTGAGCACCTACTGATGCTACTTCGTCATCAATTTCAATTTCTTTAGCAATAGACACACCATCGTTAATAATAACAGGTGATGTGTTCTCACGACCTATTACAGCATTTCTACCTTTAGGTCCAATAGTTACTTTAACTGCATCAGCTACGGCATTAACACCTTGTAAAAGTTTAGCACGTGCTGATTCACTATAAATAATATCTTTTCCCATTTATACCTCTGTTACTTCTAATGAAACTTTCTTGTACACTCCAACGAGTTTAACCTTTGAGTCATCAGTTGGTTTGATGTTTTGAATTGTAAGAGCTTTTAAATAAGCCTCACCTGGAGTAGAGCAAAATGCTTCTACAATAGAATGCTTATATTCAGTAGAGTCTTGTTGTAATGTAGCAACATCCATTAAAACTACATATTTAGTGACATCTGCTGATTGAACATCTTGATTTTCTTCCACTGTCATTAACCCTTAACCTCCATGATACCAATTACTTCTTTAACAGGAAGTATGATATATTCAACATTGTCAAAGGTTACAGTAGTACCACTGTGCTGTCTAAATAACACAGCTTTACCAGGTGCAAGTTTCTTAGATACAACTTCTTCACCTACTGATACAATTACCCCTTTATCAGGAACTTGACGTGCTGAGTCTGGAATATATATTCCACCACTCGTTCTTTCCTCCTCGATAATGGGTTTCACTAGAATTCTATCCCCAATCGGTTCTATCATAATCTCTCCCTCAATAAAAGTATAGTAGTTACTATTCTATAACTACTATACCATATATCCAAATGTTTGTCAAGCACTTTATTTAAACTTTTTGAAGCCTTTTATAAGGAAGTGGATGTGCTTTACATAATTCTTTTACTCTTTCAGAAAGCGATTCTTTATTAGCACTTCCTTTAATCAAGTCAGCTATAATATGACCCACCTTAATTACATCATCTACGTTAAAACCACGTGTAATGATTGCAGGTGTTCCTATGCGTACACCAGAAGTAGTAAATGGAGATTCAGGGTCATTAGGAACTGTATTCTTGTTAGCTGTAATGCCTACTTCATCAAGTGCATTAGCCAGTTCTTTACCAGTCCAGTTTGTATCTCTTAAGTCAATCGTCATAAGATGATTGTCTGTACCACCTGATACTATGCTAATTCCACGAGAAATTAACGTTTGTGCAAGTTTGTTAGCACTTTCTTTTACTCGGTACATATAGTCCCAATATTCAGGTGAAGCTGCTTCTAAGAAACAAACAGCCTTAGCTGCAATAACGTGCTCAAGTGGACCACCCTGCATTCCAGGGAATACAGTAGAATCAATCTTTTTAGCCCATTCTTGTTTACACATAATAACAGCACCTCTAGGACCTCTTAAAGATTTATGAGTAGTTGTTGTTACAAAATCTGCGTACTTAACTGGAGAAGGGTGATGCTCTGTTGCAACAAGACCTGCAATATGTGATATGTCTGCCAGTAATAATGCTCCAACTTCATCTGCAATATTCTTAAACTCCTCAAAATTAATTTCTCTTGAGTAATTTGAGGCACCACACACAATAAGTTTAGGTTGATGCTTTTGTGCCAACTCTAAAACTTCTCTATAGTCTATGTAACCGTTTTCATTTACACCATAATTAACTACGTTATACAACTTACCTGAGAAGTTTACAGGTGAACCATGTGTCAAGTGACCTCCAGCATCTAATGACTGAGACAAGATAGTGTCCCCTGGTTTTAAACATGCCATATACACAGCCATGTTAGCCTGAGAACCTGAGTGAGGTTGAACATTTACGTGGTCACACTTAAAGATAGATTTACAACGGTCAATCGCTGCCTGCTCAATCTTATCAATATACTGACACCCATTATAATATCTTTTTTCTGGGTAGCCTTCTGCGTATTTATTAGTTAATATAGACCCCATAGCTTCAAGTACATCTTCTGAAACAATATTTTCAGATGCTATAAGTTCTATACAATTCTCTTGTCTATTAAGTTCATCTTTAATTAAAGACTCAATATATTTATCTTTCATAGTTTATTCCTTACTATTGTATTAAAAAAGAGGTGAGTAGGTTACTCACCTCTTAAATCCCCTGAGTTAGCCAATGTTACAGCCGTCAGGACCACATTCATCTTCTACTACTGCTACAGAAGCAATAAGAGCTTCGTATTTTTCATCAGCGGCTTCAGTTTCAACATCTTCTAAATCTAAATCAATAACTTCAGAGAAATCTGCTTCGTCATTAATATGTTTAGCTGCTGTAGTTAAAACTTCACCAACTGTAGCCATAGTATCAGCAAGTAACTTCAACGCATATAAGTTTTTAATCTTCTTAGCTGTAAGTTCTTTGCCTTTTGTGTTGTTAAGAAGTTTATCTGACTTCTTAACCATCTTTTCAGTAACATCATTTAGAGTTTTGCAATATTTAGCTTCTGCTCTTTTAAATAGTTTAGACTTAACTAAATTGAACACTGCTACTGCTGCTTTTCTAAGTAATTCTGCTACTGCTGCTTTAATAGCTTGTTTTTTTGCCATGATTTGGTCTCTCCTATGTTTTCATTAACATACTACATTATTTTATCAAACTTGTCAACCTAGTAGTTTTTACCACGTTTATTAATAGTTTGATTAGAAGTAGCTAACCTGACACCATATACTACATTATCTGTAGCTGACAGTTCTGGTTTGTACGCACCCGTCTTTATGTACTCAAACCGATTACGAATATCAGGGTCTATTTCTATTAATTCATATCTCGTAAAAAGATACACTGGAACAGTCAAAATTCCATTAGCTCTAATTTCGTCCAACCAATTAATGAACTCTTTAAACTCATTTTTATCTTGGTCTAATGGTTCTCCACCAAGTATAAAAATTCTATCAATTATTTTATGATAAATTTGTAAATTCTTTGTGACATATTCTTTCCACAAAGTCCAATCTTTCCCACAGTCAAAACTCCAAGATTCAGGATTGTGGCAATCTGTACACTTCGGATTTGCTAAGCATCCTGAGAAAAAGATGTCTAATGACCTTGTAGCCATTGAATAATCAGCTGTTACTATTTTCATTATTTGTACTCCTAATACGTCTAATACGTTCTAAGATATTATCAAGCATGTCACCCCACATACTTTCATAGTAAACACGTATATTAGCAGTTTGATTTAATGCCATTTGAGCTCTAAATCGTGATACATGCTCGTGGATACCTATAAGATTAGCTTGTCTCATCGTTAGTCGAGGCATCTGAAAACTCCATCTGTTGTAGTGTTACAAAATCACCACCACTTCTTGTTAAAACAGTTAATACAGCTCGGTCTCCATCAGGGAGACCGAAATCTATACTAAATGTTCTTATTGGTGGTATATCTGCTAAACTTCCACGCATTAGTCACCTGTAACAAAGTTTGAGTAAAACTTACGTTGTCTACCTTCTGCCTGTCTTTCAGATGACCAAGAACTGAACTTACGTATAAACCCTACAATTCTTAAGGCACATTCAGTTTCGTGTGAACCACATTCAGGGCATACTACTTCGTTTGCATCAAACTTATCCTTAGTTGTAGTAAATACTTTGTTGCATTCCTTACATTCAGCAAGAAGTTTATTGAATGCAAAATAAACTACACCTTGTTCATACATCGACTCAGCTAGGTCAAGTAGAGTATCCGTGTCAACATCAGGCTCATTAATATTAATATGCAGAATTGAACCACCAGACATGTACTTGTCAAGTCTCGCTACAAGACCAATACGTGTAAATAAGTCTGCATCATTATCTTTTAAAGGTACATATTGATTAGAATAAATTTCATATTTATCATTATACCCTAAGTATTTATCTTTCTTAGCAAGTTTAACTGCAACATTTTCAGCAGGTATCTGTTCTACATTGCATGGTGCTTTTAGTTCATCAGCTACTTCATCTGTAACTTCAGTAATCCATTTTAAGATTTCTTCTGCGAGGTCTTGCCCTTCTGGAGTTTTAATATCATATCCAAGAATTTCAAGAGCCTCGTAAATACCCACAACTCCAGTCGTAGAATATTGAGTCTCAAGTAATGTATAACCAAGGTTATATAGAGGAATTGCCTTCTTATCAATAGCTTTCTTAATAATTCTTCTCTTTTCATTGTTAATCCTTTGACTCAAAATGATGTTTTCTCTTAGCAAGTCCTTAAATGTGTCGACAGAGCCGTTTGACATAAATGCTAGTCTAGGTAAGTTCTGTGTGCAAACACCTAATGAGCCTATTTTAGTACCACCAGAGCCTAAAGTTGAAAAGTACTTGTTAGTTTTATCACTTCTAAGTCTACAGCAACTTGATAGTGTTGAAGTTGCTCCACCGTACAAGTTTACAAATCTGTATTGCTTATCAGCTTCAAGAACCCATCTTAAAAAGTCTCTTTGTTTTAACTTTCTGTTTTCATCAAGTGAAGAACATGCTGTTACAACAGGGAATGTTGTTATACGTCTTGACATTGTTTCATTCATAACTTCCATAAATATTTCTTGAAGACGTTTTACAATGTCTTTCTCAGCAAAGTACATTTCACCATCAGCTTCTATATAGTAGAAATCTAAAAGTGTATCAAGGAAGTTGTCATCATATATTGACACATTTGAAAATAGTGACTGGATAAGTCTGTTTGGTTGGTTTAAGAAGTAAATGAAGTTACATAATTTCTCTCTAATGAAAGTCCAGCATGCTTCATCTGAAGAAAATTTTACTTCCTCTACATCTTTTGAGTTTATCAAATCCTTAATTAAAGCCATTTTTTCATCTGATACATGACCCCAGTCATCACCAATAATAGCATCAACTTCATCCCAAATTTTGTTACCAAAGGGTACATGTTGGTCTGTATGAGTTGTAAGAATTCTTTTTACATAACACGAAATGGTAAGAAGCAAATCTGCTAACCCAACTGCACCTAAAGATGATGCACCTGCATGAACGCAGAATAACTGTAAATGTTCCATAAATGTATTTAAGTATTTTGTAGGGTGAGACATTTCAGCATCAATACCTTTAGGGATACCATTACGTGCTGTGTCTAAAGTGCTATAGTTATAGCAGTAGTACAAATTAGAAGCCCAGCCGTGAAAGTCATTAATGTAAATTTCACCAGTTATTTGTTTTCTGATTGCTTCATTGGCATAATCAAGACCATACTTCTTTTTCATCCCTTTCCACATACGATAATAGGAGTATATTAACTTTAACGGTTTAACCATTTCATAGTCAAACACAATAGTGTTTTTAAGACCTACGTTTGAGTTAGAATCCACAGAAACATCAGCCGTATTAGATGGCTTGCTGAAGAAATTTTTAGCAAACCAATTAACATCAAGTTGTTTACCTATACCACTTATCTGAAATAAGTCAAAACCAAACTCACGTTCAAGTCCTGCTAAGCATTCCACAAACTCCTCCTGGAATGAATGTGGTGCAATAAGTTTTTCAATTTTTGTAGTTTTTACTTTTGGTCTTGATTCTACCTCTGTTGTCATAATTATTACCTCTTTTTCATATTTTGTCATTACAAACTAAGCCTCTGTGATTTACGAGGCTTGTTAATCAAACTGCAAATTTTGATTCAGAGAATAATTTAATTGACTAATCAAGGAAATCGTTATCGTCAAACATGTCATTTTGAACAATACCCTTATAGTCAAAACCCTCTCTTTCAGCAGCTTCTAGCCGTTCCATCATTTCAAAAACTTCTTCTGGAGTAGCTTTTCTAGGCAGCATAGGGACACCTATCCTGCTATAACGATAGCTGCTTGGAATCTTCATTGGCTTAGTCGGTACAGGTCTGTTTCTCAGTTTAACTGCATATATATTCATACGTGCATCTGCACCTATTCTCATAGCAGCATCTGCATACCCAACAAGACAATATGTACTCTTTTCATAAAGAGCATTGAATCGTTGGAACACAGTAACATCAACATTTCCCATGGACTCACTTTGGTCAGTATTATCGCCATATGATGCTTCTGATTTTTGAGCTCTTTGCAGTCTCAATAAACCACCCCTATTTAATTGAGTTAACAACAAAATAGTTGTGCCGTCACCATGATGGTATTCTTTACAAAATCCATCAAGGTCAACGATATACTTGTTAATTCTTACCATATCATCACGTTCACTAGATTTAAGAACAGTGAAGTTATCTACGTTATCTACAACAATTAAGTCAGCTTTACGGTCAAACACATTATCACCATCAACACGTTCTGTAGCCATAGCTTCAATACGTGCTTTTAGAGCTTCAAAAGTATCAACTGCTGCTGATGTTTGGTCAAGTACGTTGATGTACCCACCACGTTCTTTAATCTCACGAAGCATGTCTGCCATAACCTCTTTGAAGTAGGCATCTTGTGACTTAGTTAATTTAGCTTCCTTCATGTCAGCAGCATCAATAGCCCTACGATTAGGGTCAGTACTGTCAACAATACCATTTTGGTAGTCAATAACTGCTGAATGAATTGCTACAAGGTTAAACCATATGTGTTCTCTTGGAACCTCGTATGTAATGTAGTCTACACATTTTCCAGCCATAACGTTATTGTAAGCTGTTGAAATTGCAAACGTAGATTTACCATGACCAGATGGTGCCCCAAATACAGCTAAAGATTTGAAACCCATAACCCCACAAGTTTCATCAACCTCAGGTATACCTGTGCCAATACCACCATAGTCTTTACCGTAATCGTTATATAAATTTATTAAATCATCTTTTTTAAGTTTAGGTGCTGCTTGAGCAGTATCACAAAAACGTGCAATTTTACCATTAAGGGCTCTAAGTGTTGATACATCAAGACGTGGTGATTGCGTTGCAATCGCCATCTCACGTTTAATTATCTCACCCTCAATTAACTTAAAGTAGTCTTCAACAACTTGTACAGAATACTCATCATCAGTTACTTTGAGCTTACCTGTTTTAGCATAGTTAATCTTAATATAGTCCATATCAGGAAACTGTGAGTGCTGACTGTGATATTCCAGTGCAGTATCATAGTAATCCACAAATTTAGACAATATTGGGTGATTTGGTAAGTACTGAACAATACGGTCTCGCATGTCCTGAATCATCTCAGGAGTGTTATCAAACTCTTTTAGGTGATTTATGACATGCCAAGAATATTCATCCAGTGTATATTTCTTTTCATCCTCTCTATCCACACTACTCTCCCTTTATTACAACCAGTTAAATTTAGTATTATTTAATTTATCAGCATCTTCCGCCTGCTGATTTGCAATATCAGATTGACTTTGAACTGGTTTTGTTGGTGCGTTCTCGTTATAACCTCCAGATGCCTGAGGGTCATAAGTACGTTCTACACGTGCAAATGGGTCACCTGTACGTTCTGAACGAGCTGAAGTAATATCTTTATCAGCATCGTCCAGCTTTAATGCAACAGGCTTAAATAAGCCACAATCACAAAGTACATTACTTTTTAGTTGAGATAAGACAACAACCTTCTTACCTCTAATGGCTAATGCTGAAACATTCTCAATTAACACTTCACCATAAAATGCTGTAGTGTTACCATATACAGGTAATCCTTTATCAATAACAATTATAATCCATTCATTTAGTGACGTATTCTCGTCTATATCATCATCAATCTTAAACATGCTCATTCGTTTTGAAAAAGATGACAACGGATACAGCTGAGTTCTAGTTGGAATTTCATTCTTATCAGTTGGTGCACTAATCATTAAATATGCGAGAAAAGCCTTTAGTTTGGTCATATCTGGGTTATATACAAATACACAATCCTGAAGACCAATCCCTTCAACGTGTTGAGCAAATTTTGGTAACCACTCTTTATGAGAACGGTAAGCTCTAAGCACATCTTCACCTATTTTTACCTTGTAGCTATTATATTCAGTATTTTCTGCACATAATGACCTTGCAATACTATATGGGCTATCAGGTTTGAAACGTCTTAATTTTATGCTCATCGGTCTCCTCTCGTTTGTACTTCATATCATATCACAATTATTTTTCTATGTCAACCTGTTACCCTGGATGCAGGTGCTTTTTTACGAAGCCCACGTCTCCATAATAAATCATGCCTAATCTCACGCAGAACAAGCTGGTTAAACTTCTTTTCCTCTTTTAATGGAATAGTATCTGCTACTAATAGTTCTTCTTCTAGTTCTTTTTTAGAAGATAAAAGAATCTGCATGTATTCATCAATACTATACTTAACAGTAATAAAGTGTATATTAAACCACCCATATTTACAAAACATTCTTGCAACCCTTCCTATTATTTGTCCCCATCTTCCAGGTCCTCTAGGGACATTATATAGAATTAGCTCATTAGTTGTTTGTAATGATACGGATTCACCACCAGCTTCTGAAATAATAATTATCTTATTAGAACTATCCGTTTTAAAATCTTCAACAATTTTAGACCTTTTAGACTGTGATTGTGCAGATGTAATTAAGTACACCTCATACCCTGCTTTTTCAAGGTCTTCCCTTAGTTGAGCAGCTACGTCAAGAAGTCTTGTGTAAACTAATGCACCTTTTTCGCATACTTTCAATCCAGTATGTTCATCAACAGATTCAAGCACTTCAAGTAGTTTAGCACGTTTTGAAGGGTGTAAATCTACATATTTCTGCATCTCAGCCATACGTGCTGACTCTTGAATCTTTTTATTACGTTTTGATTTAGTTTCTTCTTGTTTAGACTCTGCCTTAGCCTTAGCTTCCCTTACTTTGGCTATAGCCTTGTCTAAGTTGATTCTCAGTGCCATCACACATCTCCATGTACTTCTTCAAAGTTTCTCTAATAACACGTCCAACGGAGCAACCTCTTTTACGTGCTTCAGCCCTTAATTTATCCAAAAGTTCAACTTCAATAAAAGTAAGTTGAACATAGCACCATTTACGTGGTCTATGTTTCTTGTTTCTATGTCTTATAAGTTGCTTTTGTTTGCGAACAAACTTTCTATGTAGTCTACATTTTAATATCTTTTTTGATTTCATCAGTCCTAGCCTTTATGGATTTAATATCGTTAATCATCTTATCCCATTTCTGACGTTCTTTCTCCTGGTCATACTTCTCAACATGAATTATAACATACTCACAGTTGATAAAGTATGTAACGGCTCTAACACGATAGAACTGTTTAGCCCAATCAGGGGTTATCTTATCTGATAAAATAAAGAACTCACCTTCACGTGGTACAGCTGGAAGCTGAGTTGTTTGTAAAAACTCATCTGTCCCGTACTCAAGAAGTCTTGCTGTTATTGTCTGCATCCTCAACCCTCCTAGCTTCTGCATCAGTCAGTACCCCCTTGCAAATTGCATCATAGTCTGAATAGTCTTCTAGGGTTACTGTGTGATAGAAAAATTTTAGTATAATCTTTGGATAATGAAAGAATGAAAATGGCTTTAGTTTCTCTCTCAACATTTTCAGATTCTTATAAGCTATCTTTTCATTTCTTACAATCTTACCCCTTTTATCTTTAACCTGTTGTTCAACAACATGGTCTCTTTTAAAAGCTGTTAAACTACTCCATAACCTAGGGAAGATTAAATGCACAATTCCATAAAGCTGAGTTAAGCAACTTGAGTATGGTGTAGCTGTCATAAGCAAAATTCTGTCAAATAAAAATCTTATGTTCATGAAACCCATATGCTCGAGACCTTTAGCATTTTGAAGTTTATGAACCTCATCTATAATGATTCCAACTTTAAGACCATTCTTTTTAAGTGTCTTTAAGTACTTCTGTATACTTAAGTCATATCCAACTTTCTCAAACATTGAATGCTTAATAACACAAATCTTACCAGAGCCACCTAGGAAGCCTAAGAAGCCATCTAAATCATCATACTGAGGTAAATCTATTCCGAGCTTCTCTTTAAACTCTCCACGGACAGCTACAGCTGCTGAAACTGTGCATGCAATAATTATCTTGTCACATTTCTTGTGCCTTAATAAATAACGAGCATAAAACATAGCAACGAATGTTTTACCACCCCCTGCTCTCATACATATTAAGAAGTTATCCTGCTCAAGAGCTCGTTTAACTGCTTCTTTTTGATAGTCTAGTAATGATACTGTCATGCAATTTTCATCGAGGTTATTACTGAGTTTACATCAACATCAACTAACTGCATTAATTTCCAGTTACGATAGATGTTGCTCTTATGTTCAACTAATCTTTCCTTTAACTTATCATCAGCATAATCTACCATTGAGTTAAATACCTCGTCTGACATAGGAACTTCACCAATCCAACAATTATCAATTAGTTCTTTAATTGATTTAGCTTTTAGATTTCTTACTGCTGATGGAATATTGTCAGACATATCTCCTCTAAATGTTTTGTATTTAATTATGTCTGAAATATTTGTGATAGGTACCTTTAATGCTGAGCTATACTTTGCCAGGATTTCAGAGTTTTTATATCTTGGAAAAGTACCTACTGGTAATGTTTTAGCATTAAAATCAATGAACATATGATTTGTTTTACATATACCAACATATTCGTACTTAGCTAACTGCATTAAATCCTTATCACCTGAGAAGATATAATAATTTGCTCCTCCTGACTGGCATATTGCTGCAATTACGTCATCAGCCTCGTGGTTTTCACTTCTGATAAATTTAACTTTGTAATCTTCGGAATACAACTCATCCATAAGAGCTAAAAACTCATCAACCCTTTCATATACTTCTTTTTTAGTATCTTCATCTCTGTTAGCTTTGTAACCCTCATAGATGGCTTTTCTTGAAGCTGTACTATTGGAGCCATCGAGAATAAACCAAACTTCACTATACCCTGAATTAGGTGAGGTCATATTTCTAACAATAGACTTCATGTAATGAAACATTTTACTTGACTTTCCTTTATTAGCATACCAAGTACAGTTCCACACGTACATAAAATCTACAAGAAGTATTTGGTTGTAAGTTTCATAAATCTTCATAACACAATCATATCATGAAATTGCTAACCTGTCAACCTAAATGAAAAGAGCCTATTAACTAGGCTCTTAAACTATCTCATCCGTATGTAACATTGAGTACTCTATTTTTCCGTCTTGTAAAGCTGCCTCTCGAAGTGTATGCTCCACAAAAGCTAATCTTTCCTTAATTTTATTTGACTCAGCCTGTTTTGTACGTAAATCATCTATATCTTCCTTGATTTCATCAAATTTATCATCTACACATTTAAACTTCTCAGTAATTGAAGTTTCAAGAAACTTAAACTTATTCTCAATGTTATCTTGCAGTCTAGCTAACGTCATTGTGAAAAAATCTTTGTTGTTACGTTGAGATGATTCAAGACGAACAATGAAAAATACAGATGCAGCAATAACACAAGTCAAATTAATTATAGCATCAATTTCAAGGTTTATCGCCATAGTCCAGTCTCCGTTCTATCAAGTGTGTACCACTCGTAAATCAGAGATTGGAAAGTGTTGACACAAAAAGACATAAGGTGTGCTTTTTTATAAGGTACTGCATTCTGCATTAAAGCATGACAAAATATGATAGAAGTCATATTTCTAAATTCTGCTCCAGTAATGCCTTGTAATTTTAAGCCCCACTCATTATACAATGCACGTTTACGGCTGCATAAATAATCATGAATAAAACTCGCATTCTTAACAAATGGTGAATGTTTATCATATGATAATGGTTGGCACAAAAATGGAATATCTGCACAATTATATGTGAATCCTTTTGGCACAACCCCTGTTAATTCAACTTCCTGGTTTTTACCAACCTGAAAAACAGCTTTAAAAGGGCATCTTTCATTTAAGATATACGGAAATTTCTCAATAGAAAGAAGTTCATCATCTGTCATTCCAACATATGGTGTCCTTGGTGTAAACTTAGGGTCTCCGTTTGTAAAGGAGAATTCTTTAAGAACCAATTTTCTTGTCATCACTACCTCCTCCAACTTACTTCGTAGTAAAATTTAAGGTTAGTGCTTTAGGTACTTACTGTTTTTATATGTATCCGTTGTATACCTTCCATTTTTATATTTCAAGAATTGTCTTCTATCTTTTGTTTTACCCCAAGCTGAATGTGAAACATGTACCCAAATAGCTGAGCCAGATTGTTCAAGAATACATTGGTCTACTGAAAGCAAACCATTATACACATATTCCTTTATATGCTCATATACATCTGCATAAGGTATTAATGTCTTAGTACCATTAATCACTTTATAACAACGTATATCAGCAGCTTCACCAGAGCAATGCTGACTGGTTGAAACACCATTTACTGCCTTGTTCAATTCTTTGCCTCTATAACCACTGTTAATACAAATAATAACTTGACAATTATAAGTTTTTATTAACAAATCCCTAAGTGGTTCTAATAAGTATAGACAAGTATGAGTAAGAGTACATAAATGTGCATTTGTAGGGATATTACTAATCTTTTTAGCTTTAGCAGTATCACTATATGTCATTTCTTCTAAAGTAAAATGTTCCGACAACTTTGTAGCCATGACTATTCTCCTTTAAGTTTGTTTATCTCCAACGTATACTTCTTAATAGTTAGTTTCTTATTTTTATAAGCTCTATCTGCAATACCTTCAATAAAAGACTTCAAAGCTAGGAACTCTGAGCTAGACATTAATTTACTATTAATTCCAGAAGCATCCCATATTTCCTGTGGGAATTTCTTAGTTGCTAATTTTGCAAAATCATCAGCATATCTTGGAAGGTAGTATAGACCATTAGTAAATTGAACAGGAGTTGACATGACCTTATCATAGTCTTCTTTTGCCTGTTTAATTAGTTGTTCATACTTCTTAATATTGTACTTTGTTTGATATTGTTGAGTATTAGCAATATTAACTAATTTTCTGTTAATGATTTCAAACTGTAATGGGTCTTCTACCCATTGGTTGTACTGGTCCTTAGTCATCAACACTTCATCTGGTTTTAGTAAAGCTGTATCCTTAATTTCCGTCACAGCTCCAGTATTGATATTTACCTTGTACTGACCTTTATAAGATAACTTAGTAACCCATGCACCTATCTTTTTATTAAAAATAGCAACTTCATTATTTTTCAAACGAGGCAGCTCAATAAAAGTAGCATTAGCAGGAAGAACATATATTGCTTTACCAGCTAGTTGTGACTCAAGTGGGTCAAGCTCAGCTTCTCTTGTACAAGTGTATTCAAATGTATCTTTGTCATAAAAATGAACTTTCATTATTCCCCCTAGTATTTAATAACTGGTAACAATGCCATATTACGTACACGAACTTCAGGTAAGTTATCAACATAGCATTCACTTATTGTTGCTGCGTTAAACTTAATCAAGTAATCATAAGAACCTGCTGGAGCAGATGTGTGCCCGTCAACCTGTAAATACTTACCGTCTTCTGTTGCAATCTCAACAGCACCCTTAAAATTAGCTTCTGCACCTGTAACCTCTTGAGACCACTCAGCCCAAATATTTGGAATACCGTCTTTTTGAACATGACCTATTGTTCTGTCAGGTTCTGTCTCATATGTTTCTCCTGAGTTACCCCAACCTCTAATAATAAGACCAAGTAAATTTGGAACTGCAAAATACAAGGTTGTTTTACCAGTAGTAGGATTTGCTCTGTATTCTTCACCAAATGGGCATTTGATTCGTGTGCCATTAGGAAGTAGTGTCAACGCATCATATAAGTCAGTATAAACTTCTGAGTTATAGTATGCCCCGTTACATGTTAATGTTCCTGCAATAGCTGTTTCTCTAGGAACATACATGATTGACCCTGCTAAAGTAGAAGAAGCCATGTAGTCTACACCAGGCTCTGCTATCACCAGCTGCTGTCTACCAGTAACTTCATCAACTACAACTTTTACAATACCTTTTACAATAGTTGTATAGTTATCAGCATCAATTTGTTCTTTACGTTCAATTTGTTTAACACCTGTACCGCCATACTCAGCTCTCAGTACTCCTGTAGCTACATTTGACACATTTAAGTCTCTTAAAGTAGAGCCATCTCCACCTGGTTCTACATAGTTATAACCAGCTTCCCAGTTATGTGCTGACAGTATTACTACCCAGCCATCTGTACCAGAAGTAGTAGTTTTATAGTATAGTATTAAGTTTTGAGTATCCAGGCATAATGCTCCAAGAGATGCTTCAACTTGACCCTCAGGACTACCATAATAAGTTAAGTTTGCTGTAGACATTTTTGCTCGGTTAGGAACTGTTATTGTTTTATACTCTCCATTTTCATCGTATAATTGTAAGGAAATGTCCATTGGTACTGGATTATAAAACATGTTATAGTAAGTATTGGCGATGCTTCCATAGCACTTTTGAAGCATAGCTAACTGTGATTGTATTTCCCTTATAATCACAGACGTATTATTTTCTATAAGACTTGCTACTTGCTGCTCTAAACTCACCTTATCAGTAGACATTGTTGATACTGTGTTCTTAAGTTCATTTACAGCATTAGTAAGATTATTTATATATTGTTCTGCATCTTCTAAACTAGTTATACTCATCTTTCAATAGTTCCTAAATATATGAAATCTTTTGTTTCAATACTGTTTTTAGAATACCAAGGGTCATCTGGGTCAGCATCGAATACTGCATCAGCATAGCACTTAGCAATAATAAAATTCTTTCTTGCTCCATCATTATTAAGAGCTAATGGAACAGTATCTACGTACTCAAGTTTTCCTGTTATATCATTTGTACCCATAAGTTTAAAATCGTATGGTATTGAGCTTAAATCCATCCAACCATCCCATTTTGCACTTACATAAGGTTTATTTACACTCTTGTTAAATCTTCCTCTAACAAAAGCAATCATTGCACGAGTCCAATCAGGCTTTGTCCTGTCAATTTTACCATTTGTAACGCCAAACCCAGGGATAGCATACACACTATAAGTTGCGTTAGAATCAATAGTTGTAATTGGTAACCCAGCTCCCATATGGTCACAGTTAAATAAATGTTTTCTTCCATCAGGTGCTGTAGCAATAAATGTTCTAAATGTTATCTTAAGTTGGTCGTTACCGTTAGGGTCAGTAATAGCAAATATTGTTGGTTCATTTGTTAGTTCGTCTTTAGCATTAGACCATACTACACAACCAGCATCATAGGCGTTAGACTCAACAAGCTCATTAATTGAGTTAACTATATTAGTTTGGTCCAACGTTTGTAAGTTTTTTGTACCCCCTAATAAGTTATCTAAAGAACGCATATTTACTGCATAGTCACCAAATATTTCAGGAAATTCGTTTAGTTCGTCTTCTGAAACATCAGCAACCTTAAAATGTCTTGTTTTATCACCCTCAACCTTTGCCAAATGACCATCATGAGCAGCATCGCTGTCATTATGGTCTTTCATTTCTTGCTCAGTAATAAGTCGAGACCAGCCATCAGAGCCACCATTAGTTTTCTTGATATAAATAGTATTTGTTGTAGTATCAACATAGATAGTACCAAGACTTGCTTCGACACCACCAGTTGATGGGTTACCTTCACCATATTTAGAAGGGATATTACCTTTAGCACGGTTAGGTAACTTAATAGTATCCATGACAAGTTGGCTAGAATTACCTTCTTTGTCATAAACCCATACATTAAGTTCAACATCCATTGGCGTGGTTGAAACAAATAAGTCATACATTTTACTTGTAAATGCGACTGAGTTTGTTTCAAGCACTGCAAGCTGTTTTTGGATTATATCTAAGTCTATTTCATTTAGTTGTGCCATTGTTTCCTCTTGTTAAAATCTAAGGTTCTGCATCCATGTCCCCGTACAGGTTAACCTCTATCTTAGTCATCAATACTGGTAATAAGGTGAATCCACCAGAAACAGAATATGAAACGTTTAGGCTTGTTAAAGACGGGTAAACATATTTTTGAATAAATGTATCAAACTTTTCAAAGAAAGAAGCATCTATAGTTGCAAGGTCTATTTCAGAGACAATCTCAAATGTATCTTCTTCCATAACTGGGTCAGACTCATACCACGCAGTTATCTTAGTTTTTGCCTCTTGAGTTGTTACTTGTAGTAGTGAGAATACTACCTCTAAGCCCTCTCTACTACCCTTTAAAAAGTGTATTAAGGGTAACAAGTACAGTAGAGTCTGATAGCTATTACTAGACAATGACAACAAATCAAGAATATACCCATAACCGTGGTCACGAATATACGCTTTGATACTTTCCTCTGTCATGTCCTCTGGAGAAGTATACTTATTCCAGATGTCATAATATGCAAGAGCTAACTTATCTGCAATAGGAGAATCCACTGACAGAAAATGGTCCAACAATGGAATTATCTTTTCTGCATACAATGGGGTAGTAGCCCAAAACTTAGGTAAATAATATGATACTGAATGACCTAACATCTATTCTCCTAATACTTGATTGTTAAATTTGGAGTAAACTCGTTGTATACATTCCAGCCAAACTCCATTTCTTCCAAATTATCAACTACTTCCCAGATTATATCTCCATCATATGTTTTCTTTAATGACGGATTGATATAACTTCCAGCTTCATAAAATCCTACATTACAATTAGTGAATATTTGAGTGTACTTAGATAATCTTCCATCTAACATTAAAGCTCTATTTGAATTAATATCACGAATAGTTGTCACATAAGTATTTTCTTTAGTAGTTTTATAAGCTGTGCTGTACTCAGTTCTAACAATAACTTTTGTTGAGCTATCTCCAAGTACTTCTACAACATCATCTACTTCCTCACCAGAAGCACCATATACTGTAGTTTTAATTAAGTTTAGAGGTTCTGAAGAACCTTTAATCTTTTCATAATCAGGTCCTTTTTCGTCATATCTCTTTACAACACATCCGTTGTACTTAACCTCTGATGTTGATTCTGATATGTCATGAGACACTCTATCCACATACATTAATTTATCTGGATTTTCTTTTAAGTAATACTTAATATCTACTGCTGTTGCAATAGGGATATTAATTAACTTCATGCCCTTATTGTATATAGTGTCACTTGGTTTTGGATTAAGCAGCATCTGTACCGCCTCTAACCTTGTTACACCAAATTGGTCCATACAAAGATAAATTTGTTGTTCATCTTCGTCATTGTATTGTCTATAGTATTCAAGAGCTTTATTCATCTCTACTTCAGTAATTTTCCCAACATCTTTAAAGAATGTTAAAACATCAGCAGGTACTCTTAAACGGTCGCTCTTTTCACTCTTAATCCATTCTTCAACTTCTTCTTGAAGTTTTAATTGTGCCTCAAGTTCTTTCCAATGAGCATTAGGGTCAACTTCTTGCTTTGAGTCAGAAGTTCCAGAGCCAGGGGTTGTCTCAATAGATGAACCTGATGTATTAATAACTTCATATGGCATAACTCTAAAGGACTTAGTCTTATTATAGCTTATGCCTTCCTCAGAAACCATTGGGTAAATAATGTTAAATTCCTCGTTAGCAGCATATCCATATCTAGGTATACGTGGAGATAAATATTCATTAAGCTCAATAAGCATTAACTCAAGTTCACCATCAGTAATGATGTCACCAATTTCAAGGGCTTCTAAAATTACAGAGTTTACTTCTGGGTTAACTACTTCACCTTCAGCTGCTGTTTCAGTAGTAGCATGAGCACTTACAGGGTAGTCATTTGTTGCCTTGTAACCCATGTTAATATTGTATTCAATATTAGTTGTGATAGACCCAGTAATTTCTTCTTGCTCATTCTCTTGATTAGTTTTGTCAGTATATTCTTTAACTTTAGCCTTCAATACTGTACTTGCAATAAGTTGGTCATCATCAAGGTCTGTGTATTGTACATAATATGGTTCTTGAGCCCTAATTCGTATAGTATCACCAACGTTAAGTGAATTTGCTATTTTACCTGTACTATCTTTGATATACACAATACCTTTATCTTCTCTGTTAATATAGCCAGCTTCCTCATTAGCTTCCCAATCAACTACAGCCAAAGGTAACTCGTTGTCATTAAATTCCAATGACTCTGAGCTTCCAGTTTTACCAACCTGACCCACATATTGAAAAGCATTATATCCAATATTTATCTTAGACCCTATAGGATATGACTTAGCATTTTCACGAGTCTGATAATAGGACATAGAATCGCCAATACATATAAGAGCTAAAGTACCATCTATAATTTTATCACCAACTTCAGTTAAAGATGTATCAGGTTCTTGGTCTCCTGTAGTTCTGACGATGTCTACACATTTGAACATGTAATTAGGAATGTTCTCAGAATAAACCCAATCGCCTATTTTATAACCCTTACTACTTCTCCACATTTGTAGATTCTTAATACTATTGAGGCGTTTGTAACATCTCCATGTAACATTTTTATCAATAGTATCAAAATATTTACCTTCGCTATCAGTCATTAGTATTTCTGTTGATGTTGTACCAGGTACTTTCCACACAGGTTCTGTTGCTCCAGATTGTCCTACTATACCTGTACATTTGTATACTTTACCATCAACTTCAATTAAGTCACCTATTTGGAAAGTTTTATGAGGTTCACGCTCTTGTATACTAAAATTGACACGTGAATATCTTACATAAGTTAATTTGTTTAATAGTTTCTCAAGGTCATAAATGTTAAATTTCTGCTCAAACATTCCTGAATAAGTAGAGTCTATAATTGCTTTTACATCAGCCAATACATCTGCTTCTTCTGTGTATCTATTAGTTAAACCAAGAGTTATATCCAAAGTTACAGTTTCACAAATAGGGTCGACTATATCAGGTCTCGGTCTTCCAAAAGCCATAGCAGGGTATATACTTTCTATAACTTGTTTTTGTTCATAGTCCTCAAGCATGCTCAAGTCATCTTTCATGTATGTTACAGCAGTGAAAGTTGGAGTTAATGGTTCAAAGTTTGTTTTTATAATATTATCAGTATTCTCCGTGATAATATCAGGGAAATCAGCTTTTGAGCGTACTAAATTTTGAACTTCTCTATGTATAGGTGACTTAATCTTAATTTCAGTGATTGTTTCAAAATCTACAGGATTTTTCACAAGTACAATATCATTAATATCTGCATAGTCAAACATTTCGTATGTTAATTCTTTTGCAGTTAAGTCAATGTCATGTTCAATGTACTTGAGCAAGAATGTCGTATCTGTGTTATACTTATGTGCAGCTCCAGCCTTGTTATTGAGGTACTCAATAGTAATTGATTTCCAAGGGTTAGTGTATATGTAGTATTTGTCTTGTAAGTACTGGTCTTTTTTGATTTTGGTATGTGGAACTACAACCCCATCAAGTGAAAGCTGAATATCCTCAGAGATACCTTGTTCAAATCTAATGAACTTTTTAAGCTCATTAGTGTTAGCCTTAAATTCAATTTCTTTTAACTTACCTACAGTAAGCTCTATAGTTTGAGGCTCATCTTTTACAAATGTGTAGTCTTGAGTAACTATCAAACTATTTTCATCATCATAGTGACCAATTACAGAAAATGCAGGATATGGGCGTGACATATTAGGAGTAATAGTACAAACAAATTTTGTGTTTGTTCCCCTAAATACAGAATACCCATTATTCACAGCTAACCCTATGTTTGATGATACTAAGTTAGCTGTATCATGGAATTGCTCCCTACGTCCAGTAACTACTCTTTGACTTAATACAGATATAGCATTGGAAATCATCCTCATTAGGAAGTTTCCTTCAGCTCCAGAGGTTGAATCCTTCCATCTACTATTATTTTCCTGACTCTTAAAGAAAGACTTTACAGAGTTAAATAAAGATGTTATTGATAGTGCTCGTACGTCCAGTGCCATTATTATTATCCCTTAACCCTTACATTCAAATCTGGTAACACACCAGTTTCACCTGTAGCCGTAACTTGAACAACTAATTGCATTTTAAGTATATTATTTGGGTAATCCGCAATAGCATTAGCACTTATTAGTGTTCCCCTTTCTTCAAACTCTTTTACTTTTGTTTTACAATACTCAAAAATGGCATTTGCTGTATTTTCAGTTAAAGGGTATTGTAGAAATCTTTTTAAGTTACAGCCATACGCCCTATGGTAAGGTATCTCACCTTCCATTGTAGTAAGAAGACGATAGATTGATTGAAACACAGCTTGTGCATCTGTGCTTAACAACTTATCTGTGTTATCAAAAAGACGAACATTAATGTCACTAAATACTACTGTCATCCTTACCTCAGGCTCTTACAACTACTGAAGAATTTAACAGTTTGTGCTTATACTAGCAGAGACCCTCTCCACCACTAATTTTATTCTTATCTTTCTTAGTAACCTTGTCCTTTATCTTGTCCTTCTTAGTAGGTTTCTCTTTTTCCTTCTCTGTTACAGCCTGTTGTAAGTTCATCTTAAACTGTACCTTAGGTTTTTGTACTACAAGGTCACATTCATACTCAGTAATCTTCTTAATAATCTTACTTATGATTTGTGGAACCTTTACAATTATCATTTCAAGAAGTGTCATGACTAATTGATAGGTTGTGTAAATCATTTTAAATATGCCTACTACGAAGTCTATAATACCTTTAGCCCAGTCAATGATAGTTGTTAAGGATGGTACTTTTGACACAACTTGCATGATTTTATTAAATGGTCCACACGTTTCAAGTTGTTTTTCAAGGTTGTTTAAATACGTTTCTGCTTTCTTAGTAGTTTTATCAAGTAAAGATTGTAAGCCATCACATATTTTTCTTTTAAAGTTATACGCCCATCTATTCCAAGCAGGGTCTGGTAATGCTGATTCACCTGTGTATATCCAATCTCCAGCATCATTTTGCTCAACATAATACACAAGTTTACCATCAGATTTCATATTTGGAAGGGAGTCAACATATTGCTCTATGTCTGTAATCCACTGCATAACATTACCAAGCTGAGCAATTCCAGCATATTTATCTTCAAGTTCAGCAAGCCACTTTTCAGCCTTATCTAGTGTCATTTTTTGCTTGTTTTGAATTACAGTAGTTTCTCTTTGGTCTTCAATAGTAGTTTGTGTTAAACCTTCTTTAGGCTTTTCTATTTCAGGTGTTGTTGAATCTACTCCCCTATTTGGTCGTTTTGCATGAGTTAAGCACATTTTACTTACAAAAATAGCTACGTCATCTTTAACCTTTTCACCTTTAATTCCTGCTTTTAACGTAAATCCCTTAGTTGCCATTATCCCCCCAGTTCACCTTGAAGAATTCCATTACTAAATTCAAGCATCCTCTTAGTTATTAGGTCTGGAACTAATGCTGAGCCACCAGAAGTTACACTTAACTTAGCAATATTTGTAATACCCCCTCTGATATTAGTTGAATTCATTGATGTAATATTTGTTAATGCTGTGTTAATACCAACTTCAGCATCAGCTTGCAGACTAATTTGTTGTGCTTTAGCATTAATACCTTGTTGTGCTGTAAGCTCAATGCTTGATGAGTTCAAGGTAATTTTATCATCTGCGTGTACTTCAAAAATTGGACCTTTCCATGTTAAGTTCCCATTTTCATCAAATTCAAGTGTAGCACTTGGATTCTTTGCAGCTTTAAACATCATCTTACCATCAGGGTCAATCTGTTGAATTAAACCAGAGCTGTACTTAATTACCTTAATACCTGTCTTTTTGTTTGTCATTTCAATATTACCCAAACTATCTTTCTTACCGTAAGTGTTAGGGTAATCTTCATCAAATGCAGTACATTTATTCTCTGTAGTAGCTTCCATACCAGAATATTGAGGGTCATCAGGGTCACCATTAGGGAATGTTACACGAACTTCTGCCCCTAATTCTGGAATATAATGGTCTGTTTCATTTGGACTTGCACCAACCTGACCATTACCTTGCTGTTTTACCCAAGGTAACTCCTCATTTGTTCTATTTTCCCATATATCAAGAATAACCTTAACCCGTTTCAACTTGTCAGGGTCGTTGTTATCTACAACTCTACCAACGTGTGACTGTCTGTATGGGTCAGGTGTAGGTTCTATAATTTGACCGTATGGCTTCAATAGCATACTATTTTCCCTTCCTTATTTCTAGTGTGATTGCAGATGAATTGTAATACTCTGAAGTATAATATATAGTATATGCTATAGGTTTACCAAATTTATCAGTATATCCTAAACTTGCATACTCAATTCTATCATCTTCAACCATATCAACTCGTTGTGAGTTGATGTAAAATTTCACGTTAGTTTCAAGTGAAGGTAGTGCCACGTATATACGTTTTCCACCTCTAACAGAGATAGTCTTAGTACAAGTTACACCTCTGTACATGTCGACATATCCATTTGTTGTAACATAAGTTGAGGTAAGTTGGTCTGGTGAAGTAAATGTACCCCAAAATCTAGTTTTTAAATCAGTTCCAGTAGTCTTCTTCAATTTGTACGCTATGTTAGTACCAAATGTAGTATTACCAAGTAATGCACTCTTTAATGTAGAGGCTGCAACCATGACCTCTCTAGCTTCATTACCATCAATTATTTCACCATTAGCTTGTACAACTTGGATTTCCCCTCTATCAACCTCTGACATATCAAACTTTACTTGGTCATCATCATAAATATAGCCTTTATCAACCAAGTCTTTTACTATGTAGTCCACAATATCTTCTTTAAGTTCATCTCGTGGTTTAATAGCATCTGAATCGCTGATAATTATTTCAGGAATAGGTAAATCAACATCATCAGGAATGTTCTTCTCAATGTCACTAATTACTTCTTGCACAATCTCTGATTTTTGTTCTTGAGAAATTGTCATATCTGAATTATCCTCCGTTTCGTAACTTATTGAACCGTCAGGACTCTCAACAAATCGTACCACACCTGTTGAAGGTGTTTCTGAGTAATTTGGAATAATTTTTGAGTTTACGTGTACAACAGTTTCCCCATACTGCTCTAAGAAGTAATCAAACTCCCTTAAAGCAGTAAATAATTCTGCAAATACACCATACATGTCACTTCCAACAAGTCCTGCAAATACTGAAAGTAACAGGTTAAACATTTTTGCATTCCCGAACATAAACCCTGATAAAGTCATATCAAGTGGACTTGGAACATATTTATTAATCATCCCTTGAACTAAATTTAAGCCAGACCTACGTAAGGTCGATATGGCAGAGCTAGTATCATTTAGATTTAATCTTGAATCAAACAAATCAAAATTAGCTAAAGATGCCTGCCTCATCTGTATTAAATGTTGTATTATTCTGTTTTGTGTAGTTCCATCAAGAAATCCTCTAGTTGTAACTAATCCTTGTCTTATATTTCTACAAGACTCACAAATATTAGCCCTTGTCTTTGGGTTTATGTTCAGCATCTTCATGGCTGTTTTCTGGTAAGGGTTAGCTCGTGTTCTCTCAACATCATTATAGTTGTCTCTACATAACCACACGTTATTAACAAAAGGTTTACCATACATAAAACCTTGTTCTATCGCCTCAATTATGTAAAGACCTGACTTATTGTCAGCAGCCATTTGAGTTCTAAGGTCCACTAAATCTAATACGTTAATCTTGTCTAAATAAACACCTTCGCATCTCAGCGTAGTTTGAATACTTGACATATTAATTAACTGCATTTTATTAAAGTTTCTAACTTCGTGCATTTCAATAGGGTTAGTGTCATCATCAACAGTTAAGTTAAATGTTTCTGGTATTCTGTGTTCATTTGGGTTTCTTTCATCTGTTCCAGTAGTTGCGAGAGTATTTATATTCCAACCTGTCTCAGAGTTTGCCATTGATGAGGCTACAGTTCTAACCTTACCAGTCTTAGCATCTCGTGCAGACATTTGTTTATACCCCGTATAACGGTTAGTATAAGATTTATATGAAACTGTGTTAGGGTCACCAACATAATAAATTGAGTTTTTGTACTTATTCTTTACACCTGGTGCTGATGGTACAAACACATGAACAGGACCATTAGCTTTCATTACTTTAAAACTTTTACAATACAAATTACCATCAAGCCCAATAGTACACATGGGGAAAGAATCACGTATATCAATTCTAAGCTGAAGTTCTGCTAGAAAGTTCTGAATAGTGCTAAATTTCTTATCATGTTGTTTAGACATGTCTTTAGAGCCTGGAAAATCTGCAATAAAAGAGTTACCAGTAAACTTATCCCATGTTACCTTCATAGCCTCATAGGCTGTACCTGTAACAACTCTGTCTACCATATGGTCTTTTAATAAGTTAGACCCGAGTTTATTCTTTGTTAAAACTCCTCCCCAGTACAATAAAAATAGGCTATTACTTGCATCCTTCTTAATATTATGCCCTACAGTTTCCGCAGTATAAGTTCCAACGTGTTCTACATCAGTTCCTATAGTAATTTCAATCTTATTTTGCTCATTAAACTTGTTTAACCAATCTTCATTAGTACTTGATATTATAAGCTCAAATGTAGGTAAAGCTATACCAGATGTACGTACACAACGGTACCCTAGTATATCCACTGAGTTTCTCTTTTTAAATTCAGGTGTAAGGTGTTCTCCATCAATATTGATGTCAAACATTATGTTAGTAGATTCAAGTTTAATCATAGCAAACTAGAATTTAGATGATACTAGTAATATCTCCGTTAGACACCTTATTATATAAGTCTTCTAAGTCTTCTATGCTAAATAGCTTAAGTACATCAGTTTCATCAAAAATTTCCTTTGTAGTATCATTATAATACTGTATCAAATATCCGTAAAATAAAGTACCATAAGCATCATAGGATATTAAATCAATATCTTTTGACCCTGATTCACAGCGGTAGTATCTCCACAATGGTAAGTTCTTTAAACCTAACAAAAACGGTGAATTTAGTACATCAAAAGTATCTTCTTTGTAAGGCATAAACTTTGCAAGGTCATAGCGTTCTTCACTTGCATAATCAGCAAGTTTAAATAAATCCTTAAAACGTTCGTCCATTATAATTCCTCCTTACCAGTGAACAATCTAATAGCATCAGCTGTAGTAGCTGCGTGCATTAATCGTAACTTAAGGTTTACACGAATATATAAAGGTTCACCTGAAGTTGTAAAACTAGCATTTCCACCATCAGCATACTGCCAATAACCAGTTCTAACAGTAGAAGGTGTAAAGTTTACATATTCTAGTAACATTTTACGCATCCAAATAGTTGGTCTACCACCACCATTTATAATACATTGGATTGTTCTGTCATTTTCTTCAGCATTGTTGGCATCATATGAACTAAAAGTATCTTTCCAAGATGAAGCTGCCTTTTTATCTTCCTCTGTATCAGAGAACATTGGTACAGTAAATTCTCCATTTTGCTGAAAGTAGTTTGGCTTATATCCACCATGAACGCCTATTTTTAATTTATTAAAAAATCCATCACCACCATCGCCTGGCATGACTGCTGCTAAAGCTGCAAAATAAGCTGCCTGCTTACTTATAGGCATTTCGTCAAGTGTACCTTTACCAGTTAATTGTGCTTTTAAGTACGTAATTAAATAAAAGTTCATATCAACTGTAATAGGTGCTGTACTTTTCCAAGCTGCTTTAGATGTTGAAACCCATGATACTGAGCCTTCCCCAGCTATTTGAGAGAAAGTATTTAATGAGCTTATATCAGGTATTGCCGATTCCCAACTGTTTCCCATTGAGATATTTGGTTCTTCTGTTAAAAATCCCTTAACAATAACTTCACCACCATTAGTAGTTGGAAGTCTGAAGACTGCCATACCAGCACAATTTGCAGCTATTGAATTTATAAATAAAGTCATTGTTGTTTAATTCCCCATACACCTAGTGAGCCTGTAATATCATTAGCACTAAACTGCTTGTCAAGTGTAGCTTGTCGCTCTTTTCTCTTATCAAGCTGCTGTTTGAGTACACGCTCAAGCAATAATTTAGAAAATCCTTGTTGTATTAATTCTTCTTCTGTCATTACTTAGATACCATCATCTTACCATCATTATTTAAGTGAGTTATACCCCATACACCTAGTGAACCAGACACATCAAGGGCACTGAATATAAGGTTCTGTTTTTCATCTGCCTTATTGTCTGTACTATTTATAACTTTCATAAGCACATCAGCAAACCCATTAGAGGCAGTAGTTGTTGGTTTTGAGGATGCTGATGTAGCTACATCTGGAGAAGCTCCTGCTTTCTTTAATAGGTCCTTAGAGTAAGAAGCTCCAGTACTTGTCATATTGTCAAAATGTACTGGGTCGTATCCTGATGAAAAATCTCCACCCCATCTTAACCCTACAGCTTTAGCATATTTTACAAACTCTTTAGCTTGAGCTGCGTTCATGTCTATCGCTCTACCTAAATTGTGTGCACTTGAACCTCCACCTGGTACGTGATAAGTTTTACCATTAATCACAACATCTGTAGCCTGTCGTGGTTTTGCAGGTGTAATTATGCTTTTATCTCCCAAATAATTTGCTCTAGCCCATAGCTCAGCTTGTTTTTGGTCACTTCTATATGCTGAGGTAATATTAAGTTTTTTACCAGTATCTTTATGATACTGCTTAGCAGCAGCATTGAGTTTCTTCAAAAACTCAGCATCCATCTTACTATGGTCAGTACTACCCCAATTTATATACTGTGTATCTTTAGCTTTTTTAGTTGGAGCATCTGTAATAGAAGCAGTACGAAGTGCTGCCTGCTCACGAGCAATAGTATCACCACTCACCAGTGCTTGATATTCTTTTTCAGCATATTGCTCAGCTAGTTCATTCTTATTGTTTATACGAGTCTTATCAAAAAGTCCCTTACCTTTATTATATGATTTTACAAACTCATCTCGTTTCTTCTTCTTGAATTTATCCCTAGCTTTGTCTTTCTGTTCCTGAGTAAATTCGTCTGTATCTGTTCCAACTAACTCTGCTCTTTGCTGCTTTAATTTTTCAAGTTTCTTATTACGTTCATCAAACTCTTTTTGAGTTAGTTGTAATGGACTAGCTAACCCTCTATTTTCATAATTATTATAACCTGGACGGTTCTTTGTATCTTGTTCAAGGTCTTCTTTACCCTTTTTACGTATCCATGGGAACATAGCCTGGATTATTGATACAATCTTGCCTAAAATAGGGTGAGTCTTTTTGTACTCTTGAAGTTGTTTATTACTACACTCACTTAATTTAGTTAATTGAGATGACATCCAGCCAAAAGTACTACCAATTGCAGCACCAACAGCTGCACCTGCTGCTGTACCAACAACTGGAAATACCGACCCTACTATTGCTCCTATAGCCGCTCCAGTTCCCATACCTGCTAAACTTCTACCCCCATTTAACATAGCTGCCTTACGTTTTTCGTCTTTAGTACCTTTAGTAGACTGGTATGCGTGTATAGCTCCACCAGCACTTAAAATGGCATCTAATGGTAATGCTGCTTTTCCAAGTAACTTAGTCACAGGCGTATGTAAAAATTTACCAAAAGTACCAACAGCTTTACTTGAGTTTATGGCAGACACAAACTTACTTTTACCTAAAGCTCCCCAAGAATTACTTATAGCTTTACCAAAACTAGAATTGGATAACTTAACTCCAGCTCTTGTTATACCTTTATACCAATTAGGCGTTACTCTTAGTGCCTCTTTAGTAGCTTTAAATTCAGTCTCTGAAAGTCTACCTGCACCTTTCATTCGGACAACGCCTCGCATTGTCTGCTTAGGGTTAGTAGATTTAAGTATTTTATTTGAAACACCTATACCTGTTCTTCCAGCTTTAGTTAAGGCTAGTTTAGCTACACCTCCACCTATACCTGTGCCAACCAAAGACATAAAACCTGCAAGTGCTCTTAAAGCCTTAAATATACCAACTAATGTACGAACACTACCAACTAAAGCTGGCATCATTAGTAGAGCAGCAGCAATTTTAGGATGTTTTCCCATAAACATCAATATACCTGCTCTAATTAAGTCTGCTAATGGATTTTTATTAAGAATTTTACTTAAACCTGTTAATAACTCTCCAATAAATTCTTTACGTTCTCTATTACGTTTTGCAGCATCTTCAAGCTGTTTAAAGGCTTCCTTCTCATCTTTAGCACGTTGTTTCTTTGATGCGTTATCTTGTGCCTTTTTGTCCCTTTGAAGAAGGTCATACTTATCTCCATGCTTAGCTCTTAGTCTGTCTTTAAGTTCTTGAAGTTTTGATTCTTGTGATGACTTCTCTTGTTCAGCTAATTCCATTGCATCGTATCGGTCTTGTATAGCTTTTTTTCGTTGACTCTTGATAATGCTACGTGGAGAATGGTTCCTTTTAATAGAACCCCTCATCTTTTTCATAAAATTCTTACGTTCTGGACTATCTAGCTCAGTTAAATTAGCTGCTGCATTACGTATTGGTGCTGCATCCTCATATTGTTGACGTGCCAACATGCCATCTCTAATTTTCTTATAAACATATGACATCTCTGGAGTATTACTACGATACATTTTTTCAGATTTAATGGCTTGTGATTTAGCTAATGCAAGCATTCTATTATATAAGCCATGTTCTCGTATAAATGCGTGTGTGTCACTATTAGGGTCATAATTACCTTTGTTATATTGGTCAGCAGCATATCTAACAACATCATTTCTGGACTGTATATAAACTGCATTATTATGCCTGAAGTTAGACCTAGTAGTATTATCAGCGTGTTGAACATCTACACCAGCAGCCCTTACTCTATTTAAAAAATTACGAGATGCTCTTGCATAGTATTTATTATTTACTACTTGTACATCAAGGTCTATCCCTGGTCCTGCAAACTTAGCTCCTGGTGTTCTGAGAACTTTTTGCATTTTTTGAGTATAGTCAAGGTTTATGTCATCTGCTCTATTAAACTCAGAATCATCAAAAATTTGAGCAGTATTATTTTCAGGTGGCTCGCCTGGAACCCACGCTTCACCATCCATTGACCAATATTTCTGACCATTTACAACACGAATTAAATAATCCATCCAATCACCTATACATGTACAAGTATTACAAACTCACCCCTATCAGGGTTAATGTTATTTAAAAAGTCTGATGATACATCTACACAATTCTTATATTTACGTGTAAGTTCCTCAAAAATCTCTTTATTAAGTTTTCTCATAGCAATATTTTCTTGGTCTTCTTTACTCTGAGCACACCAACCTTTATTTAGCTTTACCCATTTGTACCCAGCATTGATACACTTGGAACAAATATTATCTTCTTGTGATGTTTTACGAGCAAGTTGACTAACTGTACGGTTAGTTTTAATCTGACCTCCACAAACTTTACAGGTATAAATTGCCAGTTGTTTACTTTTTGGAACTGATGTAGGTTTCACCGAAGATTTTTTAGTAGTTGTAGACTTAATAGCCTTACTAGCAGTTGGTCCTTTTTTAGTTGACTTAACTTCAGCAATACTTTTCTTAAGCTCATCTTGAGTAGCTTTCTCAGCAACAATCTTATCCTTAATTACTTTCTCAGTTTCATTAGCCAGCTCCTTAGCTAACTCTTGAGTCTTCTTTATTTCTTCTTTGAGCTGTTTATTAGCAGCTGCATTTTTGCCTCTGCCAGGTAAGTCTAAAAACTTATCAGAGTACTTATGCCCTGGGAACCTTAAATCTAATTCATTCAAGTCTCTAGCAAGCCATCCATTAATCATCTCATACGAATCTGAACCTTTTTCAGACTCTCGTCTGTATTTTAGGTTTTGTCGTACACTGTCTAAAAGTTGCTCCTCAGTAGCATTACCTTTTGACTTTTCATATGAATTAGCTATTGATATATCATCTCTATCCATAGGTCCCTCCAGCCTAGTATATAATGTAATGCTGGAGAAATAACCTATTTAAACCACTTTTGTCTCTTATTAAATAACTGAAATCTAGGGTCTAAGCTAGTTGTTGAAAAATATGTATTATCTAATAAAATTGCTGTAGCTTCATCAGCTTCATCTTCATATAAACCATTTAGTTGATGCCATTCACTTAATTCTTGTCTCAACTCATCACAAAAATTATACATATTATCGTAAGTGCTTAATTTATAGCACTTATTATTTATGTCGTTCCACCTATCAAAATCTGTTCGCATGGTGTTTATCACATCCAGTGGTAATCCCCAAATTAACTGTAAAGTTCCTTTAATCTTAGTTACAAGTAAGTCTGAATGATTTTCATAGTATTCCTCTAAAGATAATTTACCTTGCTTTAGTTGTTCAAAATCATCATCTTTACACCAGTACATTGGGAATAACTCTAAAAGTTGGTATACACCTGTATACCATCTGTCTTTATTAGCTTTATTAAATATACTACATATGCACTTTTTGTAATGTTTGTATTCTTTTAGAGTATATCTATTGAGGGTTACCCAAACCATCTCATCCTCCAAGCAAACTTTCTTTCGTCATGAGCTGCATTTACACTTAAAAGAACATTATCAATCATACTTTGTAAATACTTTATCCCATTATCTAATGGAACAATATTTATTTGATTTTTAAGCTCCCCATTGTTATTTAAGTAATTAATCTCAACGTCCTTAATTATACTAGGTATATCTGAAATATACACTAGTGGAAACCTACCTACTGCCATTAGAGCATGGCGACTCGTAGCTGCGTGCAAACACTCAGCAAAAACTGGTAGTAATCCATTTATAAGTACTGGAAAGCACTTATAACTATCCTCTCTTTGTATATAAAACAAACATGACGTTGGGTTATTTTTGTACCATATTGTAGCACTATTACTATACTTGCTGCCTTCTGATAACGCAAAATACTGCAATAATTCTCTTAGATATTTAAGCCCAGATTTATAAGTACGTCCATTACGAATAAGTCTATCAGTATCATTACATTTAGTGCAAAAATATTTAAGTTCAGCTCGACTAAATTTACTATTTGGTCTTAATCTAATTCGTTTGCTTGCCATATTATTAGTATATCATCTAGTTTCTAATTTGTCAACCCAAACAAAGAGCACTACCCTTTGCTTGATAGTGCTCTTGTAAGTTCTTCTTCTTGTTGTTTTGAAATTACTATATTTATTATTTCCCTAAGTTCTCTTAAAGTTAAGTTTGTAAGTTCCTCAAAAGAACCATAATGTTTGTCAGATATAAGTGTGTCTATACACATTAGTACATCTTTGTAGTTAAAATCCTCAAACATTATAAGGAATGGGTATACAACAAACTTATTGCTGAAATCGTAAACCTGGAGTTAAGTATACCTCCGCCTCTTTTCCACAATCAGGACAATCTACTTTAAATGGCTTAACAATCTTAAGTAAATCTTCTTCCATTTTGTTAAGAACTTCAGAATCAGCTGGTTTATATAATCCGCTTAAAAAGTCAATTACAAACTCTATTCTATCCTTGTCATCAGGGAATTCTTCCCCCTTAACTTCACGTGTACTATATGCAAAATTGTTTATATACATCTCTGTAGCAACAGTGTTAGCTTTATCATCAGGAACATTTGATAAATATTTTGTAGCCATTGTAATATACTGACCAACAGTCAATGGAGAAGCAATAAGAGTAGTACCATCACTAAAAGTATATTCTTTACCAGGTACTCGTACAACTGTTTCATTACCTTCTTCATCTGTTAATGTTTTGTCATATCCAAATACTTCTTTATCAAATTCTTCCCAGTCTATATCAGTAAAAAGGAATGAAGCCTTGATATTATGATTTTTACAGTAAAAACAAATGTAGTTATCCACAATAATCTTTTTATCAGGTTCAAACGTAAAAATTCTACGTGCTAAGTCAATAAATTCAACATCATTAAATATCAATTTAGACTTACTAAATCCTGCATTTCCACGAATCTCTACACCCTCAAGTAAACGTCTGTAATACTCAGCTTGAGTACAACCCTCAAGAAGTCTACGCTCCCTAATAGTTAATGGTGTCACATAAATCTCCACATCTTCAGGGTATGGTACACCTTTAGATGGCAACATGTGCATTGGAATTTGGCGAGCTCTTAATCCTCTAATATCATTCATAATTAGTAATCCCCCTTTGTAATCAAGTTAGAATTTAGTCATATCCTACTACAATCAATTTAAACTGAATTACTTTCAAGCTATTTGAGTCATAATCTCTTGAACAAGTAATATCATCACCTAAGATACATTGACATTTCGTCATTGAGTTCATTTCACCATTTGTTGCAAAACCATAAATAGTTACACCTTTAGTAATTGTTTCAAGTACTGGAACAAATCCAGGGTCTACAACAGTCATAGCATGCCATTCTCTTAGTTTCATTTCAAAGAAATCAGACCTATGGTCATACATTTCACAAGTTAAGGTAGGACAACGTTTTTTAAATGGTAAAGACAAATCTGCAAAAGCACCTATAGATACGCTCATTTGTTCAATAGGACCTTGTGAATATTGAAGTGATTTTAATGGAATCCAGTCTATAGATTCATTTCTACGTAAATTTTTATCCCAACCAGGGTTATGTGACCCATCATAACTTGGGTCTTTTGAGTGCTGTAATGCAGAACTTATAGAAGTATGATAGCGATTATACTTCCAGCCATCAATCATAAAGGCAAAATAAGCACTTTGTTGAACATCAATGTTAAAATAAGAGTTATAGGTAGCATCCTGCCACGCTGAAGAAATAACATTATCATTCTTAGCTCCAATGAACGTAACACCCTTTGAATCTTCTAAGATACCAAAGTTAATTGTCCCAGGTCTGTCGGTCTTACCAACCTGAAATACGTGCATGTTATTTTCTGTAGCATTCTGATTATGAATCGTACCCATTTAAAATTCTCCTAAAACAAAATCTAAATGTTAAATGAGAGCCCTCTAGGAGGTCCTAGAAGAAACGAAATAAAGAGGACCCATATTCTGGGTCCTCTTTTACTTACTTTACAACAGACAAGCCTTATGAATATGCTGATGAGTCTTCGTTTAATGGAAGTCCATCTGCACCTGAATATAATTTATAGTTATCATATACAAGTGACATACTTACTTTAATAAGGTCGTTACCTTCTGAGTTTACTGTACCGTAGTTGATGTTAGTAGGCTGAGCTCTTAACAAATGGAAAGTATATGCTATAGCATCACGTTCAGTCATCAACTTGATTTGAATTGCATCTGTACAGTAGTTTGCTTTACCTGTGTTTGTACCTCTGTTCAAGTTATAGCAGTTGTTTGACCAGTTTTCAAGCATGTAAAGAGTACCTTGACGTTGTTTATCACCGTTTGTAGGGATTACAAATTCAAGTGATATTTCTTTAGTCTTACGTTTACCTGCTTGGTGGTTTATCATACCCATTGGCATAGCCCACTCTATTGCTTGACCAGGTGCACAAGGTAATTCAGCAGACACAGAGTAACCTTCAATATATTTTTGAATTTTATTCAAACCAGCTTGAGAAGCAGCTGAATCTTTGTTTGTATCAATTTCAATCATATATCTGAAAGTAGTCGCAATGTCTGTTCCGAAAGTTTGTGACAAATTGAATTTACCCATTTCTCTTACCTCTTACTCCTTCTTGTTATACTGATTGCAAAACTTGGAAATCAAATGCTGCATTTACAACGTTCATAACAAGATAGATTTTTTGAGCATAATTAACAGGGCTTAATACTAAGATGTAATGAAGTTCATTATCCACAATGTCATTTACAGTTGTAACATCTTTAACAATGTAGTTATTCAATCTTGAAGCTGCAATTCCATCTAAGTACAATTCCATGTTCTGTTTAATATCAGCTCTCAAAGTATCTGTGATAGGTAATTGAACATAGTCTTTCAATCTTTTAGTAAGATTTTCTTTGATGTCAAGAATGTTCAATACAGCACCGATATTTCTGAATGTTGTATTAGCCAACTGAAGTGTATTTTGAGTATTCAAGTAGTAATACTTTTGACGAGCTTCATATACAAGTGTATTTAATGAAGCATCATTCAAGTTTTTAGCTTCAGTTGATTCATCACCAATTTTCCAATCAACTACAATACCATCGACCTTACCATTTCTAGGACCAGCAGCTACATAAGGGTGACCAAGGTCGTGAAGAACTTGGATGTACTTACGGCAAGCTAATGAGTCCATACCAATAGTTACTTTTCTTGTGTTGTAGTTGTCTGTTACTTTTACGTGAGGTCCAAACATAGCAGCCAAGTAAGAAGTATTTAAACCATTATCAAGTTTTTTCTTCTTCCAGTTAATTATGTCTGTAACTCTTTGAGCTGGAGATGTTTTATCTTCATGAGCTTTTAAACTTCTCAAGAATACAAAACAGTCCTTTCTGTTTTCACAGATTGTTAATAGTGCTTCTTGGTAGTCTTTGTTTTCGTTGTTACCATTAATTAACAATGAAACAGGGACTGCTTTATCAGCAAATACTTGTAATGCAGCAATGTTGTCACTTACGTTAATTGGGTCACCATCATAACCACCACCAAGTCTTGTGATTTCAAAACCTGCTGGAACAACGTCTTCAACATCTTCATCTTCGTGAGTAAAGATTTTGATGAATTTTGAAGAATCATTAATGATTTCTTTAATATGAAGGTTAGAACCATCCAATGATTTGTGAACAAGACCCATTGCACAATCATAATCTTCTAAGTATGTTGAAGTTTCCCAGTTGTATACTCTTAGTCTGAATACACCAGATTCTCCTAAGTCTGTTTCATCACCAGAAATGATTTCAATACCAATGTTTCCATTGTAAGCACCTTGGTCAATACCTGTTACAAGGAACAAGTCTTTTTCAGTTAAAAGTGCATTTGAAGGGTTAGCAATAGAGTCTCTGTAAATCTTAATTGCTAAGTTTGCATCTTCTGCAATAGTACCTTCAATTTCTTCAGCAATTCTAACTAGAAGCATATCATCTTCTTCGTCACGTTCTGGTTCTGCTTTAACAGTGTAGAATTTGATAGCTGATTTAGCATCTGTTACAACTGTGTTGTAGCCTTCAATTCTGAATCTGTCGCCAGGTTGGAAATCTTTAGCTTCAGCATTCAATTTTAAGAAGTTAGCTTCAACATCTTCTCCGTTCTCACGAAGTGTTTTCTTAACTAAACCAATAATACCTTCAGCAATAACCATTCTGTTAATTGGAAGTGGAGCAACTGGAATAAAACCTTTACCGATAGCACCAGCTTTTTCGTCTCTGTCTTCATCAGCAAATTGTACTGATTCAGGTAAGTCTTTTGTCAAGACAATTTGAGTAATTCCACCAACGCAAGCTACTGATTTACCATCATTAGCACCGCCTTCATCACTCTCAGCAACAGTGTATGTACCAAGCAACTCACCTTCGTAAGTAATTCTTAGTTTATCACCAGCTTTAATCTTATCAGTCGCATCACCTATAAATAATGCACGTTTAGGGTTATCTTTTGGAGCACCCAAGAACTCCCCAATTTCAACAGATTTTCTTACAATCAATCCACCAAACAATGGGTTATTAGCAGCACGTGATACATACACGTTACTTGAAACTTTTAATAATTCCAGAATATCAAAGTATGTAGTGTCTTGTTTTACCCCTGGTTTTCCAGTAAAGGTGAACTTAGTTAAGAAGTCAGAAGAATCTTGGACATGGACTGCCTCATACATAGGTCCACGGTTAGCACGTAGGGTTACACCCACGATAAGACTATCGTTTCCTTCAATAAGGGCAGATTGGTCGTTTAATGTTACGTAAACGTTTGGTAAATCTCTTGTAGCCATTATCTTTCTCCATTTTAACTGTGTTTATTATCTAAACCGTTCTTATTCTTATACCTATTTGGGTTCTTGTAGGTCAGTGTATAATTTAAGAGCTGAAGGTGGTATGATGTGTGAAAATCAAGTTTTAACGTACTTCAAAACTAAGTATGTCACCTTTTTGCTTACTTGCAATCTTCACAACAATCTTTTCTAGCACATGACATTGTTTAGGATATTTTGTTACCCAGTACACTAAATCAAATGTATACGCAGTTGATACAAGTGTCCCTTGAGTTTCCATGCTAGGTTTCTTCAGGTCTACCTCTCGTATATACATGGCTTGACCCGTTTTTTCATATTCATCTTCTGTTCCAGTAGGAAACTGGATGAATTCGCAGTATGAGAAGTTAACGATTCTATCCCAGAACAAGGCTAATTGCTCTGTGACAGCATATAGGGTGGATATGTCATTACTGACAAGTACCATTTTTATTGGTACTGCAACTCTTTTTGTTTTAATCTCAAAATGGTCCCCATCACTATTTGGGATTGTCACATATTGATTAGTTGATACAACATTTGTTAAAGATTTTAAAGCACCTGTGTTAAACATTACAGTCACCCAAGGTTGCTCTCTATCTTTAAATTGAACTGAAGCTAAACGTTGATGAAATTGGTCGTCAAAGTTCAAATCTGGGTCATATATGTATTTATAACTGGGTTCATCATACTCGGACTGATATTGTTGCATATAAATAGCTTCTTCACCATCTATAGAATCTTCATAATGCTCAGGCTCATTCATAGTAAACGTAGCAAATTCAGTGCCCGTATGTCCCTCGAGCATGTCAAATAATTGACCTATAGCATTGTTAAGATAATTAAATGTTGCCATTATTTTTGACTTCCCATATTTGGTTTTTGTTGACCCTTAGTTAATGGAGCTAAGTACATTCTCATCACCATATGTCCCCCTGCACCATTAACAGTAGTCTTTTTCATAATAAAGAATGAAAGTGTTGATGCTCCTAGTTTTACAACTACTTTTGATGATAAAGGTAATTGTTTTGCTGTAGTTGTCTCAATAAAAGGTTGATTAGTCTTTCCAGCAGTCATTAATGCAAAATTATCAAATTGCTCAGAAGCCGAATTCATACTCTCTTTTTGCATTAAATGTGGTATGTAATAATAAACATCTTCTAAACTAGGTTTATCTGGATAACCTGGAAGTTCAAAGGGTTCAAATAGATTGACAGACTGATATGTACCTCTCTTTTTAGGGTCTTTAATTGGAAAATAGACATCACAAGGTACACCAAAAGCAGTTTCATAATCTTCGGTTAAGTTTTTGGCTACTGGTGTGAACTTAGTATATAAGTTAGATATTATGTCCCTGTTCTTTCTCATGCTCTGATGCTAATTCCATATATTCTTTTTGACCTTTTAATAGCTTGTCATCATCACTAAGACCCAAATGTTCCAATGCTCCCTTTATACAACCAAGGTGTATTGTTTCATCCTTGGCAAGTTCTTCAAATAAATTTGCTAAGATAGGTAGCCCCATAAGTTTACACTTATTGGCTCTTTCTAAGTATGCTGATACCGCTTCGCTTTCTTCAGCCTGAGATTTTAACAAGAATACTTTTATGTCATCTATAAAAGATTCATTTATATCTTCATCTATCTTAACTTTTTTATTCTTTCTCTTTGTGTTACTGCAAAGTGCAGGAACTGGATAAGGTGCTAACTGTGCTGTAGTTGGTCCTGTGAAAGCACAACAAGATGAAACATCTTCTTTAAGTGCTTTTATAGCCGTTATTAATTTGTCTAAGTTCTTCATAAAGTGACCTACCATTACTACGTTCAATGAACTCGTCAAAGTTCAGTTCTGGTTTAAAATCTATACTTGGCTCCTTACTTTCTTTATCAGACATAAGAAGATTAACTAATTTGAGAAACTCGTTATTTGACACCTCTTAGTACCTCACAATTAAAGTATCTATACTTGTTTCTACATACTTTTTTATTAAGCGTGCACATGCACCCATTAACTTTAGGGCATTTCATTGGTTCTAACTCAATGTAACCACAGTGCACACAAGGGTAGTTTGATATAGTGCTACCACACTTTAAACATTTTAATACCATTCGTCAGCTCTATTCCTTCCTATAGTTGGTGTGTAAATATAATGAATACGAGAATTATCAGTTGTAGCTCTTATATGTGTTATGTCCTGAATAGCACGTTGCATATCCGCCATAGTCTTAATTCTGCTTCTAGTATCAATGAGTCTTTTACGTACACGCAGTGTCTGTCTGCGTTCTACAAGAACACGTCTCATTTGAGCGAAATCATCAACAGTAGTTCTGTCAATAATACCACCATTCAACAACAGCACTGTTAAAAGCATTAAATGTTTACACATACCAATGCTTTGATGTACGTTACGAACATACTCTGGATTAGCTTTTTTATATGCAACAGGTGAGTCACCTAAATGAGCCTTACGACCGTCATTAGGGAATGCAAAAGTCCAAAAGTAGTCTGAACATGAACAACTTACACGAGCCTCTAAATCAAGGCTTAAAGGTTCCTCAAAATAGAAAACTTTATTATCATCGGCATAAAAATCTGCTGCGGAGTCTTCATTTTGGTGTGCACAAGGGATAATAAACCCAGACAGTTGCTGATGTAGAGCCCCTCCTAAATCTATATCTAAATTACTTACGTTCTCTTTATCTGTAGGTAAAAAATTACGCCTACGAGTATTACGTGATACAGAGCTACCTTTCTCAGCTTTTATAATCTCAATATGTTCACGTGCTTTCTTTTCGTCAAAGTCATCTCTGTCAGGCTCTGCTGAAAATACTCTATCCATGTATAAGTCAGCTAAGCTATTATATACTCTACCTTGTACACCCAGAAGTGCAATTCGTACAGCATGATAATCAATACCTGTACTATCTGTTTTTGCACCCATTACCATTCTTATCTCAAGAATATGTGACTCTGGGTCATAAATACAGGTTTTGTTATTATAAAATATTTCACCAAATTCCTTTGCTAGTGCTTTGCTGTAGCCCCAGTTTCTTGAACCGTGTTTGGAAACTGTAGCTGCTGCTCCTCGCACCAAATCTCCAAGTGTAGCCATATCTTCCCCCTTAGATAGGAGCCATTGCTCCAAAATCCAACGTTTCACGTAGATTTCTGTACACTTCTTGTTTTAACAGACGTGCTCTTGCATAGAGTTCATCTGAAGACAAGTCAATGTTATGTAATTCTGCCTGAGTAGACTGTGCACGTAAAGAAGCCAATGCTTCAAGGATATAAGCCTTAAAGAACTTCTTGTATGTATAATCCCCAGTATCTAACTCAGTACAGTATTTGTAGTATGGAACACAAGTAAATACTAAGTCACCATATTCGCCCTCTTGGAGAGAGACTTCAATTTCCCTAGTATGCGGATTTAAAAATCCTTCCCCAAGGTCTCCCTCCAGTTTCACAAATTTTTGAGTAACGTGTCTTCCATTACCATAATCTATGAGCTTTTCTTCCACGCCTACTTCTTTCATTGATTTCCCGTTTTTTGTGACAATTAGAGTACCTTTCTTTGGTTTAACTTTTAACGTAACTAACGCTTCAGTCTCATAATCAGCCATGTACTCTGTTGTATTAATTTTTGCGGAGTCGTCTAATCTATACTCTCTACTATAAGTCACTCTCAAAGTGGTCATTGGTGGAAATGTTTTAAGTAATTGTGAATGATGCTCGTACTCATATGCAATCTGACCAAAATCAGGCATAAGTGTTCTTGGATATGAGTCTAATATATCATAACGAACAGCTCTGACAGCTAAAGTATCATCAGGCATCTTAAACATGCCATTTTCATTTGCAGTTAGTCTTATTTCAGTAGTATGTACAGGCTTTCTTCTTGCATACTCTTTTAAAGAGTTGTAGAAGACACTAGCGATTCTATCCCATGTAAATCCCAAAGTATCCACAATGAAGCTCTCGCCAAGTAAGTACTGTCCTTCTTCTATTAAGACTAAATCAAATAATTCTTCAACTGTCAGCATTCGTTAATCCCTAATTAGTTTTTTGCTTTAGCTGCCTTCTTACCAGCTGCCTTTGCTGTTTTAGCTGCTTTCTTTGGTTCAGCTTTATCTTCTCCCTCTTTATCCCCATCAACTGCTGCTTCTGGTTCTTCAGGGACTTCAGTGCCTTCTGACTTATCTCCGTCAGTGTCAGCATCAGACTTTGCCACACCATCATCATTATTACCAGCTTTATCGCCAGCATCTTCGCCTTCAGAGTCTTTGGTGCCAGCTTCTTCAGTTTGAGGTAATTCACCATTGCCTTCTTTAGGCTCCATATTTTCATTAGCTTTTTCAGATACATCTTCCTTTACCTCATCTGCCTTAGCATCTTCCATAGCCATTATTTGTACATACTTCCCATAAACATTTTTAATAGTAGTTGCAGGGAATTTTACTGCATCAACTTCAACTATTTTATTTGGTGGTAACTCAAGAATAGTTACACCATTTCTTAGTCTAAGTACGCTTTTTGTTAAGTTCTTTACTAACATGTGTTTTAATCTCCTTTAAAGTAATATTTAGCAATATTGTGTCATTTGAGAATTTAATAGTAGTCATAAAAAATACGACCTCAAAATCGAGGTCGTATTTTATTTGGGGTTGGGGGAAACCCATTATCTACTACGCAAGACCAAGCAATTCTTTAACTTTAGTTACGTTAAGTTTTGCAGTAAGCGTAGGAGCTACGTTTTTACCACCGATAGTAGACATCAGTTGTGTTTTTTGAATAGCCAAGTTGTCTTGGTCAAATACACGTCTGATAACTGGTTCCATGAATGTACCAAGAACATATGGTGTCAAGAAATCTTGAGATTTGTTCTTGTAAAGAGCGATGATTTCGCCTTCTGGAACAAGTGCATCGTAAGAAACGATAACAGGAGTACCATCGAATGTACCAGCCACATACATACCACCCATTTGATTTTCAAATGTGTTAGAAGCAGCTTTGTATTTAGGAAGTGCATTGAAGATTGGAAGTAATCCAACGTTAATTACGTATGCAGCAAACTTAGCTACAGGTGTACCAGAAGTAATAGTTACTTTGTTTTGAAGTATACCCATTACAACTTCTAAGAATTGAGTGTTGAACAATTTGTTGTCACCGTTACCAGTAGCATTCAATGTAGCTGTAATATCATGTTGAGCGATGTTAGCAGCAGGGATTTCATCTCTGATTTCTGTGATAACTTTGTTAGCCAATTCTTTGTTGTAAATTGTAGCCATTGCTCTATCAAGTTCAGTATTCCAGTCAAGACCAAAGATAGCTCTTGAAAGTTGTTCTTGGTAGATGTTGCTTTGAGTTTTAACTGATACGTTTTCAGTTTCAACTTGCAATGCTTCAACGTCCATTGTGAATTCAGCAATTCTATTAGTTGCACCTGCAACACCAGCTTCTTTTTCTTCGATTTCTCTGTTGTATGTAACTTTAACGTTCAAGCCATCAGCAGTAGGAGCTGTAGCTAATACAACAGTCAATACTCTTGTTGCATAATCGAATGTTGCGTAACCTAAGTTTTCAGCAACTGGAGTTAAGATAGCAACACCGTCTTTTGCCATTTCTGGTTGGAAATCTTTGAAGTAACCAGTGTGACCATCAATAAGAACTTCCAAAGTACCAGGTTGTGGTTTGTATTTAAGTGCATTAGAAGTGAAGTTTACGCTTCCGTTAGTCAATGTACCAGCAGCTTCGCCAATGATACGAGTATCTACGAAGTGGTGGTTTTGAGCAACGTTGTTTCTAGCATCACCAAGTACGTCACCAGCTTTGATGTTACCAAAAGTATTAGTTGCTTTTACTTTTTGGAAGTAAATCAAACCTCTGTTACCTTTAAGGTCATATAAGTGGCATAAGTAAGGCAATACTGATTTTTCATATCTATATGTTACGAAAGAAATAGAAGGAACAGGGTATGGAGCTTGTTGAGCTGTTGTACCTTCAAATGCTTCGCAGCATAGAGAGTAGTAGTTGTCTTCCATATTAGTTAGGTCAAGACCACTGTATAGGCTTTCGCTGATGCTATTACCATTAGCACGGAAGTCATTTAAGTATGCTCTTGTACCAAACTGAGTTTGTACGTGTGAGATAGCCTCACAAATTTCTGAGAATGAGAATCCAGAAATTTTGTTGTAGTCAGTTTTCAATAATTGTTCAATTATTGGTGCATGTTTGTCGATGTCGCTATAACGGAAACCAGCATGTCTTTCAAGTTGGTCGGCACCTTGAGCTTGCATTCTGAATTCTTTTTTGACATCTTCAACAGTGTTAAATCTAGCTGTCATTTTTTCTTCTCCGTTAATTATACCTTTAACTCTTAATACTTTTTGATTTACAAAATACAATGTAAATCAGGTGTTTGTCTCTAAGCCCAAATTGAGTAAGGTTTTCTCTTTACTCCAGTAGACTCAACTGACTCTGTAACAGAATCTTCTGTTGATTCACCTTCAGCATCAGAACCCCAGATTGAAAATGGTTTACGAGCAGGGGCTTTTGGTTGAATTGAGCTTGTCAATGATTCTTTGATAGCTTCAACTTTTGCAGCTGCTTCGTTTTCTTCTTTTTGTGTCTCTGCTGCTTTAAGTTCTTCTTCTACCGCTTCATAAGTTTTTGAACTTAACATTTTGCTGGCTTCTTCAATAGAGATATTGAATTTACCACTTAGCTTATAAGAATCTAATTCCTTAGTTAGGTCAGCTATACGATTTTCAGATTCAACAACAACTTCTTTATGAACTTTACCAAGTTCATTGAAAGTATCTGTTAATTCTTGAATTAATGTAAGAGCTTCATCAATTTCAGTTTTTTGAGCTTCATACATAGCTTTGTAATCAGGTACAGATTCAACATCAACTTCAGCTGGGTCAGCAGCTACTTCTTCAGCAGCTTCATCAACTTTAGTTTCTGCTTCTTCTTTAGGTTCTTCAGCTTTTGGAGCTTCTTCAGCTTTTTCTTCTGATTCTGCAACTGCCTCAGCAGGAGCTTCTTCAGCTTTAACTTCTTCAGCAGGAACTTCTGCTTTAGGTTCTTCAGCTTTTGGAGCTTCTTCAGATTCTTTGATTGCTTCGTCTTTTTTATCTTCCTTCTTGTCATCACATTTTTCAGCTTTACAATCTTTGTCATCTTTCTTGTCTTCAGCTTTTTTGTCTTTGCAATCACAATCAGGTTTACCACAGCAATCTTTAGCCTCTGCAACAGGTTCAGCAGGAGCTTCTTCAGCTTTTTCTTCTGCTTCTGCCTTAGGTGCTTCTTCAGCTTTAGGTTCTTCTTCAGATTCTTTAATACCTGCAAGTTTGCCTTCTTCAGAACCTAATTTTGGTTCTTCTTTAGCTGCCTTAGCATCTTTTACAGAGTCTTTTGTAGTTACAGTGTCTTTAGGGTCTTCATTAGCCCAAGCACTGTTTGGAATGTCACCAGGTGCACCAGCTTGACCAGGTGCTTGTGGGAAATCACCTCTTGCAGGTGCTGTTTCCTTAGGGTCTTCGTGAGCCCATTGTTCTTCAACTTTTTCAGCTGGAGCTTCTTCTGCTTCTGCTTTTGGAGCTTCTTCAGCTTTAACTTCTGCTGCTTCAGCAGGTTGTTCAACAGACTCGTAAATATCACTTTTAATCTGTGCTACGTCAGAAATCAACTGTTTTAACGCTTCAGCTATTGTTGAACCTTTACCAGTTCCTAAGTCCAATAACTTTTGAGTCATTTCTTCTTTAGTGTCAGATGCAGTAATATCAACTTTTACTTTGTTCATGTTGTTATCCTCATCTATTTCTTCATCAGTATTGACATTTGCAACCATACTTTCTTGTATAGCAGCTAAGAATTTATCTTCATCAAGTTTTAAACCTGACTTCATGAGCACATTTTGTAGTTGCTCAACAATTTCTTGTTTAGAGTTCATTTCTTCCTCACTTATATAATGTGGGCATGCTTGTAGGAATCCAGGCTCTTTTACGACATCCCAGCACTCACAGAAATATCTTAGTTTGTCTACAATCTTGTAGCCTTTACCACTCTCAAGTAATTTTCCACCACCACGTGATGAAACGAATAGTGGAATATCTTGTTCATATAAATCTCTTAGATTACGACCTGCTTCTGTGTTTAAAATTTCAAATCTACCCCAAACGTATTTACCATGAATATCATCTTCACGAATTTCTAAGTCTGTAATAACGTGAGATACTTTACCCTCTGCAAGGTCTTTATCATCTACTCTTTTATCGTGGTGCCCTATAGTACCTAACATTCTACGAGTATGAACTCTATCCATTAAGTTTCTGTTTTCAAGTTGGTACTCCCAGAAATCAGACTCATAAAGCCTTTTGTTTCTCGAGAATACTGAACAACCATTCTTATCAGAAATAGGTGCAAATACACCTTCTGCAACACCTAATGCTTTACATTTCTTTGGTCTTCCTGCTTTAGTAGTACCAACATTAAGACTTTCAGTAAGTGGTGTAACCTGTGGTTTATCAAAGAAGTCAAACTGCATCTCACAGCTTTCCATGATATTATCCGAAGTATCCCATCCCCATCCTTCAGCTTCTTCAATGAAGTCCATGTCAAAAGCCTCCGACAAAGTAAATTTGCCAGGGTTTACTGGAGTCCACTCAACTCTTTCTTCAGATAGGGTTCTTACACCATCAGATATATGTTTCTTTGCATCAGCCACGGATGTATGTGCCTTTTTCCTTGCGTTCTTACAAATTCTGTCTCTATCGTAATCAGTAGGTTTATGGTCTTTCATAACCTGAGACTTAATCTTCCTCTTTTGGAATTTTAACTTACCGTGCTTAACTCTCTTGTGAATAGCATCAAGTTTGTCAGCTTCTTCAGTTAAAACTGTCTGAATAGAATCTAAATCGTTATTAGTCAGCATTATCTCTTATCCTTTGATGTTTTAACACCTTTAGCACTATCAACGATTGCATCAACTGTAGTTGCTAAATCTGCTTTACCTATAATTAGGTTGTTAATACTGTCAACAACTTTTTCCTTATCGTACTCTTTCTTGTCCTTTGCGTACTCTTTTTTAAGGTCAAAGTTCTTCTTCTCCTTTTCAGCCATCTTCCTAAGCTGTTCTTCCTTCTTCAAAGCAGGGTTTTCTTCCTCTGTAATTCTTTGAAGTTTATCATTAAGTTGATTTAGTTGGTCTTGTACCTTTTCTTCAACTTTATCTTTCTTTAATAACTCAACAGCAGACTTCTTGAACTGCTGATTATTTAATTCAGTAATCTTTCTCTTTAGTTCTTTTAATTTAGTTAGTAGTTCGCCAGCCATGCTAATCTCCAAATCAGGGTTCTAACATAAAACTTAATTTATGTTAGCCAAGTATGTCACGAATTGAGTCATCTCCATCATTCTCAGCTTTAGCTTTCTTCTTATCTTTATTTGCTAAATCAGAATCACGGTCTCTACGTCTTTGAGCCTCATCTTCAGATTGAGGTGCTGCTGGAACACTTCGCATAGGATAGCTTGGTTGTGTTCCATCATCTAAATCATTATCTCTACGTTGTTGCTGTTGTTCAGCAGGAGTCATGTAACTAAAGATGTCACGGATATGTGGGTTATTACGTAATTCTTCTTCCCACATCTTAATAAAGTTTTCACCATTAACTTTAATAGGAAGGTTAGGTGAGCCTGCAACGTTATCCACAACAGATAAGATTGAACCCATAGTTTCAGCTCTTAACATCATATTTTCATTTTCAAGTCTATCATTCAAGTTAGTACAAGACTTAAAGATAACTTCTATGTAGTCTTTATCAATACTACGTTTCAATACACCTTCTTCTGTAGAATATCTAGCTCTCAAGTGGTCATATGCTGTCTGACGAATTCCTTTTGCTAGTAATTGCTGAATTCTTGACAGCATCATAGAAAATCTTGGATTAGTTTGAATAGTGTCTTCTTTTGTATCCTTTTGACCTTGATACGTTGAAGCTGAAATATATTGTTCGGGTATACCTACACCAAGTGCAATAGTTTTACGAATGTCATTTATCTTTTCAGATAAATTTGTTTCACCATAATTCAACACAATCTGCTTCATAGCATTTGTGTTATTTTCGGCATCATATGGTATTAACTCAATAGACTGCATGTTTTGAAGTAATGTTGATACATCTAAAGAGTCTAAGTTATTAATAATTGTATTTTTGTTCTTATTTAATGAAGCAGACCAGTCCTGAAGTTGTTTTGCAATCTTAATCATATCTTGCTCTGGGTGTACACCAACACCAAGAAGAATAGGCTGTATTGCTCTACTAATCTCAATAGCAGTACGTATAGACTCAAGTTGGTTATACTGTTTTATTAAGTCAATTACAGGTGCTAAGATTGGCTCAGCACATCTGATTTTTTCCTTGATAAGCACATCAACAGACTCAAAGTCTTTACCAACTCTAAGGTTTAATGGTATCCTACGATAATTAAGCATAAAGTGGCTTATTTCAGAGGCATCTACAAAGTCACCTGTAAGTACTCTACGTTTAGCACTAGGGTCAATTTTAATTGCACCTAAGAATTGAGATTTACTATAAATTGCAATGTGCTCTCTTAAAGCAACATCATCTACTATTTCAATAATACCTCTACCAGGTTCCTCTACTTTTGACAAGAACAATTCACCATAGTCCAACCCTTCAGCAAAGATAACATCTCGTAATATATCTAAGAAGTTTGTTCTTTTAATCATGTCTAAAATGTCTTTAGTAAACATCTCAGATTTTTCTGGGTCTGACGGGTCTGTGTATTTAATAAACAGGGTATTTCCGTTATTAACGTCATTAAATCCATCTGATATAATAATATCTTTAATAGCTACAGCTAAGTGATGCCTTGAGATAGTGTCAATCCTATCAAAGGTTCTGTTACGTTCTTGTATGGTCCAGTCAACCTGCTTATCAATTTGATGTTTCTTAGTTTGATTAACAAGCCCATAGCTTTCATAACCAAATTTTGATAATGGAGTGTCTACAGCATGAAACCCACTTAGTTGTCTACGAAGCTCATTAGTGTCAATGAACGTTTCGTGTAAAGTTCTTCCTAGTTTATCAAAAAATCCCATTTCTCTCTCCTATGGTAAAAATCTAAGACATAAAACCAGCATCTTTGAGCAGTTGATTAATGTCTTTAGGTCTTTCTGGAATATACAAGCCTAAGTTAGATAAATACCCTAAATCTCCAAATTTATTTACATCAAATTTAATCATTGCATCATTGTTATTTTTAGCAAAACCTGCAATATTGTGCCCACGTTCCAATAACTCTGTAATTGTATCATTTGAGTCTAAATAGAACGGGTCATTGTAAGCTAGATAGCAAGCACCTGCAAGTGCATCACATAAGTCATCTGTAGTACTTTTTGACTTCTCAACTCTTTTAGTAGTTTCTCTCAATCCAGCTAATTCTCTAGTTAAAAGGGGATTATAGAAACCATTTATTGTTTGTGTAAGAATTAAGTTCTTTAAGAAGTAGTATGCTTCTTTATCCTTTTCAACTGATAAATACTCTGTTTGGACTCCGTTTCTTCTAAGTATCTGTCTTGCAAGTTCACCTTGGTGACTATCTGTTGAAACTTTCTTAACAGGGTAACCTTTTTTCTTCAACCCATATACAAACTCAAGTACTTTCAGCAGGTCAACAGCATTGCCCCCAGATGATGAAATTCCTAAACAGAAGTCTATATAATATGTTCTTTTCTTAATAGAATCACCTTCTGCTGAAGTATACACAACAGGCTTACTATATACACTAGCTAGTCCGAACCTGTCTTTCTTTTCTGCAATATCCAAATGAATATACCTATAACAACCTGGATTATCAGGGTGAGCAAAATAATCCTTGTCATACAGATAGTCTTCAATCTCTGTAAACGAATTAACATCTATCCTCAAATCATCAGCCTTAAAAATGTGGTTTGGCTTCTTAAATACTTCTGAAAATATAGAAACAGAGTTAAAGAATGCGTTTTCAGCTACTGTACGTCTTCCTGCAATTTCTTGAATAGCCAAACGAGGTGATGACCTAAATTGAGTTAAATATTCAGTTCTTCGTGGAACTTGAATAATCTTATCTTCAGGTAAGGAATCTCTATCAACATCAGACTCCTCAATGATACAAGGGTCCTGTACGTTTGAGCCTAAAAAGAAGTCAAAAGTATCGTCCATACTCTCATTACGGGCAACCCATCTTGGAATGTCATCCATGATAAATACATTCTCAATACCATTTGAACGAACGACATCTATACGTTCACCAATAACGTCACCTTCATCCATTGGTGAGGATGTTAGCCAAATCATACCTGTCATAGCAGGAGCTTTTGAGAATGTTGCGTTACGTCTGTCAACCATAGCTGTATACAGCTTAGTTCTTGTCTCAACAAGTTGTTCTGCTGAAATTTTTGGAGAAGGCATGTTAGCCTCGTCCAAACAGCCAAAAATCAAGTCAGTACCAGTAATTACGTTTACTGTTGAACCAGCTTTAAGCAAGATATTATCAGTAACCTGTACCCCCTTCTTATCTAAGTTAGAAAAAGATAAGTTATTTGTGATAACGTCTATGAAGTAAGGTGATAAAGTTAGACCTTTGTGTACATCTTCACCTAACTGTGAGCAAGCTGTAGGGTTATCTTTTGATAAGAATACAAAAGTAATGTTAGCTGAGTTTTTGATGTTTAATGTTTTTGATGGTGATACCATACAAAGTAACAAATAAATCTCATAAAGGGCTGAAATTACTATAACCGTTGACTTTCCCGAATTCAAAACTACTGTGTAGTCCTCCAGCAGAAACTTATGGTCTCTATCAATCGTGAAACCATAGAAGTCATCAACCCCTACAGGCTCTATTGTAAAACCAAACTTATTCCAGTCATACCTTCTTGGAGTAGTTACCCGTTTTCGTGGTAAAAGAGTAGGTATGTTAAGCATTGGGTTTCCGCCCAATATTAGGTCATTAGAATGGTATACCTTATTAGTACGTTTGTCTAGTCTGTCTCTAATATGACACGAACAGTACATACCAAGACTCTTTATAATATTTACAAGCCCAGATGCAATATTGTCCTTACTTGTAGTAATACTAAAGTTATCTAATGTACCGTGTATAACAGTTCCATCACCATCAATGTATCCTGCTATAAACTTATATCTATCATCAGGGGAATATAAGAGAACTTCGTGTGGAATGTGTTTATTCTTGTATACATTAAGTCTCTTTAACTCCTTAAGTATTCTATTTTCACCATTAAATACTATATTAATATCACGTGAATTTGTAGCAATATTACTCTCAATTATTTTTGCTGAATAATATGTGGCTAAATTGCGTAAGTACTGCTCAATTTCGATATCTTTGTAGTTTACTGATATAGATACACGGTCCTTTCTACCATCAGCAAGCCACAAACCTAAGAAATAAGGGTCTAATGTTGGAGTTACTGTCTTTCCAAAGGTTATAGGTGACTGAGGTCTATACATAAATGTTCGTTTATTAGAATATCCATATCTCTTGATATAATCCTCAACAGTCATTTCTCTAAAAGACTCTTTAGAGTCATTTACACCATGCTTTACTTTTAAAGCCAACCTATGACTTTTGTTACATACAAATGAGTTACCACCTTTACTAGGAGTTACCTTATACATTTCCTCTGTACCATGAGTTAATTGTAGAACAGTTCTTGGTTGAGAATCTGGACCCATTACCTGCTCACCAACCTTAATGTCCTCAATGTTCTTAACAGAACCATCGAACATTCTTACTTTAGTACCTTTAGCAAAACAACGTGTGGCACACGAAAGTAATGCCTCATTGTACTTTTTACAGAATGGTGCTGGGTACATTTCAACCAAAGTTTCTTCCCAAATAGGGAAAATAATATCAGAGTAAATGTTACCCAAGAAGTAAGGGTCATGAATAAACGTCTTAATATCAACAGGATACTCCTTGTATAGTTGTTTACCAACCATTTCATAAATGATATAAGACTTTTCAGAGTATGAAAGTGACTCAAAAGTTTCTAAAAACTCTTTAATTTCTGCATTGCTTAAATGCTTTTCATCACGTAAAAATTGTATGATGTGTTCATTGTGCATTACGAACCACTCCTATGGTTTGGATTTAAGAAGCCCATAAGTTTTGTAACTTTCTGATTATCCATTGACTGAATAACACGTTCTTTACGTTCAGACCCAACAAGCATTTCCCTTGAGATTTCTGACTTTTGAACAAAGTTGTAAGCATCAAAAATACATCTTGTATGAAACTCACGTTCCCTTAATTTGATTTTTAAATACTCCAGAAGCTCTTTAATTGTCATCTGAGTCATAGCATCATCTAACATGCCTGTAATCTCAGCAACTTCATTCCTTACCCTTAAATCATCTTCAATATGCTGACGAGTAGACTCTACAAGGTGATTATAGGTAATTGGGTTATTTTCATCATTTTTAGCAACTGTTGGTACAGCCTCTACCTTTGCAGGGATAATTTCAGTTTTAACATCATCGTCAAAATCTGAAAAATCTGGGTTAAAGTCAAATTCATCTGCCATTAGTTATCTCCCTTTAAGGTACGGATTGCTTTACCCGTATTCCAACACATAGCCTTAATGGCAGAATGAACCTCCTTACGTTGACGTTCAGTCATATCCATAGCTGCCATTTTCTTGATAGTGTTTTCTATTTCAATGAAACCCTTATCAAGTTCGGCTGCGTGTATGTCTAATAGGTCTGCAATACCCTTAGCTTGTTTTAGTTCTTGAGAATCTTCTGTTCTCTTTTTAATTGGTCGCTTCAATATATAAATCCTCTGATAATTCAGACTCTATCGCTTCTACCTTTGCAAACATCTCATTGATGCCCTTAATAGATAAAGTACGATATTCCTCCATACTTAATTCAGGGAAATATCTTTCTAAGATATAATCAATTTTCTTACATCTTCCAAAAGTTCTACCTTCCAATGTGATAATATCTTGAGATAGGTCTATCCTAGAGTACATATCCATTAGTTCTTCATCTGTTAAGAACTCGTTACCATCAGAAAATCCAGTTGTTGTATAGTATTTAAGTAGATTTAGCAAACGTTGTTCTTGAGGTGTTAAAAGTATTTCAAAATAATCAAATTTGATTATCTTGTCCTTTCTTGGATTACCTTTATCATCAAGCATTACGTTTCCTTCAATATCTAACTTATCAACCTCAACTTTACGTTCTTTCTTATCTTTAAACCCAAAATTCTTTTTATAAATTCTGTTAGCAATTTTAGAAAGTTGACTTGCTTTACGAACACCCATTTTTGACATATTTGAGAACATTTCCATATATGACCAAAAAATAAGCTCTGATAAGTTGTATAAGTTCATCATTTGAACAAATGGTATGTTGTATTCATTACTTAGCACAAACAAGAAAGCTGTCTTGTAGCTAAGCCTAAAGTCATTGTTCTTTTTCATAGTATTAATAAGCTCCCCCTCAGCTTAGTTCTCTCCCAATCCTTTAAGCATTGTCTTAAAGTATCTATCTTTCAACTTGTGCATGTCTTTAACAAGGACTGCTCCAGCCTTTTTATCTTCCCTGAAGTAATTATAGTCTATTGATTCCTCTAATTCATCATAGGAGAAGCTATCCCTGAATTCATCACGAATTGAGTTGTTGTAGCTCTCATCTAGTGAGCTATCATTACCAACCTTATTATAACGTCTGTGTTGAGCCGTGGTAACTGTTGTTCCGTAGCCACGAACCCAGTTACGTATAAACGTAGCAAGTGTACCTAGTTTAGGGTCATACTTCTCAAGTATTTTCCCGTAGACATAGGTAAAGCAATCATCAACTTCCTCAAGACCATAACTAATTTGACGTTTACCATCCTTAAAATAACCTTTATAGATAAGGTCTGGCATTAATCTTGACTTAATAAGAGATGTACACTCAATATAGAACTGGTCTGAGTCAAGTTTATTTTGACTATACAAACGTTGTAAATTGTTTGGCTTCTTAGTAATCTTAATGTTATGCTTATTTAAAACATCAGTAATACCCTTTTTGTTTAAGCCAAATTTGGTTGATATTTCATTGATTGTGTATTTTTCTTTACCCCATTCAATAATATTTTGAATGTCCTCCTGGGTAAAGTCTTCAGCCTTTTTAAGCTGAATCTTTGGTTTCTTCTTTTCTGCCATTAATCCCCCTAGTCATTAATGTTGAAGACAGGTTCTACACTCTCACTAATCATTGACCCTTCATTTACCACTTTAGTAGTATTTGGAGTTCCACAATTAGGACAGCTATCTTTGTCAACATCATAGACTTCTGAGCAGTTATGACATCTAGTGTAACCATTAGCTGATGCGTTATTTGACATTTCTGCCTCCTCAGTAATCTTGCGTAGTAATAATCTAAACGTAATTGTTTAGTACACTAAGGTACAACCAGTTAAGAGTCCTTTAACTCTTAACTTTAGTTGTTCCTTTAAAGATTCCAATTCCTGAGGGTGGTCAACATAATCAGAAGCATCTTTAAAGCCATCGTGATATTTTAAAACATCAACTGAGCAGCCTAACTTAGTCAGAGCATTACGGTCACGAGGGGTGTTTTCACGACCAGTCTCATCATTATCATAGGCTAAGATGATTTTATCTGTTATGTTTGCAAGAACGTGGGTACTAGCACCGAGACTTGCGGTGTTAGCTGCAACAGTATAAGGATAGATGTGTTTCAAGAACATAGCATCCTTAGCACTTTCACATACTAAAATAGGCATACATGAAGTATGCCTATCGTAATTGTCGAAATCACGATAGAAGCCATACATTATAGGAACCTTCTTCGTGAAATCCTTAAACTGTCTGTATACAGAGTTGTATGCTTTTCCTAATACTGTTCTGTAAATGAACCCTGCATATTGACCATTAGGGGTCTGTACAGGGATTATGTAAAAGTAACGATGGGATTCCTTTTTAGTGTCAATCGTAAACTTCTCAAGTTTTGAGCACTTAGAAAGAAATTTGTATGATTTATCTCTATCCACAACTCTAATGTCTACGTTTTTAGCCTTTGATAACACCTTATAAGTAGGGTTTTTCATAGGCTTGAGTGAATGGATAGATTTACCGCTCTCATATAGGGCGATATAGTCATTAAAGTCAAACTCTTTCTCACGTGTCACATAGTTCATACTTTTAGTATATCACAAAAACAAATTTTTGTCAACTGTATACAAAGAACATTTTTTAACTCAATGAGCCTAAATCTTTATCTGTTACTCGGTTGGGTTGGCTAAACTCCTAGGCACCCATCTCACTAGGAATCCTGGCTGGGTCAATTCCCATGATTCAAGTCCCTTTCCGTAGTAATTATGGTCACCAGATTTACGAGTTATTGACCTACTACAGGACTATCGTTTCAGTGCAAACATTCAAATGATGATGTTATCAACATTGTTATCAATAGGAACATTATTACGTCAACGTCTACGCACGCTGTACTCACCTACTTCCACAAGGATTGTGGCTGTTGTACTTATCTTACTGAATCATCCCAAAACAATCGAAGTTTCGTACAAACAGAGGCAACCTCATCGCCCACGTGTTCTTTCACAAGCGTTCTCACGACCCATTACTGGGTAGTAGTATTTAACAGGGAGCTGTTAGCCAGCTACAAAAATCCTGTTGACCTAGTGAGGTGTCCTGCTAGGTCTTTTATTTCTTCCGTTTTCTCGTCTTTCACGATGGCATCACACCTTTGCTGTCAGGTAGACTAACGGTTAGTAAACCATGTTCTCTGTTCTTTGAGTTCACATCTATTAAGTTTTCAAGGTACTTGTTAACACTTAGCATGTTACAATAGATTGTAAAACATGTCAAGAGTTTAGTTAAATTATCAAGTGTGGTGGGTGACTACTCACGTTAAAAGGTGTTTACGAGTTCACCTGTGAGTGGTTTTCAATACATATAACTATGTATATCATTCGGTTTTATTACCCTGGTTTCATTTCCTTTCCCAGGGTTTTCTTTTTGCCTCAACAAATATACATGATTTAATTAAATAATTATTTATATGTACATACATATCTATATGTACCTATTGAACAAATGATGATGTTATCATCATTGTTATCAATAGGAACATTATTAGCCATTTTTAAATCTCAAAAGAAATTTTAATACCTGTTAAAGTCAATACCTGTAAGGGTTATAGCCTGTTTTATAGCCTTACTTCAAATGTAAAGATTTGTAACAATTTTAAATGACTTTAATCCTGTTAAAATACGTTTAAATTCGTTTATATCTGTTGACATAGATTTAACTCTGTGGTATAATGAAAGTGGGATATTAAGAAGATGAATGAAGGATTTTTCAAGTACACATATAAAACTGTAGGAACCTGCTCAAAAGAAATTACTGTTGAACTTGACCCTGACACTAAAATAGTTCACGGACTTTCCTTTAAGGGCGGTTGTCAAGGTAACCTAACAGCTCTTAGTAGGGTGCTTAATGGGATGCACGCATCTGACATTATTGAGATGTTCAAGGGTTCAACCTGCGGTATTAGAGAGACATCTTGCGTTGACCAACTAACCAAATGTCTTACAGAAGCATTAACGCATCTCGCTACTCGGTCGTAAGCTAGTCATAAAAATACTTAAATGACGATTTATGCTTACATTTAAAACAAACACGGTCTATACCTCCACGGTTAGACCCTGTTTTGTAATATAGCTTACTTCCACAGTTTGGACACGTCCTTATGTAGTACTTTCTGAGTTTATTATGAATTCCCTCATAAATCTTACTCATATTGGTATATCTTCGTAGCTTACCTAACAACGTTGATTTATTCCCATCTGTGGGTAACCCAAATTCAATCGCCAGGTCTCTAAGTTCTTCAAGGTCGAGATTACTAATAAACATGCTATACACAGGTTTATACCTTCTTGCTTTCTTTAGTTCTGTAAAGTTTAGATGCTCGTCAACTTCAATCAGCCCAATCCTATCAAACTGTTTAGCCTTCTCAATTATTCGTGTTACTTCTTCAGTATGCTTTTTGTGGCATATCACATATACAACATTAAAGAAAGTTATATAGGAATTAAGTTGCTTATATAACCTTTTAGTGTTATCCATTTCAGACTTTATTTCAAATCCATAGAATATTGGGTCTTTCTTACCCTCAGCATCTATATGGTTAAAGTCAAATGCTGCAAGGTCACAGATATTTGTCTTATTTATGCCAAACTCATTTACAAACTCCATACCTTCCTGCTCAAAGAATTTTATGTTCCTTTTCATGAAAGCTAGACGTATATCAACGTCTCTTATCTTACCATCATTCTTTTTACGCATATTAGACATAACTTAACTCCTTTCAGAAAAATGTAGCTCGGGTTGACAGATTAGTAAAAGCATGATATACTGGGAATTGTAGACATTTATTAAGGAGATATTACATATGGCATTCAGTAATGAAACAGCAAATCCAGTGAACGACTGTAATGATTGTATCGTTCGTTCCACTGCTAAAGTCTTTAATGAAGACTGGCAGTCAGTTATGAGAAAATTCTGTGATAAGGCAATCGAAATGTATTTGATGCCTAATGATGGCAGAGTTGCTCAAGAAGTACTAGCAAATTATCCAGTACAAGCTACTTACTTAAGACATGATGAAAGACTAACTGTTCATCAATTAGCAGAGTCTAATCCTTCTGGTAAATTTATTGCTTTAACAAAGGGTGTACAGTCTCATGCTATTGGTATTGTGAATGGTGACTGGTTTGACATCTATGACTCTGGTGATGAAGAACTTGAATATTACTGGACTGTAGAGGAATAATGTTAATAACAGACAGAGACCCAGTGCTTGCAGCTAAAGCAGTGCCTTTAGAGTATATGCAAAAAACTATTCAAGCTATTGAACATGGCTACAACGTAGCAATAGTTGAAAAAAGATATAAGCCTGTTTATGTTAAGTCTCAGCTTAACGAGCTTATTTGTTCTGACTTACTATATAGCCGTAAAAATGCTGAATGGTTATCTAAGTTCTATACAAAACTTTGTGACTATATGAACATAGATACTAGATTAAGAATTCATTTTAATCTAGCTAAACTTAAAGGTGATGGGACTTACATGATAAATCCCCTGGGTCTTCATTCCCCTCTGCTAGATATACAATATGATGACCTTGTAAAGGTAAGTAATGACAGATACAAAAGCATTAAAGATGTTGTAACTCTAAGTAGAGTCATGCTAATTGACCTTCAGCCACAACTTGAAGATTTTATTGAAGGTATACCATCTTGGCTAATTGATGTGTCTGTACCATTAATTGAAGCCTTTGATGAAGTTAATAGACGGCATATAAAGATTGAACGAGATTCTACAGGGAAACTTCATTATTTTACTTCTTTCATTTCTGATAAATGGGAAGAAATATGTGGAGTACCAAAAGAAATGGACTACATAGTGCTATACCTAGCATCAAACAGGGGCAACTTAACTTTGTTCAATCAATGATAAATATTTTAAATCAGACTCATCTATAACTTTACTAAAAGCTATAATTGAAGATATTTCTATATCAGGAAGGTAGTAATATGTTGGGTTTTCAAAATCAAACATATTTGAATTCTGAGTATAGTTGCGTAAAGTTGAGGTCTTTTTATACAAAGCTGAAGGACCCATATAATTGAAATTATCAATTATTAATGAATCTGTTACGTTCTTAAAACCAATATAAAACTGTATTTTAGGCTCGTCTAATATGTAACTTCCAGGCTCACCTTTGTAATCTATTGTAAACGCATACATTTTCTCATTATCAGAAAGCTCTTGTACATCTGATGGTGGTATTGGGTAAGTTACTCTGTAGTGCCCTACAAGTAAACGTTCATCATACCCCCATGTAATTTCTTTTGTTGCTGAATCAAAAGAGCTATTTTGTGCATAAAATTCATTCTCTAAATCATATGAGTATATAGTGAACTGAAAGGCTCTTTGACTTCCATATTGCACAAGTCGGAAGTCAAAATAGTATCTATCATTACTAGGGTCGATTTTACCTATAATTAATCCATTTTTAGCAAGACTATTTAATTTTGCTGTATACACAAATGACATAGGTGTTTCAAGGCTTACGTAGTCAACATTTGTTGATTGAAGTACATTATCTACAGCCATGTATGAATCTGCTTGCCTTAAGTTTTGGACTTTATAAGCCTTTTGTTCAGTAGTTGGATAAAAGAAATAGTCCGTAATATCTTTCATACCCATTTTATTAATAGTCTTTTCATAACGTCCAAATTGTAATACGTTTTTAATAGAGTTAATAAATGACTTGTGACGTTCATACGCAAGTTGTTCTTTTCTGTATCCTATATTTCTTGCATCCATCTCAATACAACGTTCAAAGTCTAACTGAAAACGTGTGATTCCTGTTTTAAGGTCATTTACTGTAGATTCTAATGTGTAATTCATGTTATTTAACTTTACTGAATAATTATCAGGGTGTTCATTATTAAACACCATATTTAATACAAGTCTTATAGTAAGGCTGTATGAAATTGATTTACTTTTTATTAAAGTAAAGCCTGAAGCATAAGCAAATAGTTGTGGTACACCTTCATAAATCTCATATAATCCAATTTCGTGCATTACAGTACCACCTTCAAACTCTAATTCAGCAGAAATCGTAAAAGTATCTTCTGTTTGAATAATATTATCTTTATTAATTTCAAAAGTTTGAGTTGGGTTTAGTAGAGTATTGATACTTGAATCGTACTTAGTATTTAGCTTATCACCTATTTTAATACAGGTCCAATTAAATGTCTCAAAAGACTCACCTTCAGCTATACGTTGCAGTATACGTCTGTGCCCAAACTCAGTAATTATGAGCTTTCCAGAGACGTTTGTAGTTGATTTATCTTTTAATGAAAATGTTGCTATACTAGACATGGGTCCTTACCTATCATTGCCATTAAGCTATATGAGGTAGCTGTTAGGTAATCACTATTAAGTACATCTTTAATTAAGGCTATCAAGCACATCTTAGAGTCTACACAGTATTCATATCCATTAGCTGTACGGTAATAAGATGTTAATGGAAGTGGTACTTTTATAGAACCATCTTCATTAAGTTCTCCTGATATAAGTTCTCCATCACGATAAATAATTGGTTGTGGAGACCTAGTCATACCTGTATAATTACCAATGAATTCTCTATCAACACTTAGTTTTTGACCATTTACAGACACTATTAATCCTGCCCCGTCAGCACCTTCTCCATCGTATGTTATTGATAACACATAGAATTCTCCAGCTTTAGGGATTGTTCCTATTCCTGTTGAAAAAACTATATAATTATGCTTATCTGTGTAGAAAATGACTTTAAGCTGACGTTCGGATGTAACATACATACGGAACATTGGTCTATCAGTGTAATCATTATCTTTTGCAAATAGAGTGCAATCATGCTTGTTAGTGTTCTGAGAACACACAAAGAAAATTGTGAACGGGCAATCTTCTGTTCTATATTCAACTTTAGGGTCTTCTGGAGTAGGTGGTTTAGGGTCTTCTTCCTCTTTTCCACCACCATACTCTTTTGGAATTTCGTTGTATCCATCAATATCTACGCAGTCTTGATATATTCCAGAACAATCTACACCTTTAAAATCTTCCCATAGATGTGGCACGGGTCCTGTTAAAGCTATACAACCTGAAAAACAATCTTTAAAAGTTTTTGGTTCTTCAATATAGCTAAAGAATTCTGGAGGAATAGACTCTAATTGAGAGCAGTTTTTAAAGCAGCCTTCAAAATCTGTAAATTGAGGGTTAAACTCAAAGAAGTTTTGAGGAAGTGTACTAAATTGACCTCCAGCTAAGAATTTACAAGAACGAGCTTCTATATTTGCCTCATACGCATGAGGTAATGGGTCAGTTATTTCAGTAATAACAGCATTACGAATATGGTGAATCATTGGGATGTCACCTGTATCAGTTTGAATTTTAATTGTGTACTGACCAACTGAGCTGTATGTGTGGTATAAGTTACCTTGAGTGTATGTTCCAGTAATTCCTATGATGTCATCCTCTGGAATATTAATTTCTCCAATCTGAGGAGCTTCACCCCAGTCAAGTCCAATGCTGTTAATAAACTTACCATACCTATTAAATTCAATTACTACAGGTTCTGTAGTTGACTGAACATCAATTTTAAATGAGAATGTTTTTTGATTATGGTTACTTGTATCTTTTTCAGCACCCCAAGTTGTAGGAATGCTACTATAGTTAGATAGCTTTTTACAATTAAAGAAACACCCTACCCCAGATGCACCTTCAATATTCCATAACTCAGGGGCTTCACCTTCTAAGTTTTCACACGCTGCAAAACACCATCCAAATCCTGTAGCATTTTTATTGTTCTTAAATAAGTTTTCAGGAATTGAAGTTAGTCCTGGATTGTACTTGAAACATCCTGTAAAATATTGTGCAGCAATGTTATTACTAAATAGATTTTCAGGAATACTGGTCAAACCAATATAAGACACAGTATCTCCGTCTATAACCTCAGCAGAGCAGCCTTTGAAGCAGTTTGAAAAGTGTGTTACTTTAGTACATTTTTCAAATAAATCTTCTGGGATTGACTCAAGTGATACACACTCGGCAAAACAGTTGTTGAAGTAACGTGCTTCTGTACTGTACATGAACAATGTGTTTGGAATTGAGTTAATATTTTTACAGTTTGCAAAAGTATACAAGAAAGATGTTACATTTGGAGTTGCAGCAAACCAAGAGATTGACCCTTCATTTAAGTCCAGGCTAGAGCAATTTCTAAATGTATAGTCCATGCTTGTAAGTTGTCTATTGTACATAAATACTTCAGGGACAACATATTTAAGCTCTGTAGCACTATCAAATATACCAACATATTCACGACCAGCTGTTTCTGATAAGTTACTCATCAGTTTGTTAGCTTGAATAGAAGTACTTGTAGCAGGTTCTAGTCCATTATACAACTTTAAGAACGGAGTATCAATACTTATAACACCCGTACTACCCATGTTATATAGCATAGGCATATATCCTGTAGCAGAAGTTATTGTAATTGTATAATTTGCACCACCTTCTGGCACAACATAACTGTGAGTTGCATTACCCTTTGTATGAATGTCCGCTGGAATAGGTTTACCAGTGTTAAGGTCTGTATCATTCCAATCAATCATTATTGGGTTAATAAACGGAGTATTAATACCAAAGTAAAGGGTTACTTCTCCACCGCCATCACCATCTAAGTGAATTGTAAATTTGAATTCTGAATCAGCTGATGCAGAGTAAGTTGATTTTACAAGTTCTTCAGGTGTTAGGCTTCTTGATAGACTTCTTCTAGCCAGTTTCCTAGGGGCGATAGTTACTACTTCTGGTTCATTATCTTCTAAAGTTATTTCAACTTGGCGTGTTAATTGAAGGTCAATAGAGCCATCAAGCTCATACCTATCTGTCCCTTTAAAGTTCATCCAAGATGCAAGTCCTTCATATCCGTGTTCATACTTTGTTGATAACTCATTTGTTGCTAAGTTTTTACCATTAATACCTATATCAGGTATAGATATTTTACGGGACTTATCATTCGTTTGTTGAAACACCCAGAAACCTTCTACGTTTTTCAAAGATGTAGCATTTAAAAGGTTTGCATAAGTAGATGTAGCTGCAAAAGAGGCATATTTCTTTTTGTCAGCTTCAATCATAGCATAAACTTGCTCACCTCTGTTAAGCCCTAATATCTGAGCGTTATTAGAGATTTGTTGAGCTAAGTTAGACTCTACAAATAAGATATTTTTTTGAATATTGTCTATATCGTCTGTTGTAGCAAAGTTATTAACTGGGTCTAATAAGATTCTGTCGTAATTTTTAGCTAAATCGACTGACTTTAATTTAGCATTAAACTGAATTGACATGTAATGGTGTGTATCTTCACCAGGTTTACCGATACCTTGGAAGGTACATATAGCAAATAAATGGTCTTCTCCGTTGATTGTTTCATATACACCAAGTTCGTGTATGTCTATGTTAGAGAGACTTTCAGGTATTGTGGTAGACAATGTTACCATACTTTTTTCAACATCAACATACTTTGAGTTAATGTATACAGTTCCATTAGGAATAGCCTTTCCTAGTTTTGTGTCATCATTAGTTTCAAAGTAGTTTCTGAATTTTGAAGTTGAGTATCCTGTCCCTAATATATTATCAACATCTTTATACCAGTTATATGAACCAATACGAGCTTTATATAAGTATAAAAAATCTTCTGGTGATAGAGACTTAACACGGTTTTTACCATATTTTGTGAATACCCAATACACCTTATCGGTAGTATTGTGTAATTCGTTGTCAGCCATTATATATTTCCCCTCATAGTTAAGTTTTAATGTAGTCAATGGATAATTTAAGAGTCTCAATATAAATTTTGTAACGACAGCTATGAGGTTAAAATGACTGCTACAGATAAAACACTGGCTAAAGACATGGTTAGACTAAAGAAAGCTAGTTCCTATAAGGAATTCAAGCCTGGCTTTTTCCGTAACGTGCCTGAGCTCGGTGGTCATATATACAGATTCAAATGTGCTGAATACTCAAAAATTTTTCTGATTGTGAATACTACAGGAGGATACACAAAAGAGTATTTTAATAAAGAGGAGTACCACTTCATCATAAGGCAGGCTAGTTCACTGAAGGAGTGGTTGACTAAATTTTTTCAAGAAGCTAGTGATATTATGGACATGGTGAACAACATCATGGATAAGGACCAACAAAATGCTGATATACGTGCTGCTGGGGTTCCTCACGGGTACAAAGTAGACCCTTCAGGGGAAGTAGTTATAGACCCTAAAGAAGCCTTATTAGTAAAACGTATTTACAAACTATATACAAACTACGGTTCAATCCGTAAAATTGCAGCTGAGTTAAAGACAAACTATTCACACGTTCGTGATGTATTGCACGACTATAGATATGAACGTATGGAAAAACCTATCATTCCAAGTTCTAACTTGAAAAAAGTAAGACAAATGATGGATACAAACAGAAAGAACAGGACAACCTAAGGGTAAATTCAATGGCAAATATAGAACTTTCAGACGTAATGAATTCAATATCAAGAATTCAGCTAAACTACACAAATTTAGCGAAGTCTTGGTTTGACATTTTTTATAATCCACATCCTATGGATGTACAACTAGAGTTTTACGACACTGATGGTAAATTAGCAACTTATATAATACCTAACAGAGCTAAAGATAAAAATTTCTTTACTAATGGTGCTGGTGAGCCTAGTGATAACTCAGAAAATGGTACTGTTTATGTAAATACTGAAGATGGTACTATCTGGGTTAAGTTCATTGAAGGGTGGTCACAGATAATAACTGAAGCCCAATTAAAGAGCTTTTTAATGGAAGGAGAAGGGAATCCAGACGATTCAATTTCTGCTCCTAACGGAACCTTATATGTCAACAGAAAAGATAGCTCTTTATGGATGAAACGTGCTAATGGTTGGGCTCAAATTGACTCCTACCCTACTACTATTATAAAAGAATCTTTTGATGTTCCAGATGGAACAACTGAGATTAAACTGCAAAAGGGCACATGTAGACATATTGACCTTATGCAAATATTTGAAAATGGTGTCCTTGTTCCACCTGCTAATTATAAAATTAAGGCTGATAATAAAACGGTAACATTCTATGATGCACCATTCCAAACTCCTAAGATATTAAACTCAAATGACCAATACGTTGAAACTGAGTCAACAGTTCATATAGAAATCCAGTATTACATGGATGTTCATTTTGAAGCTGGTTTAATTAATGATGAATTTCAGCAGTTCCAACAACAATATGCAGAGGCTGTTCAAACTGTTAATTATGGTATTAACTATATCGACAGTTTATTAGCTAACTTAATGGAAAACTTTAGTACAGAAGCTCTTGAACGTGAAGCTGCTGCATTAATGGAACAATTAAATACTGAATTTTTGTCTGACAGAGAAGAACTTGAAACAATCTGGAAGAAGACAGAAAAATTTGTTAATGACAACTTAAATACGTTTTCAACAAACGTTAGTCTAGTTACATCATTGTACAATGAAACGGTTAATTTAGCTTCTGAGGCTAAGCTAAGTGCAACTAGTGCTGCTAGAGATGCTGCAAATGCACGTGTGTACATGGAAACTGTACAAAACGATGCTAATAGTCTTACTAAGAATACAGATTTTGTAAAACTAGAACGTGCTTTATTTGGTCAAACAGCTATTTTGTCAGATGTTATTAATAATGCTGACCCACGTGGTTATTTGGAAAGCATGCAAGCTGACTTTTTAAGCTCATTAAACATAGTAAACCAACGTTTATCAGCAGATATTCTTGAAAAAGAAGATGCCCTAAAGACATTAATTACAGCTACAGAAAGTGAGCTAACCACAAAATTTGGTTGGTTATCAGATATTGTTGACGAAAATACACAATATTTTAAAAACTGGACTGATAGTCATGTTGACCTAGCTAACTTTAGTAACGAAGTACTAAGATATTATAACTATAATAACTTCCCTATAGATAATAATGCAATTTATCATTACTTCTATGATATGTCAAATGATAATGATTTAACATTCCCTACACAAGCTGAGCTTCAATCAGGTCAGCCCCAAGAAATTGTAGTAAATGTTACTAAAGATTGTAGCTATTACACATATGATTTAGGTAAATTCATGGAAGGTCCTAAGGATAGTGATACAGTTGATGAATACTACAATAAAGACTGGAATTTCACATTTGACATTATACCTGACCAAGCAATTAATTTATCTCGTTATGAAGTTGAGGGCGATATTTACGAGGGATTAACTTCTGGTATTGTCTCTGTTATAAGAGTTGCATTTATTAATGACACACCATACACTCCTAAAGTTACTTGGAGTAACAGAATTAAGTGGATTAACAAGATTGGTGGATTTGAAACAGCTCCTGAATTTGAAAAATACAAAGACTATATAATAGAGTTTATCTCATTTGATAACATGACAACTTGGTACGCATATGCTTTAGGACTTCCTCAAGTACCTGTAGAAATTGACACATTCCCAATCATGTTTAATATGGTGTGTGATATTACTGATACAAACTTATTTGAAGGTGGAATAAATCAAATTTCAGCAAATGTTGGTCAGTATGCTATTGGTAAAGCTGCTACACTGACATTTAACATTGATGAGGAAGAAATTGAACTTGACGAACCACAGTACTTTAAAATTGTTCCAGGTGTATGTGGTGGGTTACCTCATGTAAATATATCAATGGAAATTGACCGTAAATATAGAGGACTTCCTTTAGAAAATGTTAGATTTAGAATTCCACAAACTGAAAAGAACTACACTTACTTTGTTAATAGTGACCTTGATAAACAGGGGCACGAAGTTTGGATTACACCAGAAGGTGGCGGAGACCCAGTCCCTGGAGAAGACCCAGATGTAATAAAAGGCATGAAGTATGTTCTAAATGATAACATTGAGTACAAGCCAGACGGAAGTAATGCTCCGATTGTATATGTAAATGACAGAAAGAAAGTGGAACGCCATTATCATGTATATGTTAATGTACCTGCAATAGACACAGTTGTATCACATGCTGTAGGTAATTACAAACTTAAAGCATACTCAACTGGTACAAATGAAAGCATAGGTGCTGCAATCAAAAGAGTATGTAAAGCTGTTTCTGAAGCATCCTCAGCTTCTCAAGCTAATGCAGATTCGTTTGAAATTCAATCATCAGATGGTGAGGTTAAATATACAACTCTAACAGACTGGGTTAATAAACTTAATATTGATAAGACTCCAGATACTTTGAAACTTCATTCTGATATAGATGCCTATGATAGCTATGCGGATTTAGAAGTTGCTTTATCTGAAATAAATGATGTTGACCAAGATTTACCTTATGTTGTACCATACAGAAGAAAAGGGGTAAATATTGAGACAGCTAAACTTATTGTAGGTTGGGATGATTATACAACCGAAGAAGAAGTTGAGGATTCAGCTGATGGTGATACTTATACTGTTTATCACCACGACCCTATTTACAAAGATATACGTGTGTCAGACTTTTACCCTATTAAATACAGAACTGAAGAAGGTGAGATAGTCACTTATAATCAGCCAATTAGATATAAAGCTCTGCATTTTGAAATTGAGTGGAGTGCATACCAAACAGCTGCTTCTTTAGGTGCAAAGGGTAATACTCAAGTTAGATACCCGTTAAAATTAAAGGCGTATCCAGTATTCTACTATTTGAACTTAGATGAAGCAAACAATGGTGGCAACTTAATGGAAGTTCCTCCTGTTTCTGAAATAATTTCTCAACAACCAGTATTTGTATTTGACTTTAAAACAGAAACTGCTGTAATTGATAACTTGAATGCAAGTTTGACTTTTGTTGAAACAGTTTACATAAAAGAATCTGACCAAGAAATTTCAAGCTCATCTGTAGAGTTATATACTGGAAAAACTTATAAATATACACATGACTACACTATGTCTAACAAGATATTTAATGAACTTATTGTAGACATTAATACCTTGGATAGTGAGCACGCTGACCATATTCCAGACCCTAATACTCAAGCTACATATATTGAGCAACTTAGCGTTGTTAGTATTGAAGATACAAACCCATCAGGTTTATTCTTTAAGTTAAATGAAGCTAATGTTGAGGGTGAAACAGATGAAGGTGAACAGCTTTATGTTGATTGGAACAAATATGACCTTGATGAATCAACTTATACAATTAAAGTTGCTCCTCAAACAGCTTCAAGTGATGACCCCGTGCTAATTGGTGCAGGTGAGTATACTGAGGTAATTGTAGGTTAAACTAGGAGAATTATTATGGAATTTATGAAAAAAGCTATGAAGATAGTTAAAGATTGGATAATTTCTTTAGCTAAGGCTTGTTGGACTGAATATCTTAAGGATAAAGTTCATGCTCAAGTAGAAGAACTCATACGACAAGGCGTTAACATGGCAAATATCTTTTATAAATCAAAAGATTATGAGTTCAAGCGAAACTATGTAATTAAGTTTGTAACTGATAAAATTAAGTTACCTATAGCTTTAAAACCTTTTAAATGGGTTATAACTAAAGTTATGAGAGAGTCTATAGATAATGAAATTGAAAAATTACTCGATAAGCTAAATAAAACACACTAAAACCGAATAGTGTTGATTGAGACTAATGCTCGGCTGGACCAAGTCCAGCCTTTCTTTTGTTATTAAATTCTATGCTGACTAAATAGTTGTAGGAAAAATAGATGCACTTAGTGAACAGGAAGATATTAAAGGGTCGAGGAGACTTGTTTTCAATACGACACGATATTGAAAAACGTAGTATGATGGGTATAATTCAGCGTACACCTATTGACATATCTAATTGTACTTTTACTATGTACGTTCATAGACATGTTGAGTACGAATGTAAAGATTTACTGTTCAGTGTAGAAGGTATTGTTGCTAATGGTGAGGCTGGTTTAGTATATTTCCATGTCCCTGCTGAAGAAACTGATATTCAACCTGCTACTTATTGGTATACTGTTGAAATGACAAAACCTAATGGTAAAGTTGTTAGAACAGAAGCTGCTAAGTACATCATAGCTAATAGTATGAATCCATATTATAACATATATAACAAATAGGGGACAGACATGGGATATAATAATGTACATTTATCAGTTGATGATATGTTCGTATATTGGAGTGATATTCTTGGGGAACCTAAAGATTCTAAGAAGCTAAGAGACTATGTAAATGGTTTAATGGCTGATATGAAGAAATCTCTTGAAGATGAGTTATTTAATGGTTTAGATGAAGCTAATAATGCAAATATTGAACATATTAAAGACTTGCTTTCAGGTTCTCAGGATTTAATAGACCCGTTTGCAATTAAATACCATCATACAACTGTAGGAGATGCTTTAGATGAATTAATGCACGAAGAATTTGATGCAGTTGTGCCAGAGGATTATATTACAGACAAAGGTCGTAGATTACTCAACTATACTGTTGGCTGGACTTTTAATAAAGAACCAAAAAGTCTTATTGTTGAACAGTATGAATTAGGTGATAAACTTATAGACTCAACTAAGTTAGAACCTGATGCAGAGAGCATAACATTCCCTGAAATTAACAAAGATACAACAGTTAAAATAATTGCTGAAGATAATGATGGTTGTGTAATTACAAAGTTACACAAAATAATCTTTAAAGACCGCTACTACACAGGTGTTCATGGTTCAACTAAAATAACAAATTCTAAGCTAATTCATTTACACAGTGGATTTATAGATAAGGATTTGACTTATTGGTACAAAGACCATGATTGTTCTCATGGAACATATATTTATTTTGCAGTTCCTAATAACATTCATCGCAAGTATGAGTTTTTAGTTAATGGTCTTAAAGATAATGATTGGGAATTAGAAGTAAGAGACATTGAAAATGCGTACAATCATTTTGAGTCTTATAGAATCTATCGTAAGGCTAATAAGATGCACGCAGAAGATATTATAGTGGAGGTACACGGACATGACTATGAATAAGGGACAGTTAGTAACTTCTACAATAGTTCCTGCTCATGAGTTTGATACCTACGCAACACATGACTCCATTTATGGTAAAGGTGGTTGGAGAGAGGTAAAAACTCTAGCTGAACGTGATGCTATCCCTATGGAACGTAGAAGACAAGGTATGGTTGTATATGTTCAAGAGAATTTTACAGCATACTTATTAAATAATGGCACAGTTAATGGATGCTTCATTCCATTAATGCCAACAATTCCAACTGAGTTAATAAACCATCTAATGTCTACAGGTGTCTTAAATTTACCTGAGCTTGAACCTTATGCTAAGAAGATATGGGTTGAAGAACAGCTAAAAGATACTATTAAAACTGAAGATATTAATGATAATCTTGCTCATTTAATGGATTCTATTAAAGAATGGGTTGAAGGCAAAAAGTATCTTACAGAGCATCAACCTTTGGATGATTATATAAGAATTACAGAGGTTGAAGAATTACTTGAAAATTACTATACTTCAGAAACTATTGATGAAATGTTCTCAAAGTATATTACTGAAGAAGTTTGTAATGAACGATTTTTAAGTAAAGCAACTGCTGAAGAAACTTACCTTAAAAAAGATGAATTTAATGAGGATAGACTAACTCTAAGTGGTACAATTCTTGGATTAGATACAAGAATTCAACATATTGAAGAAACTTATGTTAATTCATCTGAAATGGATGATAAAGGCTATATTACCGAAGCAACAGCTAGAGAAATCATTGAAGGGTATAATTTCCTTGTAGAAGATGTTTTAGCTGAGTTAGGCTATAAAACTGCTGAAGATTTACTTGAAGATTTTGCAACTAAGGCTGACTTAGAGAAAAAGTTGAAAGAAATCATGACTAAGGAAGACCTTAAAGGTTATGCTACAGAAGCATTTGTAGTTGATAAAGTTAAGAACTTAGTTGCAGTTGATAAAATTGGTGACCATCTTAAAGGCTATGCTACAGAAGCATTTGTTACAGATAGAACAAGAAACCTTGTTACACAAGAGCAAGTTCTTGAGTACTTAAATGGTTATGTTACTGGAGATGACGTAGATAATAAAGTTGGTGATGCAGCAACTAAAGAAGACCTTAAAGGTTATGCAACTAAGGCATTTGTTACTGATAAGATAGAAGATTTAGTTTCTAAAAATGAAATTAATTCTTACTTTAAAGGTTATGCTACAGAAGCATTTGTAACTGACAAAGTTAAAAATACAGTTACACAAAAGCAACTAAATGACCGTTTAGCTGAGTTAAACATTGGAAGTGCTGATAATGTAGCTACACAAGATGATATTAAGAATTTCATTACAGATGATGAAGTTGATGAGAAAATTGAAAATCTCGTGTCAATTACCGACATTGCACGACTTCTTAAGGGTTATGCCACAGAAGCATATGTAGCTGATAAAGTTAAAGATACTGTTACACAAAAACAACTAGCTGATATTTTAAATGGTCAAGCACCTGGTGAGATTGTTACTGGTGGTTTAACTGCTGATGATATTAAAAATTTTGTTACAAACGATGATGTAGACAAGAAAATCAAAGCTCTTGTAGCTAAGAAAGACATACCTGGTTACTTTAAAGGTTATGCTACTGAGGCGTTTGTTACAGACAAACTTAAAGTTTTGCAAGATGCTCTTGCAAATGTAGGTAAAGGTGATACTGATGACTCTGAGATTTCACTTGATTTAACTGGGCTCGCCTCCAAGGTATGGGTGTCAGAACAGGATTTCGCTACTTGTTCATGGGTGAAATCTCAAAATTACCTACAAACTGAAATGCTTAAGGGCTATGCTACAGAAGCGTTTGTAATGGATAAAATCAAAAAGAGTGAGTCACAACCTATTAAAGGTGCTGCTACAGAGTCTTGGGTTATTAATTATCTAGCAAATGCACTGTCTGGAATTTCAGTAGATGGCGTAATTACAGACTACAGATTATTAACTAACAAGCCTTCAATAGGTGGTGTTCAGTTAATTGATGATGTATCTTTAGATGACTTAGGTTTAGTTAGAAAAGAAGTATATGAAGCTAAAATTACTGAGTTAGAGAATAAACTTGCTGAATTAGCTACTTTAGTTGATGAGCACTTAAATCCTAAAGGTGCAGTCGTACACGGAGAGAAGATAAATGACTAAATTTGTAAAATCTATTAAATTTGGCAAAGATGGCGACATATACGTTGTAAAAGATAGTGAAGCCCATGCCAAGATTGCAGCTTTAGAAGCTAAGGTTGATTCAGCTGAAGCTCCAGATGTATCTGGTCTTGCAACAAAAGAAGAATTGCAAGCTGTTAATACTAAAGTTGATGCTATAGAGATTCCAGATATATCTGGTCTTGCAACAAAAGAAGAACTTGCTTCTGCTAATGCTAAAATAGATGCTATAGAAATTCCAGATGTATCTGGTTTAGCAACTAAAGAAGAATTGCAAGCTGTTGAAATCCCTGATGTAGCAGGATTAGCTACTAAAGCGGAGCTTGAGGAAGCTGTTGCTAACCTAGCAACGGAAACATCCCTCACACAACTTAATGAAACAACAACTGCTGCAATCAATGAAATCAAAGAAAATTATGCTACTAATGAAAGTGTTGATGCTAAAATAAGTAGTGTAAACAC